GAAGATTTTCAGCGACAGATACTTATAAAGACTACATTATCTGGGATGCTTATAACCTACCAACTCCAGCAAGTACAACTGATTTAAATAATTACTTACCATTAACTGGAGGTACTTTAACTGGACAACTTACAATAAAACAAAGTGTAGACATCAAATTAAGACTACAGTCTACTGATACTGATAATTACTGTATTATACAAGCTATAAATGCACAAGCCTCTCAGTTAGGAGTATTGGGGTATGCAGGAGATAAATGGGCTATTGGACATGGTGGAACTTATTATGAAATCTGGGATAAATATAACCTAACTGACCCAGTAACATATACTACAAATGCATATAATCATGCAACATTAAAAAATAAAGATGGACAGTATTTTACTTATATTAAAGCAGGAACTAATGGGTTATTGCCTCATTCTAAAGCTACATTAACTAGTGGAGGGTCAGGTTCCCTTGGGACTTCAGATCAGAGTTTTAATGCTGCATATATAAACAACTTACATACAAATAAAGTAACTTTTGGAGATGCTGGTCCATATATAACTGGTAGTACATCTGCTATACAGTTTTTAAATGCAGAAGGAGGTGTTCAAAAAGTAGCTACTGGAGGATTATATGTAGGAGTAAGTTATGCCAGTGATGCTTTAAGTTTAGTACCTGCTAATGGAATATATTCGTCAGGTGTGATCAAGGGTGCGGTGGGATTTTCGAGTAATTTCAGACAAGCAAATCTAAATCTCGCTTCGACAGCAGCCTACTCTCTATATATATCGTCATTTATTGAGGGTTCCACTAGTGCACCGGGAGCAGATCCTATATCTGGCCGAACTGTAAACGATGGAGTGCTTTTAACTTATTTCTGGGGAGGTGATTTTGCATTTCAATTAGCTGGTGATATTGATGGTTCTGGAATAGCTTACAGAAGTTATGTTCCTTCCACAGGCGTAAGTTCTCTTGGATGGAGATTTTTAGCTGATACTAGTTGGGTAATTAATACAATTATTAATAAATTAACCGACTATCTTCCATTGACGGGTGGTACTTTAAGTGGAGCTTTAACGATTAACACCGTGGGTTCCGTACCTTTTATTGCTAACAATAATGATATTAATGGTACTGATGTTTTTGCATATTTTAGAGTAAAGGGAGCAAATAAAACATCTGTAGGATATTCAAACGGTAATGGTCCTTTTATTCAAGATGCCACTAATGATAGATGTATCATGGTGAAATCCGATGGTGTTTATTTTGGAACAGAATTAGGTGCAGGAACAAAATTAGCTTTAATTACAGATATTCCTACTGTTTCTGGATATTTACCTTTGTCTGGAGGAACATTAACTGGCACTTTAAAGATAAATAGTGGTGGATCTGAACCTCTTGTAATAAATAACTCAGCATCAGCAGGTGAAGCTTATGTAGTTACAAAAACCCAAGGAACAACTAGAGGTGTTATGGGGTGGAATTCAAGTTTAGGAATGTTTTTACAAGATAGTAGAGGATACACTTTCTCTATGAAAGCTGATGGTGTTTATTTTGGAGCATCTAGTTCTACATTAACAAAACTTCCTACCTCCACTGACCTTTCTGGATATCTTCCATTAGCTGGAGGAACATTAACAGGTGCTCTGACTATGAGTAGTAGGAGACATGGTGTTGTCATTGATGTAATTGGAGGAGCTGGAAATACCTGGGATGAAGGTGTTGGAGCATTAAGTGTTCAAGTACCTAATGATGCTGGCCAAACTCCTTTATTATTAGCCAGAAGATCTGGTGCAGCTATAGATACTACCACTGCAGCTGAAAGACTACTTAGTATGGAATTACTAGATGATGGACATTTTTTTATAATTGGTATGTCTGGATCTAAAGCTTTACAGTTAGATTGGACTTCTGGTAAAGCAGGAACAGGTAAATTATTTGGTAAGACTATAGCAACAACAGATCAGATACCATCTATACCAAGTATCTCTATATCTAATAGTGGTACTGGTAATGCTGTTACATCTATAACAGCTAATGGCCATACATTAACTGTTACTAAAGGAGCTACATATCTAACATCACATCAAACTATATATAATTTAACATTCCAAGCTGGAACTTTTTCTGCTAAAACATTTGATCCTAATGGTGCTGCAGCAACAGTTAATATACCAACAAATACTAGTCATTTGACTAATGATAGTGGATTTATTACTAGTTCTGCATTAAATGGTTACGCTACACAGAGTTGGGTTAATTCTCAGAATTTCGTGAAATCGACTTCAACCAAGAAGGTCACGGATATTCAGCCGGTTGACGCGTTACCGGCAACACAGGTAAGTGGTGTTTTATATTTAGTTTTCGGATAAGATTATGGGAATAACACTGGGAACACTGGGTGATCTGAAGGCGGGGGCCTTTGAAGGTAAGAACTTGAAAGAAGCGTGGTTCGAGGGTGTGAAGTTATGGCCGGTTGCCGGTATTAACACGATACTTAACCTGAAACCTTCCACCTATTTGCCCCTGGGAGGGGATATAACCGATTATTCCGGGAACGGTAACGATCCCGGTGCAACGATAGGGAACATAGAATATTACACGGCTGGTTTTAACGGAGCGCCTTGTCTTGATTTAATCGGTGGGGGTGCGGCCATTCGATTACCGGCGGTGGTGAAGGGTACGAATGCGTTCACTATATCAATCTGTGCGTTCAGTATGGGTTCGTCAAGTACCACGTATGACGGGATCATGGGTGGTGTTTTAGATGGCCCGGGAACTTCCGGCCTGGGATACGCTCTCGGTTTGGATGTCGCGAACGGAGACCCATCATCCACGCCGATGAGGTTCCAAATTTATAACGGTTCATCAAATCAAGTGTGCAAAACGGATGTTGATAATTGGATCGTGAACGGGTGGAATCATCTGATAATGATCCTCGATGTATCATCTAACACCATTGAATTTTACCTGAACGGGAAGAAATACGGGCTGATGACGCCGGATCAATACCCTCTAGGTGGTCCGGTTCGATATGATGGTCGGGGTTATACATGGGATGGCAATATCTGGCTGGGCCGGGCATTCCACACGACGGTGCCTCCTTTAGATTGGTGGCAAGGGTATCTCCAAGAATACGCTTATTTTCCACGAGCGCTCACACCCACGGAATTAAACCTTTTATACCGAGTGTATAAGGGCAATATGTTGCCGAGTACTTCGAAATCACCCTCCATCGATTCATGGGGGCCAACCAAACCTTTCGTTTGCACGGGTGGAACGGGTACCACGGAGAATAACATCCAGCCCAACATGATTGCCGCGTCGGAAACGAATAAGATTACGACGAATAAAATAGACGGTTTTTATTTTAGCCGGTCAATGTCTCCTGATGTTGGTGTGGAGGGTTCACTGGGTGGGTACTCACTCAAGGCAACCGCGACTATTAGTGGAATTACATTCCCGTATAATATAACTAGGTCGATGAAAGAGATCAAGAATAATCTTGACGGCAGTGGGGCGTATTTACCGGCTAATAATAGTGTTTTCCCGAAAGGTGATATAGTTTTTGAATTTACATTTCAGGGAGTCACCCAAAAGTTTATCGTAACGAAAACAGGTTAATTCTGTTTATTAACAAGATAGATACACAAGATGAATAATCCTTTGTTTAAAGGATTATTTTTTTTATCTTTACGGAATAAACGAAGGTATTTATGATCATTGAGAATAAAACAACGGAGAATGGCGATGTGCTTCATATCAGCACCGATGTACCCGTTTTGGGTTTGGTTTTGTTATACGGTTTCATAGATAATACATCCGGAGAAACAGCCGATATGTATTATCAGAAGAAGTTCCGCTATTCAAAGGATATAGGGACGAATTGGAGTGATTGGCAAAATCTGACGGCCGCGAACTTACAGAACGTTCCGATCAAAGAAAAGGAATCATTTTTATTCGAATATACATATGAACACGAAGGGCAGAACGGAGAACTCTACTTTAACTGGGTTCAGCTTGAAGGTGAGGTTCGTCAAGGTGATGATACGATATATTCGAAAACAGATTTCAAGCAATTTTTCGATGTTAATGATATCAATGTTCTGGGCTGGGCGTTTAACGTGCTCGAAAAATTATATGAATTGGGGATACTTCCTAAATACGTGCAAAGAGATTACACGGAGAATAGCAAGGATTTCATCGATTATTGGTTATCGATAACCCATTTTTTTGCCCTGATCGTTTATATGGCACGACAGTTTGAGGATATACCGGGAAACAACATTCTGTTCAATCTATTTCTGGAAGGGAGGGGGTTGGCGCTTTCCGGGGAAGAAACCCAATTACAGAGAAATTATCTCTTCTCGCATTACATAGATGAATTTCGAAAAAGGGGAACTCGTAATATTATAGACACGGAAGGGACGGTGAATGGAGAATTTTTGAGACTGATTAATTATAACCCGGAAGAGGAATTCATGTTTTTTAACTTGGTGAGACAAGATCTGGGTTGGTGTTGTGATTTCTCCTCTCCCATGTGGATCGGAACGGAGCAGATTGTTAACGCGATGAAGGCATATGAATACACTGAATCGATTAAGGATATATCGAAGTATCCTGTCGTTGGTTCAGTTGATGTTTTTCAACACGGACTCTATGAATGGTTGAGGTTGGCAACATCCGTGGGGACGAACGGTATTGAAGCACCTGTTGACAAGGAAAAATTGTTGAAGATCTCGCCTTCCATACCCTATGAGATTTATTTCAGGGTCATCGCCATTTCCGGTGAGGTAACCGCACCCGATCACTTGAATTTCGGTGTGAAGGGTTATGATGAGAATCTCTCACCCTTGGATTTTTCCAACGCGCAGACCGGGCAGCCTCAGAATTCATTTTACGACAAGGACACCCCGCGAGTGATAAACCAGATCGGTGTTGAATATTGGTTTCGTGCAGTTATATTAAGGGCCGATGAATATCCGAATCCGAATGTGAAGCTTAACTTCCTAAACGGGACACCCTTGTTATCCCACAAGGATATGCGATATTTCACGCCCGTTATAACACAAACATATCAGAGCGGCGATAAGGCCCTTCTAATACGAGATATCAAGGTAAAACCGCTACAATTATCGATCGAGCGGGGATACTTGAGTTCGATACTACCGATTGCCACCTACTTTTATAATAATTCCGGGAGAGAGGAATCATATATTAAGAACTTCACGGAGCAATACCTTTTAAGTTACAAGAATAACGTTCTGTTACCAACTTATTTAACAGGTGTTGATATTATGTTCTTCGTTCTCACAGTTAACTGGGTTCCAACAGCCGGGGGAGTTGTTGTGGGTGCCGGGACGTACAGGGCCGGGGATATCGCGACTATCAGAATCACGCCTAGTGTTGGTTATCAGATAGATTCGGTCGAGATAGACGGGGAGATGAAACCAGTTTCGAATCAATATCTCGTTTCGATGGGTAAAAATATAGTGGCGAACGTCGTGTTCAAAAAATCATTGATGAATTTTGTCACGTCAAAACGTGCGTTTTCTTTCGAGGGAACCCAGTATGATGGGAAGCTGGTTGTTGATTGGGGGGATGGTGTGACGACAACCGACGTTCTAACACATCGGTATACTGATAATCAGGCCCAACACGTTATCGTGATCAATGACGGGGACATATCGACATTGAACGTACCCGATAACGAAATTATATCGGCGAGCTTTACCAATATGCCGAATATCGATGTTCTTAACATGGACAATAATTTGTTAACCCAGATAGATATATCATCGTTAACAAAGGTGACATCGATTTCATTGAAGAACAACAAATTATCCAATCTATCTCTAACTGCGAATCCGAATGTGAATTACTTGGATTTGGGAAGAAATAACTTCTCGTCGCTTGATTTGAGTAACCTCGTATCGTTAAAAAATTTACTTTTGAACGATAACAAGCTAACCTCTCTCAACGTTTCGTCGAATGTCGCTCTTATCAATATGAATATTGATAATAATCAACTGACATCTTTGAATCTAGGTAACGCAACGAGTTTGAAATCGATTACGGCGTACAACAATAAGCTAACCGCGTTCGCGGTTCCATCATCGAACATCCTAGTCGATTTGAATATAGGAAAGAACAACCTTTCTACGGGTAATTTCACGGGGGCGGGTTACCCGAAACTCGTTACCCTGTTGATAGCGGATATGCCCGCGATGACCTCGTTAACAGTCACCGGGGTGAGTCTTCTAACGACGTTGACTGCGAGTAAGTGTCCCGCGATGACAACTGCGAAAGTGACCGACAATTCGAAATTACCTTCTATTGATATATCCGGGTGTGGTAGTTTATTAACGGCTGATTGTGGCGATAACCCGGTTTTGACGAACGTGAATGTTTTGAATGATAGTAAATTGCAGAGTTTAAGGACTGATAATACATCGATTTCAACTATGATCGATTTAAGTACAAACAGTAACCTTGCCACTCTGTCGATGGATAACAATAAGTTAACAACGTTCTCAGCCCCGTATTGCACGAAACTTGCGAATTTGAGTTTATCCAACAATCAATTGACATCGATAACATTAACGAATAACACTGAGTTGAAGAATGTTGATGTTGATAATAATCAATTAACATCACTTAACCTCAGTTCCCACCCCGGCGTACGGGGATTGAACTGTTCACATAATTTACTGACGGACAGTTCGGCTGCAAGTATTGTGACAAGTAATAATCTCGTCAATGTCGATGCTAGTTATAATAACTTCACCCAGTTTACCATCAGCAATAAACCCCAACTTAAATTTGTCGAGTTACATGATTGTCCCGTTTTAAAAACGGCAACCGCGACGAATAATGCGTTGATGGAAACACTGGATGTTTCAAACAACCCCGTACTTGAAACCTTAAACGGGTATAATAATGCCCTGGAGACGGTTAATATATCGACGGATAGCGCGTTGAAATTTGTTTATCTATATAACAATCAAATTCACACATTTAATTATACGGGATGTAAAAATATCGTGAATTTGAACCTGAATCAGAACTTGTTGACCTCGTTTGATCCAAACGCAATAGGTGAGTCATTGCAGGTATTAAATATCAGTGAAAACCTGCTGACTACATTGAATTTAACGAACACGGTGAATTTAACGACATTGAATTGCGATAATAACAATCTCACCAATCTAACATTCACGCCGGAGGGTGGTTCAACGGCGGAGAATGTCGAGGATGTGGTTAATTCAATGACCACCCCGATCCACATAGCGTATCTGCTTAACGGAAACATGAATAAAATGAATAAGAGTTTACTCGAATTTTCATCAATTGTCGGGCAACCGCGCTATGTCGAAGGTTACGAAGAAGGTAGATCCGCTCTCCAAATGGGAAGCACTTACGCTGAGTTACCTTTAACAATGAGTTCGAATGTAACGTCAGAAGTTTCGGGTAGTTTCATGATTTATCCAACTGATGTCACTTCTTATCAGGGGTTATGTGGTGGTGTGTTTTTCGGGTTAAATACAGGACAATTTGGATGGGCGATTGGATGGGGGCAAAATACGTTCCAAAATAAATTAACGGTCGACCTTTATACGAGATCGGGGCGTCAAACCTGTCAAGCGATCCAGCTAACTCCTAATCGATGGCAACATGTCATGTTCAGATTTAAGTGGAATGGTGGCCCATGGTTAACCGAGATATATGTTGACGGTGTTAAATACACGGCATCAACAACACCCGGAGGCGACACGTTATCGTATGATGGATTACTTGGATTTACCGGAACCGAGCATATATCATTCGGCCGGGGATATCAATCAGGATGGAAGTTGTTTAAAGGAAGAGCGCAGGATGTTATCATAACTGATAGATACTTTTCCGATAGTGATGTTCAATTGCTGATCAATTACTATAAAAATGTCGGTGCGCTCCGTTTTCCTAAACTTGAACTTGTTAATTGTTCATACAACGAATTAACAACGTTGGATTTATCTACAATTGATTATGTGAGAAAATTCAATTGCTCGTATAATCAACTGGGAAAAAATCAATCATCAGGTCAACCTTCGATAACATTTGGAAAAGCGTTGGCAGCGGGTAATAAGCTAGAGGATTTCAATGCGAGCAATAATCAGTTGAAATTTATCGATTTAGCGAATAATTCAAATTTGATAAGTGTTAATCTGAATGATAACCCGGATCTTGTTTTCGATAACGAGGGTTGGTGGGATGCGATCACGAAGGTTCAAGTCTGGCTATCATCAAACACATCGATAACAGAGTTCGGTGTTGTAACGCCATCTCTTGTTAAATTGGATTTGAGTAAGAATAAATCATTAACGCGTCTGATTATTCCGACTAGTACAAATCTTGAGTATCTTGATTTATCTGATTCAACGAATATACTGGAGCCATGGGTTTACGCATCCATGCTGCAATCAAGTAAAATGAAGGAATTGTATTTGAGAAACCTAACACAATTTAAGCCTTCGGATGCATACGATGGGATACTCCCGTTATATTTCATGGAGGGGCTCGAAGTGATTGATATTAGTGGTTCAACCGCGATTCGAACGGAGGTTCAAAAATCTAGTGGCGGTACGGTAAAATACTGTGCTAATTTAAGATGGATGTCTGTCGAGAATTGTAAACAATTGGAGAGAGTGGAAGTTTTCTCCTCGACAAAAATAGAATATTTGAATTTTGCAGGGTGTTCATCCGTTACTGATATGGTGGTTTCATCAGAGACACCTTCATACAAGGAAATTCACGCGGAGAATTCTTATATTGTTACCCAGTATACCGGTAATTATAATGCCTTCCTGAATTATTTAAACTCGACAACTGGCGGTAAGTATTATTATTCAAATGATGATATTTATCTGAGGGAAGGGGGTTCAAAGAGAGCTGATGTACTTGCAAAGGGTTGGAATTTAATTTTGGTTGATTAAAAAACGAAATAATATATGAGTAAATTAAATTATAACAGAAGAACGTTTCTTTCAAAGGAGGAGCTACAAAAAAGTCAGGAGTTTCTCTCCGAACTGGGTTTCTGCAAGACCCTGTTGATGGGGATAACGAAATCATGGGGGATAGTATCATCAGCGGGGGGATCGAGTTCGACAGAGCTAAGAGTGACAGCTGATTCGAATCCCGGCACGATTAAAATAGCCCCGGGGTATATCGTTACGAAGAACAAACAGTTAATCACAGTACCCGAAATACGATATCTAGAAGTTCCCAATAACGGGATACCTTATTATGTCTTTCTAGCGTATGATATCGTTCACTGGGAGGATGGGTACGTATCGGTCGATGTGAACGGAAATTTGAACGGGTTAAACACTGATTTCTTAAACGTTCTAAGGGGGCAAGGGAGTCAGGCACCGATCAGTATTAAGTTTGAGAAAGAAGACGGGTCAGATCCTTTGAATAACGGCATATACGAAGTTGTTGATGTCGTGAATGGAACTTCCGCGATTATTAATTCATATAATAGCTTAGTTGCCGAGCAGAATCTAAAAATGGTTGTTCTCGGTACATTACCCATCGGTACTAATTTCTCGGACGAGCAGAAAGAGGGGTTGTATTCATATGATAGATATAACGCGTCGAAGTTATTGACTGAATCGGTTAATGGCGGCCCTCCAGCGTATGTTCAGGATATCGAATTCCTTTTAGCAAAAGTTGTTAATAATAACGGAGTGATCACGGTTAGTGATCAGGATACGTTACGTAAGTATTGGACCATTTAAGAGAAGAAAAATGAAATTGTGTTATACAACGAGTTTGAATTCGGGTCAAGGGCCTAATAGACCGAGTGGATCGATCGGCGGTTATATATCAGAGTTAACCGTGAGAAATGATGAGTTTGATAATTTATTCGGTGAAATCTCCGTGTACGGGGCATCGAAAGCTAAAACTGAATACCGGGCCCTCGTCCTCGTTAATGATTCGGATCAGGAGGCGACGGATGTGACATTATATATGACAACAGCGGGTGAATTAAATCAAGGAACTCTCCTGATCGCCCCCGTTGCCATGAATGTTGATAAGGAGGGGAGACCCGTCATGGAAAGAATCCCGGATATCTATTCAAAACCTTTTGTCGGAGATTTTCAAACGACTGATTCCGAGAATAAACTTAATATAGGGGCGATACCTCCCAATGGATCTATCGGTATATGGGTGTGCAGGCAGATAGATACCGATAATGTGATGAAAGATTATAGGGATGTGGCAAAACCGATGGAGAATAAATTGTATTGGTTTGAGAGTGTGAAGAAAGAAACGGATGAGAGTTGGCAGTTAAATGTTGAGTGGAATTAAAAGATATAAAAGGAGGAATTTTCCTCCTTTTATTGTTGGCAAATAGATAAACATTGTGTATCTTTATCCTGTTAAAATTAATACCAATACCAATTAATTATGGCAGTGAAAAGATTAAATAATGCCGAGAGAGGGGCTATCAGGAACAAACTTCTTGCACCGACGTGGAAAGAAGTGAACGAAGTTCGTAAAAACATAAAAGATGAGATTTCGTCTTTTATACAAGGTAAAGTTCCCGACGAGGTGATTAAGTTTCATGAAAAATATCCCGGTTTAATTCAGAAAGAGTCGGAATGGTACGGTCCTCGTGATTTTTTCAATATTAAAGGTGATTGGTCGAGATTACCTGAACGTAAAAAAATCGAGGGGCTGTATGTCGAATCGATTGACTTTTCTGACATACCATACGGGTATGATTTTGAGAGAAAATCAAAAGCAAATATCCTCGAGCTTATAGCTGAAGATGAGATTGTATTAAACAAAGTGTTCGAGCTCGTTTTAATATGGGCCCGGTTAACCTGCAAGATTTTTAGCTTAAAAAATCAGATCGATTGCGCGCTATCAGGGATAACAACCGAAAATTCATTGAAAGATAATTTTCCTGAAGCATACGCGGCTTATTTGGAAGTGAGGGGTCTTGAATCTAGCGATCCTTGTACGAACATTGAATCTCTGAGAGCCGAATTAGGTCGGTTCAAAAAATAGGTGATGGTTCCTGTATATAAGATAATTCGCGTTTTTGAGTATTTATACCAAAGAAAGTACCTACAACCCGAATATCATTTACCCAGAACTTCGCGAAATCTAAGGATGCTCGCGAAGTTCGCGAAGTTGATACCGGTTAGTAGCGGAGATAGTTTTATATGGAATTACTCCGTGTACGCTTTTTGGTGTTATGAGGGTCTCCTAACACGACGTCATATTGAATTGAATTGGATTTATAGTGAAAAAATGTATTTACGCTATAATGAAAGGACGGAAGAGCAAATATATTACCTCCAACAATACAAGGAGTCTAAAACGATAAAAAACCCTCTCAGAGAAAGTTATTCGTTGAAGCTGTCGGAGGATTATAAAAACAAACAGCGTAAAATGTATTGGAACACATCACGGGGGTATTTGAATTGTTTGGATTTCGGAGGTGTTCTTTACGATGAGACAAGTCCGTTTTGCAAGAATTGTAAATATAAAAAACATTGTTGTTAACATGGAGGAGTATATATTAAATCAGATTGAAATTACTTTTGGTGGAATGATTAGTGAGGGATTATCAATCACAACCTGTAATTGGAACGAAATATATGCTAAAGAGTAGAGGTGTTTGTCATAAATGCGGGAGGGAGACCTATATAGTGAATAAGAAGTACGGGTTATGCGGTTATTGTAACAGGGAGAGATTAGGCCGCGTGAGCGCATCATCATCATTCACACCCGGACGGTTGAATCCCACCCCTATAAAACGAAAACCTCGTAAGGCAACGGGTGAGAGGGATTTGTTTCTTAAAATATGGAAATTGAGGCCTCATTATTGTGAACATTGTGGTTGTTATCTGGGAGAAGAACCTCGAGTACAATTTTTTGCACATGTGAAGGGTAAGGGTGCTCACACGGAGGAAAGATTGAACGAGGATAATATCAAGTTATGGTGCATTGATTGTCATTACACCCATGATTTCAGATCACGCGAGGCTTTTTTGAAAAGAAAAAAGGAATAAACTTTGTTTATTGAATTTAAAATCGTATTTTTACATCATGAATGAGGAAGTTATCAAGAATATGACGGATCTCCATTGCGAAGTGTTCGGCGATCGATATATCAATCCGATATCCAACGGTGATATCAGAATAATCACGTTATTGTTGGAGATTCTTAAAAAATGTGGGAAAGAAGAAGTTTCTCGTGTTTTTGAGAAGTACAAGATGGTGAGTGATAAGGATATCGAAGAGAAATTAACGAGGTTATCGTTAAACATACCCACTAAAAAATTAGTGGGTGGGGTTTCGGTGTCAACTAAAGGGACGGCTCTTTTGTTTAGAGATTTTAATTATACCTGTATCAAGGTATCTGAGATTTTCTCGTGGGAGAAAACCGAGGATGAAAATGGGAATCCGGCCATATTGTTGAACGGAGGGAGTTTAGACGTCACGCGTCGACCGTTAATTTACAACACCGTATTATCGTATACGGATGAACACGACCGTGATGATGATTTTGATTTAATAGTAAGAAGAAAGAATGGATAATAAGTTTGTTTTGGAGGGAGTTACTCTTTCAACATTGAGAGATTGGTTAAATGAGAATAAAATGAAAACCCCCGTTTCCACGGAAGGGTCGGGTGTAGCGAAGGAATTCACTATTCACGATGTGAAAGCGTATTGCAACAGGGGTCGCCTACCTAAGTATTTGGGAGGAAATAAGATTGAAAAGGTGATCTCAAAAAAAGATCCAAGAATAAAAACGTATAATTTATTGAAAGAAAATGGCGAAAAGTAGTGTAAAATATGTAATCGTTCAAGATTATGAGACAGGGGGGTTGCCCGATAAAGACCATCAACCGTTCATTGATATAGCGTTATGCGAGGTAGCATGCGTTGTCGTTGATATGGAAAAGTTGGAGGTGATTGAAGAGTACCAATCGTTATTTAAGCCCCATTACAAAGACGGTCTCGTCTACACACCTAAAGCGTTAGAGGTGAACGGGCTCACACTGGATATGTTGGAGGAACAAGGAAAGGATCCGAAAATCATTTACAAGGAGATAAAAGATTTGTATGTGAAATATAAGAATCCGCGTCAGGGGGCAATTGTATGCGGACATAATTTCACGGGGTTTGACCACCCTTTCACGATCGAATTATTCAAATATTACGGTGATGATGTGTGGAAATATGTGAAATGGGTTGAGGACACGCAGAAATTAGCTTATTACTCATCTCTTGAACAGCAGGATTATAAGCTTGCGACATGTTGTAGTAATAACGATATAGCCTTGGTGGGAGCTCACAGAGCGATTTATGATACAAGATCGAACGCACAGCTTTTTATCACGTATATCAAAAAATTGAGAGGAGAAGGTGTGGCATCCCAATCAAACGGCGAGGGATCTTTCAGAGAACAATTTAAATTTCAGATACCATCATGATGTTATTATCTCCCGTACAAGAAAGCTATATAGATAACTACGTCAGGGAGATAATATCGAGTTTACCACCGAAGGCGATCCAAGAGTTACTTTCAGGTTATGAAAATGATCTGGATCGGCTTCTATCCGTGATGAGAGAACAAACATGTATCGTTACCCACATGGATAGAACTCTTGATATGGAAAAACTAGAATATCTCGCTAACGTGGAGAAGAGCATGGATCTCTCGTTGCGCAAGCAGAGTTATAATTATTTTAAAACTGTTTGTCTTCCAACGTTTCGACAGGGATGGAGAAACCTTGAATGGGGTAACCTATTCCAGTTATATTTGTATAACTGCATTTTAGCGAGCCGCTCATCGGGAAAGTGTTTATCTCCTGAGACAGAAATAGTGATGGCTGATGGAACGATTCGCAAGATAAAGGATGTTTCGATCGGAGATCAAGTTATGGGACCCGATTCAAAACCAAGAACCGTTTTATCTTTACACAAAGGTAGGTCGAGAATGTGGAAAGTGAAACAAACATGGGGTATTGATTACGTTGTAAACGAGGGTCATATTGTTTGTTGCAAAAAGAAGGTTCCATCTCGATATGAAAAACGTATTGGGAAAGATATGCGCTGGAAAACCTTTAATATTCCCGTTGAGGAGATCCCCTCTATGCCAGGGTACACTCAGAGAAAAATAATGGGGTATAGAACGAAGGGGTGGGACCTTCCTGAAAAAGACCTTCCTGTTGATCCGTATTTATTGGGGTTGTGGTTGGGTGATGGTTTATACACGGAACCCGTAGTGACAACTATTGATCATGAAATAATTGAATATTTAAATGAATTTTGTGAGAAAAACGGTTTTATTTTGTCAAAACATAATTCAAATAAATATTCATATCGAATTATTGAAAAAGAAAGGTTATTCAAAAACCGCCTAAAAACCGCTCTTAAAGATTTAGGGGTTCTTGGTAATAAGCATATACCTGAAATTTATCTTCTTGGATCAAGGGAACAACGGTTGAAACTTTTAGCCGGGTTAATTGATACTGACCGTTCATCCCAGTATAAAAAAGGAAATCCTCGAAGTAAATATGCTTTTGAAATTGGATTTAAGGACAGGAATTTAATAGAGCAAACGCAAAGACTTGCTCAATCATTGGGATTCAGATGTAATTCGATTATAACTCGGACGGCAGATGTAAAGGTGAAAACATTAAAGGGTGAAAACATCCTTCATGATTATACTCATTACAGGATAACAATTTCGGGAGATGTTGATGAAATTCCTGTGAAAATAGAAAGAAAGAAGATACCTTCAAAAATCACGGTGCAGGATAATTTATCAACCTCTCTCAAGGTTGAATGTATCGGTGATGGCGATTATGTTGGTTTTTCTTGTGACGGAGATCACCTTTTTCTCTTGAAAGATGGGACTGTTGTACATAATAGTTACGAGGGGTGTTTTGCATTCATTTTATGGAGGTTATATTCTTATGACCGACCAACCACGTTTCTTAGGGATAGTATCGACAATAAGAATCGAAAGGAAACGTGTATGATTACGAATAATGAAACACTCGGCAAGAAACACATCGCGATGATTATTTCCGAGATAGAGCAAAATGATATTCTTCGGGAGAAATTGAATCGCAACGGAAAAGCTAAGTTAGCCGCAACGTCAATCACAACTGAAACCGACTCGATCCTACATTTAAGATCGAAGGATTCAATGATTCGTGGTCTTCATGTTGGGGCGGTGGTGTGTGACGATTTACCTGATGAAAGTTCCCTTTATTCACAAGAGCAAAGAGAGAAGTTACATGAAGTCTTTTATGGATCAATCACACCGATCGTCGAGCCTTTCGGCTATTTATGTGTACTTGGGACCCCCTATTCGGCAACGGATATTTACGGAGATTTAAAAAAAGATGCCAGATTCAGGGTATTTGAATACCCGGCGGTTTTCCCAAATGGTCAACTGTTAGCACCTGATCGTCTTACGTTTAAAAGGTTAACGGAGGAACGAAAATCACTTGGAACGTTGGTTTTCAACCGAGAATATCTGGTTGTGCCGATCGCGGATACGTCAACGATTTTCCCGTATGAATTTCTGAAAAGATCCATACGTGGGATGGAACATATCAGTTTCGCAAATGATATAGAAAGTTACCCCATAAAGTTAGTCAGGGTTGTCGTGGGGTGTGATTTTGCGATATCGGGTAATGTGGGTGCCGATTACACAGTATACACTGTATGGGGTATGGATGCACACGGATTGATATATCTTATAAATATATTCAGGGAGCAGGGTGCGAGCCATGATCTTCAGGTGAATAAACTTATTGAATTTAACGCGAGATATAAGCCGAACAAATCCGTGTGTGAATCGAATGGATTTCAAAGAATTCTTGCGGGTATGGCGAAGGAGAGGGGGTTGGTTAATGTCGAGGAATTTATCACAACTGAAGGGAATAAAAAGGATCTGAAATCAGGTCTACCCTCACTATCAGCGTTTTTTGAAAGTGCACGTTTGAGGGTGCCTTACGGAGATGAAAACACACGAAAGTTGGTTGATACGATGTTTGGTGAATTTAATTCAATCGCGTTTAACTCAAAGAAAGGGACTCTTGAATCAGTTTGTGGACATGATGATATATGCATGTCATCGTTCATGGCAATACAAGATTTGAGGGAAAACAACGTACAGGCAATGATTGATTTTGTTGATTTGGATTGATATGGAAAAAATAAACGCAAATTTTTTAGGTGAACTGTTTCGGAAAATGTTTCTAAGCAAGGAAATGATGTTTATTGTTGACAGACACCTTGATTTTAAATTTATTCCTAAAGAGGAAGTGGGGTATAAATTTATTTTGAAGGATGCGAAAGAACAGTTTCACCAATATGATAAAATACCTTCACTGGGGGTTATCTCTCAAAAATATAGTGACATAGAGTCTGTTCAACTCGCGGTTGATCAGATAAAGGAATCTCAAATTGTTGATGACGAAGTCCTTTTAAATCAACTTGAAAGCTATATTCGTGACAGTGAATTTCTTCTCCTTAACAAGGCCATCGTTGATCTTTATGGTGAAGGAAAAAAAGAAGAGGCGATGAGGTTAAGCAAGGAGGAAAGTACGAGGATTTTGGAATTTTCATTAAGGGCTCAGTCGGAGATGTTTTTAGGGGTGTTTAGCGATTTTGATAAATGCCGGAAAGATTGGGCCGAAAAAACGGAACAGCAACCTCCTGTTGCATTCGGAATAGACGCACTTGATGATAAATACGGGGGAATTGATGTGGGCGACACTGAGTTATGGTTGGCCAGATCCGGGGTGGGAAAGTCAACAGTGTTACGATGGAGGGGGTTAACATCCGCGCTTACCGGGGCAGACGTTCTTCATATCCAATGTGAGGAGGCGAAAGAGAAAATACATATGAAATATTCCCAGATGTGGACCTTTAAGACGTATACCGATTTGAAGGAGGATAATTTCACCCAAGATGAGCTTGATGATTTACATAAGACATTGAAGGATATAGAATCCTATGCGAATGATATTAAAATTTACAGTTTCAAGAAATTTGGTGATGCGACCATTCTTGATGTGAGGACGATATGCCTCGAATATAAGAAATTAGTGGGTAAGTTTCCTAGGATTTTAATCATAGATTCATTTAACCTGATAAGAACAGGTATACCGAGTTTTGATAATGACCCCCGACCAAAATATAAGTTTCAGGAGTGTGGAAAAAGATTGAAAAATATGTGCGAGGAATTTGGCATGTCCTGTGTAACCGCGATTCAGACAGGTGATGTTCCTTTTGAAGTTTGGAATGACGAAGAAAAAGTTATAGATCGAAGTTACGCGGAAGGTGATAGAACCGTTGTTCAACCCTTTAGTTGGGTATTTTCCATCAATCAAACATTGGAAGAGGTAAAGCATAAAACTTGTAGGATTTTCAAGGATAAGGTTCGTGATTATGAAAATGTCGATCCTGTTTTTAAAGTGGCAACGAATTACAACGCAGGGCGGTTCTATGATAGAAAGAGAACCCTGGAGGAATTCTATGATTTAAAAATTACACACACACACGGTGGTGGGAGAAAACGAATAAGATCTAATTCAAACGAACAGAAAGGGAGGGTTATGTGATGATTATTGATAAGGATGAGATAATCGCCGAGTTAAACCTCAAACCCTTCGGTCAAAAAGGTTGGCTAAGTTCAAAAGAATCGTGTCCGTTTTGCGGAAAAGATGGAAAGAATGCGTTAATTTTCACGGACGATGGGCATTCAGCGGTATTCCATTGTTTTAAATGCGGAACAAAAACAAGTATTCGTAATTATCTTATCAAAATGGACCGAAAAGATTTGATAAGAAATGATTACCAAATGTCGAAAAAAAATACTAAATTAACACCTTTAATCAAAGAGGAGGATGATATTGAAGAGAATGTTCAATCAAACACAAGACTCCCCATTGGGTTGAAACCTTTGGTCAACGATCCGTATCTGGAGAGCAGGCATTTTTTAAAGGAACACTATGAAGAATTTGAACCATCATACACTAAATCAGTTTTGGAGGAGACGTTAGCTAAGCATAATTACATTATCTTCAAGATTAAGGAAGGAGATAGGGTTGTCGCGTGGCTGGCGAGGTCACGATACAATAAAACGTGGCATGATAATAATAGAACGTTGTTCAAAGAAGGTATTGGTAAAATGGTTCTACGGTACATGAACAGTCAGGATGGTTTTTCTCATATTCTGGGCGGGTATAATTTTATCGGGCCGGAAACAGAAACGGTGATATTGGTCGAGGGTTTGTTTGACAAGGTGAATGTTGATTATCTGATTAACCTGGGATTTAACCAAGAAATTGCATGTTGTTTCACCTTTGGTAAGAAGATAAGCCCGGGTCAGTTGGATCAACTAAGAAAAACGAATGTCAAAACTGTGATTCTAATGTATGATGAGGACGCTTTAAGGGAAAGTAAGGAAACCGCACTTCATTTAAGTAAATTTTTCAATGTGAAAGTTTGTCGGATAAAGGATAAGGATGTTGATCCCGGAAATATGACGATGCAATATTTACAACGAGTTCTGATCGATATGCAAGATCCTTTGAATTTTTATTTAAATAACCTAGATAAAACGATATATGATACCTCAGAACGGAAAATTAACAGTAAGGGAATATTTTGAACAATTGGAGTTGGAATATTTCTCATATTTATTCAGGGCCTTGGTGTACGAGGAACCTTGTTTTATTAAAATGTGCAATGATATTTGCGAGAAGAAAAAGGCTAAGATAATGAAAATCTCGCATCAATATCAATTACGTAGTATTTTCAAGGATAGTCAAGAATATCATCGTATATTGAAGGATGTGTTCCTTCAACCGTACGGGATGCCGGGTTTGAAATATGATCCTTTAAAGAATAGCCCGGTAATATATGATAGATTTTACGCGTTTAAATCCGGGAGAAAGGTGAAGTATCAGGGTGAAGTGTGTGTTGTGAAGGAGAACAATCCCAATTGGGAGAAAATAATCATCATAACACCGAAAGGGGAAAGTATACCATTACGCTATATAGACGTAGAATTGTTGGTTGAAGATTTGTTTATTTGATAAACATTGTGTATCTTTATGGTGTTGATTTAAAAATATTGATAGTATGATAATTAGAAAATTGTTTAAGTTTGAGGGAAGTCATATTGTGAGAAATTGTACATCGGACAGATGTTCACATTCAATTCACGGCCACAGCTATAAGGTTGAGCTATTTTTGACCTCGGATCGTTTGGATAACGCAGGGATGGTCGTTGATTTCGGTCTTCTTAGTAATTTTAAGGAGGTGGTTGATCTATTCGATCACACTCATTTATTATGGGCGAAAGATAACGAGGTTTATAAAAATTTCATACAGGCTATGAATGATAGGTGGATAATTTTACCCTGTAACCCCTCCGCCGAATTACTTTCATCCATGTTTTTCGCTTGCTTTGAATCGATATTAGAAAAAACAGAATTTAACAATGGCGAGGGTAACGTGGTTGTGCAATCAGTGAGAGTTCATGAAACGGACACTGGTTACGCCGAATCAGATCGAAATGATTATGATAGATACTTGGAAATGTATCCCGAAGAAATAGAAGTTAGCCCTTCGTTGGCAAAAACTGAGATTTATCATAAACTTTTTCGGGGGATTAAATTCGTGAACCCAAAGGTTGAACTACAGGTGAAATTATGATAACGAAAAAGGAATTAAATGATCTCGTTGATCACTATGGGTTTGATGAAAGTCTGGCATTTGAACTTTCATTACCTGTGATTGATTTAAGGGTGAGCGGGTATGGTGAGATGGCGGATGAGCTTTATGAAAATCAACTTGACCTTATTAAAGAGATTGCGAAAGAACGGAGATTCTCAGAACTGGATCTCGCTGAGTTTATAGAATTGTATAACGCTTATTTATGTTAAAAATGGATTATTCAGAAATTCAACCGATTATTGATTTGCACACCTGTATACAGGGAGAGGGTATGAAGGTAGGAGTCCCCCATATTCTTATAAGAACATCCGGGTGTAACCTGAGATGTGCCTTCAAGGGGAGTATATGTGACACAGCCTACAGTTCGTGGGAACCTGAAAAAGGTAAGTATTCGTTGAATGATGTGCTTGCCATCATCGGATGTAATCCCCAAATATCCCATTTACTCATCACAGGGGGTGAACCTATGTTGCACGCCGAGTTAGTGAGTGAACTTGTTAAGATAGCACGTCAACGCGCCTTATTTATAACGATGGAGACAAACGGAACCATCCCACCATCAGAGGAACGAATCTTTGATAATTTTAGATTAAATTTGGTTTCGATATCACCGAAATTATCAAGTTCGATTCCATGCGAGAGTTTTTGGGCGGAAAAACACGGTTCACTCCGTGAGAACATACCTGCTATCGTTTCTTGGATTATGAAATCGTTGCAACATCAATTGAAATACGTTGTATCAGGAGAGGATGATATAACAGAAGTTCGGGGACAACTTTATAAGATAAGAAAGTACATGGATGAGATAGGGTTACACCCGATTCCTTTGAATGTATATCTCATGCCGGAAGGTGACACGGAGGAGAAGTTGGCTGTGAAAAGAAAGTGGTTGGTTCAAAGGTGTATAGATTTGGGTTACAACTACACGGATCGGCTTCACGTAATTATATTCGGAACGAAAAGAGATGCTTAGTTAAAAACGAGATAAAACACGAAATATGAAAAAAATAATGGCAGGAGGGAACGTCGTTCTTTCCGATGATGATAGAAACGAGATGTTAGCAAGGGCCACCGAGGCGTACGGTAAGTTCTTGGAGGCCCTGGGGTATGATTGGAAGAATGACCCCAACATGATAAAAACACCGTACAGGGTGGCGAAGATGTTCGTTAACGAGATCACATCGGGTGCTTACTCAGCACCCCCGAAACTGGCGGTGTTCCCGAGTTCAGGGTATTCCGGTATGGTGATCGAACACGGGATAGAGGTGAACTCATTGTGTTCACACCACTTACTTCCGTTCACAGGGTTCTGTAGTTTGGCGTATATTGGCAAGGAAAATGGTCAGGTTATCGGTCTTTCGAAACTAAACAGAATAGTTCACTGGTTTGCCAAACGGCCTCAATTACAGGAGCAATTAACCCGGCAGATTCATGATTATTTGGTTAACATATTCGGCGATACGGTACTGGGCATCGCAGTTTATATTGAGGCGGAACATATGTGCGTGAGCATGCGGGGCGCGGAAGATAATAGTACGATGACAACCCACTATTGTTCGGGGGCGTTTTTAACAAATGAGATGAATAGCCGAGATGAGTTTTTAAGAGCGATACAGATTTATAAACTCGGGAGAAAATAAAATATGTCGGCGATAAAGAAAATACGGAAGGAAATTAAATGGGTGAGCGTGGGTGACATACGCTGCCACCCATTGAATCCTCGAAAAAATTCGAAATCCGCGAAAATTGTTGCAAAAAGCATCCAAGAATATGGATATATCAATCCTATTGTTGTTGATGAAGAAGGAACGATACTTGCGGGAAACACGAGATTCAAAGCGTTACAGCTACTTGGTGTTGAAGAGTTTGATGTTTTAGTCGTTAGTGGTTTAACTGACGAGGAAAAGGTTGGTTTTTTGGTCGCTGATAATAAAGTTGGTGAGTATTCCTCATGGAATTATACAGGCCTTCAACGTCTTGTTGAAAAATCAGGCAACAAGGATGCGATGAAAGAAATCGGTATCACAACCCTTCAAGATAACAAAGATGAACTTGATAAATTAATAGCTGGTATTGATTGATATGTTTGAAAAACCTAAAAAAAGGCTTGTGATGGGATTGGGTGGTGGTCTGGTGAGTAGTTGTAGGTCCGATAAGGTCTTGGAAAAACTTTTGCTTGCACATGATAACGACTATCTAATTTCAACCGTTGATATGACCGCCGGGTATATTAAATTTATTCAAACCGTTGTTGGAGGCGATCGAATATGGTTGGATTCCGGTGGTTTCACATTATTCAAAAAACAGAAGAAACTGGGTGAAAACAGCACTGATTTTTGGAATGAATGCGAGAAAATGAAGAAAAAGTTTCTTCGGTTTCTTAAAATGTATCCGTTTAAAATGTGTTTTGAACTTGATAACGAGTATTTTAGAAAAGATGATAACCTGTTATCACCTAAAAATTATCTGAGAGACGAGATCAAGGAAATAACAGGGTACTATCCCGCACCGGTATTTAAAATGCATCAGGGTTTTCAATACTGGAAGGATCTCTGTGACTCGCCCCTCTACCCCATCCTTTCGATAGGAGGTCTGGCTCAGGGTAGGGAATGGCATGTGTACAGGGATGAACTGGGAAAGATGATGAAGTACGCTCGCGATAAAGGGAAATACGTTCATCTTCTGGGATGTTCAAACGTTGAAACAACCCGGTTTGTCATGCCGGATTCGGTTGATTTCTCTATTTTCAGGTACGCCATCAATATTGAGAAGGCACGTAATAATTTTTTGAAGAAAGTGGCAGGGGGAACCCTCGTACCGGGGCAAGATGCGTATGAGAGTGCCGGCCCCGATCTATCTGGCAGGATACCGTATCATTATCTGAGTCGAGATATAGTTTTGTACGCGTTCGCTGACGCGAGAGCGAGAGAGTTCTTGTATGAAAAACAGAATGATGAAATAATTGAATAGTTAAATTTTAATAAATTAGAGATTATGTTAAACGGAAAGGAATTACACGGAGAAGGTGTTATCGTTAATCATTTAGAAGAGAATCTAACCCAGCACGGATGTGATATTCGGTTGAGAAAGGTAAGTGTTGTGAAAGGTCATGGATTCATACCCCGCGAGGGCAAAACAATGTTACCCTCATACGAAGAAGTTCGATGTTTTCCTGATATAAATGGAAACGAAGTTTGGCATCTACCTCCGGGGTATTACATGGTTGATTTCATTGAAGGTTGTAACATACCCCAAAACAAAATGGGTCGGATAGTACAGCGAAGTTCAGTTGCCCGGTGCGGTGCTTGGATTTATTCATCGATTTTCGACGCGGGTTTTCACACTGATTCGATGGGTACGTTCATGGAAGTGTTTCACACAATCACGATCGAGAAGAACGCCCGCGTGGCCCAGTTCTACTGTTATGATTGCACGGATGTGAACGAGGAAGACCTCTATAACGGCCAATATCAAAATGACAAACAGAGAAAATAATCTCTGTTTTTTGTTGATAATTCGATACACTTTGTGTATCTTTATAGTGTTGAAAAACGAACTGATAATTAAGCATGGAGTTATGATTGTATCAATTTCAGGTGCGCAATGCACGGGTAAGACGACGCTAATCGAGGCGTTGAAAAAGGAGAGATGTTTGGAAGGATCTCTCTTTATGGGATCTCCTTCAAGGAAAGGCAATGATCGTGGTATAAAGATTAATAAAGAGGCGGGTATTTATGATCAACTTTGGATTGCAACCTCGTATGTGAAAGAAATTATCGAGTCAGCGATGTTACCGCATGATCATATTATTTCTGATAGATGTCTATTAGATGTTCTGTGTTACACGGAGTATAACCGAGATAGGTCATCGAGCGAGGACAAGCCTCTCTGGGATGAAATGGTTGACACGGTCACCCAACTTCTATTTCATATAGAGCCCCTTTACAGTCATCATATTATACTGAGGCCAGAGTTTAAAATCGTGGACGACGGCGTTCGGTCAACTGATGAAGTATTTCAAAAGGAAATCGATCGTTTATTTGAGAAAAACGCGCGTATGTTACAAGACTTCACACCACGAGGGATACACTATGTGAGCGGAAGTATTGACGAAAGAGTTTCCCAGGTATTGGATATTATGGAATTTAATTACGGATTATAAAATGAAAAAGGCGATTTTAAGTTTATCGGGCGGATTGGATAGTACGTGCTTGCTCATGTATTTACTTGCTCATGATTACGAAGTTAAGACTTATTCTTTTCAATACGGTCAGAAGCATCAGGTTGAATTGGAGAAGGTGAAAAGAAATATTGAGTTCTTGCAAGGTAAGAGGTTTAAGTTATCACACCAGATTATCGATCTGAGGGATTGTTTCAGCGACAGTAATTCGTCGTTACATACTGGCGGGGAGGAGATACCGAAAGGTTCTTATGATGAGGAGAATATGAAATCAACGGTAATCGAAAACCGGAATGTGATATTTTCATCCATCATCTATGGGAAAGCTCTCTCATGGGCGAATAAAACGGGTGATGCCGTGAGTGTATTTTTGGGATTGCATTCAGGCGATCATACCGTGTATCCTGATACAACCGAAGCGTCAAGAATGGCGTGTGAACATGCGTTCAAGATTTCAAACTGGGGCAGTGAGAGAGTTGGTTATGAAGCCCCGTTTAATCATCTTGATAAAGGGGGTGTGTTAGCTGAAGGTCTCCGTGCGATGAGGGTTCTTGATTTCAATGAAAATGAAATTAGGGAGGTTTTACGAAACACCCATACGTGCTATAATCCCGATTCACAGGGTCGGTCGTGTGGAAAGTGTGGTTCGTGTTCCGAGCGTCTGGTATCGTTCGCGGAGAATGATATGATTGATCCGATCGAATATCAAAATGTTTGATGAGTGATGAAAATAGCACATGAAGCACCGTTATCAATTATGAACAAAGTTCAATCGATGACGGATTATGATTACGCACTTGTTCACCTGTTTGAAGACCCCGATATAGGTGGCGATTATTTCGAATTTTTCATAGACGCGCTCGTTAATAAGGGACGCGAAGTTATCCTTGACAATTCCGTGTTTGAATTGGGGCTAGCGTTTGACGCGGATAGATTTCGTTCATGGATTAAGGCACTGAAGCCAACTTATTACGTTTTACCCGATGTTTTGAGAAATGCGAAAGAAACGATGAGAATGGCGAGAACGTGGGAGAAAATATCGTGCAGCTATTCAATCGGCGTTGTTCAGGGGATAGGTTGGAATGAACTTGTCGAATGCTATAAATGCATGGTCGAATGCTGTGATATGGTTGCGCTACCTTTCAACTTACCCATTTATTTAAGTCTCGCGGCTGATGAGAATACATCGAAGGCATATTGCAGGGGAAGAAAAATGTTCATTGACCAACTCATCCAACACGGTATTATGGACGAGAAAAAACCGCTGCATTTATTGGGCACGGTACTACCACAAGAGATTTGTCAATATAACGAGGATAAGTATCATTTTATCAGAAGTATCGATACATCTAATCCAGTTATTCATGGTTTACACGGTGTAAGATATACGGATAGCGGACTTGAAGAAAAAATTCCCGTGATGCTTCATAAGATGGTGGGTATCGATGTACAACAATCTCAATGGAATGACATAAAATTTAATATTGAAAAGTACCGATTTTTTGCTGGATTCGTTGGTAAATAGATAAACATTGTGTATCTTTAGACATTGAAACAATGAAACAGTAACAACTTAAAAACAAGAGATTATGAAAAAGTTTAGTGAAATGACCCGTGAGGAACTTCGTAAAGAAGCATCAATTCGTGGAATTAAAAATTATATCACAATGTCTAATTTAAAATTAATTGAGACATTGGAAGAATATGAGGCTCGAAAGAATTCGGTTGCGGATCAACTGGGTCAGGATGTAAAGAGCAAGTGCGATCAGGCAACCGAATTTTACGATCAACTGGCGGCGTTTGGCGCATGCGATTTATACGCCAGGGTTGACGCGATTGTTGATGATCGTGATATGAAGGATCTTGAAGAGAGTGAGTTGGATGCGATCCTTTCATTCCGTGAAAGTTTCAACCCGGATGATTTCAGGAAGCACACAGTTGAAACGGATAAAAGTGTGGATGAAAAACCGGCTGAGAAGAAGGCGAAGAAACAGTCAGTGACCGGGAAGAGAAACGGTGTGATCTCTCTCAGTAACCCACTATTACCTCAAATCAAACAACTTCTTTCTGAGGGAAAGAAAAAAGCTGAAATAGCAACAATTCTTGGAAAAAGCAACGTGTATATTTACAAGTGTGTTAAGGCAATTGAGGCATCGAGTTGTGATTCCAGCCAGGGCGAGATATAAATTTGAATTTACGGGGCCCCGTAAAAGGGTTCCCATTATATTTAAAATATGAAAGAACTGTTATCGTATCTCGATCGCAATGGATTTATATATGATATTTCCGACCTGGGTATTATCACAATGGATGGTGATACATATGAATTATCAGGGCCCAATGTCGACGGACTTCTGTTTGATCGAGGGTTTAATTACATAGGAACACCCATCACTGCGAATAATTACATCTATAAGTTCGGCCGTCTGTATTACACTTTGAGAAAGGGTAATGAATCGAAAGTGAAGTTGAAACTCTTGAAATATATCGGTAAGGTTGATAGTGATTTACCGACCGAATCATTTCTGGGAGTGAGAGGTCCGTTTGAATTATTGAACGGAACCGGAGATTATGGAGATTGGTGTCGAAAAGCGAATTTTTTCGGTGTGAGTATTTTGGGTATCTGTGAGAAAAACACACTTGCGGGTGTGCTTAAATTTCAGTTGGAATGCCAGAAACACGGTTTGAAACCGGTGATCGGTGAAACCGTTACCGTGTTCAATCAAAAGAAAGATCTTCTGTACGATGTGAAGGTTTACGTCGTGGATGAAACAGGGTGGATGAATCTTCTTTCCATCAACAAGGAAATTAATGTCGATAATAACGTAAGGATCGATGAGGAGAGATTTCTGTCATTGACAAAGGGGTTAATTATTGTGATTGACCCGAAGAGTTTACAATTTAAGGATGTACCGAAAGAATTTGAGGGCGCATACTATCAACTTGATTCAGTTAGGTTTGATTCAAATGAAAGGGATAAAACATACCTTCTAAACCTTCAGGAGTATTTCTCAAGTTCCATGTTACCCACAAATATCTGTGACGCGTATTATTTGGACCAAGAATATTTCTATCTGAAAAAAGCGTTGAATTCATCTGCGGGTATAAGTAACGATTTTTCAAAAAATCAATATTTCAAGTGTAACGAAGAATATTTGATGGAGATTAGGGAATTATTCTCAGCCAATGATCAGGATGTTATGCTTGATATCATCGGATTCGCGATCGGGAACACAAATGATATCGCTGAAAGGTGTAGTAATTTCAAGGTCGATCTATCACAACGTCATCTTCCTAAATATAAAATGACCGAGGAGGAGTTCAAGAAATATGATGGATCAAAAGTTGATATGCTTATATCCTTGGTCGCGGATGGGTTTAATAGCATGGGGATAAGTGATGTTGATGAACAAGAGAAGTATCTTGATAGACTTGAAACGGAAATAGATGTAATTAAATACGGAGATGTTGTTGATTATTTCTTGATACTTTGGGATATCACCCAATGGTGTAAACGTCAAGGTATACTCGTAGGGTTCGGCCGTGGATCAGCTTGTGGCTCCCTCGTTGCCTATTTATTGGGTCTGACGCACATTAACCCGTTTGATTACGATTTGCTATTCGAACGTTTTCTGAATAAAGGTCGTATCGGTCAACAAGTTGAAGTGGACGTTGTAAAAATCACATTCGATAATAATTTAGATATAGAGTTGGATTTTGATGATAAAGTGTGTATTTTTAGATCGGGAGAAAAATTAGATGTAAAAGCTCAAGATTTAAAAGATGGAGATAGAATCGTTAGTGTCGGATCAGGAGATATTAGCAAAATGCTCGAACGGACAAAGGAATCCGTTTAAGGGTGACAATAACCTTTATAATATTTTGTATAAAACAACCTGTACGGTAAACGGAAAAGTATATGTTGGGGTTCATTCATCAAAAACAGTGGAAGATTCTTATATTGGTGGCGGAATCAAGACGGATTACTCCACCGGTTTAAAAGATTACAAGGACCCTTTATCAATGTCATTAGGCAATTGCGTGAGATTGTACGGGGTTGGTGCGTTTAAGAGAGTGAATTTGTTGTATTTTAATACCGTAGATGATGCATTGATTCAGGAAAAACGTGTAGTTGATCATCAATGGGTGAGAGATCGACGAACACTAAATTTAAAAATTGGCGGTATTAAGCCGCCGAGACGAGTGGGTGAGAAAAATGGTAATTATGGGAATAAATGGTCCCAAGAAATGAAGGATCATATCTCAGTAATCAGAAAAGACCGAGGTGTTGCGAAAGGGAGTCTTAATCCGAATGCGAAACCGATTGTGATGATAAATATTTATACTTTAGAGGTACATAAATTTCTATCTGCTTATGACGCACAAAAAACATTATCACCGAGTGGTAATCATGATACATTACTTACTTTTCTTCAGAAAGGCAAGCTATTCGAAAGGAAATGGGTTCCTTTATATACGGAGGTGTATTTAAGAGAAACAGATATAAGGAGAAAGGTGATGTCTTTTATTGAAAAATCTAGATTTGTAAAACAGATAAAACAAAATTTGAAATGGAATATATAGTTAAATCAATTAAATTAGAAAAGCGGCAGCGAATCAAGCACGGTTCGCTGCCAGACTAAGGGACATCGATACTGATTTCGAGATGGCGAGAAGACCGGAAGTTAAAAGATACATGGAGGAGCGTTACGGTGCTGATCAAGTTTGCTCCGTGGGAACCTACACGACTCTTCAAGTCAAGGCCGCCGTCAAGGATCTATGTAGGTTGAAAGGTGTCCCCGTCGCCGAGGTAAACTCATTTACTTCTAAAATAGATGGTGTGAAGGATTTTGATGATTTATTCAGAATCGCCTGTCAGAAAAAAGATGTCGCGAATTTCATTAACAGAAACCCGGAGATCATCGAGATGGTCGGCTTGATACAGGGCCAACCGAAGGCGAAATCGATTCACGCGTGTGCCATGATGATCTACCCAGATGAAAAAGACATGTATCATTGGAATCCAATTCGCCGACAGGGTGATATGTTGATCAGCGAGTGGGAGGGTGGTGAACTTGACGCTGCGGGTTTTTTGAAAGAGGATATTCTGGGAATCTTGCAGTTAAGTAAGTTCGGCGACATATTGAAATTAATCAAAGATGATACTGGTGAAGAAATCAACCTCTATGAATTACCCCTTGATGATCCGAAAGTTTATTCGTATTTTCAAAGAGGGTGGAATGGCGATGTATTTCATTTCGGTGCGAAAGGATTAACCGGATATTGTAAGATGTTAAAGCCCGATAACATAACAGAGCTTGTAAACTGTATTGGGTTATATCGACCGGGGGTTATGGAGGGAAATTTTCATAACGAGTATATCCTTCGTAAAAAGGGTGAGAGGGAAGTATCATTTAGAAAAGGGGCGGGAGAAATACTTCAAAGTAGCCGGTATATCATGATATGGCAGGAACAGACAATGAAAATGTTCCAAGTGTTAGGGGGGTTTAATCTTGTTGACGCGGATGGCGCACGCCGGGCGATTGGTAAGAAGAACGTGGAGAAACTTCAACCCTTCAGGGAAAGATTTTTGAAAAATTATATCGAGAATTTCGGTGTTGATCAAAAATACGCGGAAGAGACATGGAAGGAAATTGAGAATATGGCTGATTATCAGTTCAATAGATCCCACGCGGTCGCGTATGCAAACACAGGATATGCGTGCCAGTGGCTAAAAGTGAATTATCCGTTGGCTTTCTGGTCCGTTGCGTTCTCCTACGCTGATGATGATGATTTCCCCGTTTATCTACACGAGATAAATGAAATAGGAAATATCAAGGTGATTCCCCCTGATATTAATGAATCGACGGATAAGATCAAGACAGATTTCACTGATAAAAGTTTGGTGTGGTCAATCTCATCAGTGAAACAGGTCGGCGAGAAGGCACAAGCGGAGATCATGAAGGAAAGATCAGAGAACGGACCTTACTTTGATTTTGATGAATTTTTAGACCGACATTCACAGAAAGGAAGTGCCGTTAATAAAAGTGTTATAGAAAATTTGATTTCATGCGGTGCTTTCGATAAGCTCGAATCAATATCAAACGTTATAGACAGGATAAAACTTATAAAACGATACAGAACTGCTAATAAGGTGAAAATCGACAAGGAGAAAGATGTGTTTGAGTTGAATCCCGGTAAAGTGAAATTAGAGTGGTGGCATAATTTGAGGCAGAAGAAACTGTGCGGCTTGGCGTTTTTCAATTATTCAAAATTATACTTGGATTATTTCAAGGAGATGATCGGCGATTCAGAATATCCTTTCAAAGATTTTTCTGAGATAATTGATGATCCCTTGGAAACGAAAAGTTATAATTTAACAGCCGCGGGTTATGTATATGAAATCGCGATAAAAACTGGAAGAAAGGGGGATTACGCGATCATTACGCTTGAACAGAATTATCAATTTCGAACAGTTGTTTTCTGGTCCAATGAATATGAATCGTTCGAAAATATTTTGAAAAATTGCAAGGATACAATTCTGTTCATGAACGGCCGAACAAACTGGGATGAGAGGAACCAACAAATGGCAATTTACGCGAATGAAAACACGGAAGTGTTGGTATTAACGTAACAGTTATTTTTGATTGTTGTGATTTGATTTTTAAATCGGTATCTTTAAATTACGAAAATGAGATGAATACTGTTGTTCATATAGGAAATAGGCCTGTTGTGCTGATATCAGAAGATTCGGAAGATGAGATAGATATTGACACATTATGTAGGATCGATCATGGAAATTTGTATGGTGAGATAGTGACGGTTTCAGCCTTGTTGAACAAGGTGGGAATCTGGAAAGCGGAGGCGGAGGCACTATATAATAGGAGCAAATTGAAATGTGATATTTACGAAGCGAATTTTCGCAAGGATATTCGTATCGAAGCGAATAAAAATCAAGGAAAGTTTAAATTCGGCGATGATTATATCAAATTAACGGAGAAATCCGTGGATGAGGCCATCTATACTGACGCCGAATTTCAAACATTAAAGGATGATATGATTGAGAACCAGCGGATGTTGAATATTTTGGATTCTTGGTTCTGGGCGATTAATGACAAAAGTAAGAAGTTAAGCTCGATAGTTCGACCCGTATCACCGGAGGAATTTTTATCCGAACTAGTTGAATCAAAAGTAAACACATTTTTAATCAAGAAAGGATTGTAGTATGGATTCATTAATAATTGAGAATATTGAGATCAAACCCTGCCCGGGTACTCTTGGTAGATATGATGTGTTCGAAATAAGAAGCGGAGAGAAAATCAAGGAATCATATTCGAAAGATTTAGCATACGGTGTTACCTTGGAAAGGGCGATATCCCTCGCGGTTGAGAGGGTATCATTTGATACGGCCAGTGATTTAAGTTCATTGTTAAATAAATATCATTTATTGAAGGACGAATTTTTAAGTAAATTATCAGAGTTAGGTAAAAAGATTAATTAAACAGTTTAAAACGTAAAGTTATGGCATTTGACAGAAGTAGATTTAAAGCATCAAGTTTTGAGACTATTCAGAAAGAGGAGCAGAAACAGAAGGAAACGAATAAAACATTTTATCAAACCGATGGACGACGGGCTCCCTTTTACACGATCAGTGACGGACGAAACTGGCTTCGCGTGCTACCATCATCAGACCCGGAAACAGCGGCTTATGTTGCGATGCGTACAACCCAGTTGCCCGTTTTAGATGACGAATGGGAAAACGGTGAGAAAACGGGCCGGAAGGTGATGAAGAATAAGAAAATTTTCATCGCGACAACCCACTGTGACGCGGTTAAGGAATCCGGTCTTCAAGATCCCGTTGAGTTCTACATCCAAAAGGTGTTTGAAAAAGCGGAAGATTTTCAGGATGAGAATGATAAGAAGAAATTCTTATTTCCGATACAGGGTGGCGGATCAGGAAAGAATTGGAAACCTGGGTGTATCCCTCAATCAACCTGGGTCTGCTACGTGCAGGATGCAAAAAGGGATTTGTACCGTCTCGAATTAAGAACAAATTGGTTCAATTTATTGCACAAGAAATCAATCGAATTGGCGGAGGAGTGCAATAAGGTGTCCTTAGATATGTTCTCATCACCTGATGATGGTTTCCCGTTGATTATTGTGAAAGGAACTAAAACACAGAACGGAAAGGAAAGGGTTTATTACGATGTTGAGGCAGGAAAACCCACGGTTGGACAATCATGGGAAGATTTTTTTGAAAAATGCAAGATCTCCGATTCGGAATTAGAAAGATTGGCGGGTCAACCATCTTTGAAAGAATTATACGTTGACTGTTACACAACCCGTGATCTGAATCTCGCGCTAGAGGGGTTGAAGAATCTCGAAGCGCAACACCCGGAGTTCGACGTGTTGAGTGATCCAGATTTTGAAGAACTTGTAAGTAAGTTATATGAAATCGTTCCGGAACCGAAACAAGTTGCCGAGGATGAGGTCGAGCAGGCATTTAAAAAAGAAGAATCGAATGAAGTGACACCACTGAAGATGAAAAAAATGCTTCGTGAGTATATAGCATCCAATTATTCCGACGAAGGGTACACTTTACCGAATTTATCGAAAGAGGATCTTGTTAAGTGGTATCAACTCGCGATGGAGGGGGAAGAATTACCGTTTGATGAAATAGAGGGGGATGAACCCGGAGTCATGGATGAAGTGCCCAATGCATCACCGGTAACCGAAAAAAGAGAGGTAAAACAGGAGGATACAGGTGTTAAGGTTCACGATCCGAAAGATGTGAAAGCTTCTTTAAGAAACATTCTTAATCGAAAAAAATAAGAAAGGGGTAACACCCTTTCTTTTATCAATATGAAATATGGATAAGGATAGAGTCATAGGTGTCATCTCAACGGATTGGCATCTACAACAATCTAATATAGCTATCGTGAAAGATCTTATCGATCAGCAGATCAAACTTGCACAACAACATGATTGCAAGACATTACTCTGTTTGGGAGATGTGTTCGATAGTAGGATTTCACAGAGAGAGGAGGTTTTGAATGCGTTCACAGCGATACTTGACATGATCGGGGAGAATCACATGGTTCTGGGCTGTATTCCCGGAAACCATGATAAGACTGATTATAAAAGTGATAGTAGTTTTTTGGATCCGTTTTATCATCACCCAGCATTTTACCTTCACAGAACCGAGGAATTAATATCAATTCAAGATCTAACGGTGGGTGTTATACCGTTTTATGACACTGAAATATGGTTGGAAAGGTATGAGAAGCTGAGGAGAAAGATCTCCGAGAATGGTATCGTGGCGTCGACACCCAAAGTATTGCTGAGTCATACCGCGTTAACAGGAAGTGTCAATAATGATGGCTCAAAAGTTATAAGCAAGATCACACCTAAGTTATTGAAAGAAACCTTCACGAGGGTTTATCTCGGCCACTATCACAACGCCCAGGAAGTATCACAGGGAATATATCACCTATCTTCGATAAGGCAGAATAATTTCGGCGAGGATCCGGAAAAAGGCTTTTGGTTGCTACATGATGACGGGGAAGTGATTTTTGAGAAAGCACGATTCAGGGAATACCGTTCATTCAAGATTGACCTAGATAACATATCGAAATCAGAACTAGTTAAACTCGCGGAAGAGCAAGACACATCGAATTCAAACGTGAAAATTGAATTTATCGGATCTGAAAGTAAACTTAAATCACTTGCCGATGAAATTTTCACGGAGAAGGGTATTATTGTGAAGAAACGGAGAAAGGATATAGAGTGCGATGTTGTTCCCGTTAACGGAGAAGAAAATAATCCGGTGTCGAAAGCAAGCATGAAAGATGTGTTTAAAAAATTCTGTGACGAGAAAAAATATGATTTTAACGCGGGATATAATTTCCTGAAAAAATACGTTGAGTGATGGATTTAAAAAGTATGATTGCCGGAATTGAGAAAGAGTTCGGTAAGGAAGCGATATGTGGTAGTTACATAGATGTTGAGAGAGTGTCATCTGGTTCGTTAATCCTAGATAGAGCTCTGGGTGGGGGTTACGGACTGGGTAGGTTGGTTGAGATATTCGGACATGAAAGTAGTGGTAAGACCAGTTTGGCCATTCACGCGTGCAGGGAAGTGCAGGATATGGGTCGCTCGGCGGGTTATATCGATACCGAGCAAGCAATGGATCCTGATTATATGAGGGCACTCGGGGTTGATTTGAGCCCGGAAAAGTTTGTGTTAAGTCAGGCAGATTCGGCAGAGATGGCCCTTTCCATCATGAGGAGGATGTTAGATTGTCCGGATATCGGTATAATTATCCTTGACTCCATCGCCGCGCTGGTACCCAAAGCGAGGATAGATGGTGAGGTCGGTGACGCGGTAATCGCATTAGTTGCCCGGTTAATGAGTGCTGAGTTACCCCTTATAGCTCAGAAGGCAAAGAAGAATAAGACGTTGGTTATATTCATAAATCAATATCGAAGTAATATCGGATTTATGGGTGCGGCGAACACAACGCCCGGAGGAAACGCGATGAAATTTTACGCATCCCAGCGTATTGAGATTTGCAGGATGGGTAATAAAAAAGAGGGCGATGACGTCACGGCTATCCGGAGTAAGGTCACCGTTAAGAAAAATAAAATAGCACCACCGTTTAAGCAGGCGGAGATTTCAATCGCTTTCGGTAAGGGAATCGATATCATGCAAGAAATATTAGATTTATCGATCGAGCAGGGTATCGTCAAGAAAAACGGAAGTTGGTTTTCCTACAATGGAACGAGTCTGGGTCAAGGCGAGGTGAATGTCAAAACCGTGCTATCCGATAACCCGGAATTATTGGAGGAAATACGCAAACAGATAAAATTAGATTAACATGCAACCGATAAAATTAAAGTTAACGAATTTTCTTTCGTTCAGGGAACTTGAATATGATTTCGAGGAAGGTCCGGTACTTCTGGTTGGTGAGAATAGATCCGATGAGGGTCAGGAGAGTAATGGAAGTGGGAAGACCGCTATTCAATCCGCGATAGAGAAGTGTTGGTTGGATTACACTTCTAGAAAGAATGTCCGAGACATTGATTTAATTAGAAGGGGCCAGAAGGAATCGGTTATCGAATCATGGATTTATTGCCCGGTAAGGGATCAAGTTCTCCATATCAAAAGGGTTTTGACGAGAAAGGGGAACAAGCTTGAACTCTATATCAATGATGAACCCATTCAATTCGCGACAGTGAATGATGGGAATAATCGAATTATCGAATGGATCGGTATCACAAAGGAGGATCTGAGTAATTATTATATAGTGAACAAAGAGCGTTTCGCATCTTTCTTCTCATCATCAAATTCACAGAAACTTCAATTGATGGCCCGATTTAGTAACGTAGGTTTTCTTGATGATATTGATAATGATATCAAAGTTGGGATATCAACGAAAGAACATGAAAGGTCAAGTATTCTTGAAAAAAAATCATTTATTCAAGGAAAAATTTCGGTTTTCGAGGAACGGATTAATGAATGTTCCCTTGAGAAGTTTGAGAAAGCGAAAGAGGAGGCGATATCAAAGTACAGGGATGAGATAGATAATTATGAAAATTCAATCGAATCGAGTAAAAATACGATCAACCATCTTTCGACTGAAAACGAGGATATTAAGAGGGAGCTGGTATCCGTTAATAAGAAATTAAAGGAATACACGGACTCGCTCTCACGAAAAGTTGATGAACATTCATTGATAAACAAAAAAATTAGTGAGATCGAAGCGGGTTTGAAGGGTTATCGCGAGAGGGAGATTGAATTGAATTCGGCGGTAAAGGACGCGGTTGACACTGAACGTGAAATTGAAATGGCACTTGGTGAGATAAACAAGAAACTCGCGGGTATTATTACCTGCCCCAAGTGCGGCCATAGATTCCTCGTTGATGAGGATTCGGATGTTGACGAAGAGGAATCGAAGAAGGTGGAAATTCTTTCATTGAAAAAAGAGATTGGAAAATCCATCCAATCGTTAAGGAACGATTTATCGCGATTGGAGGACGAAAGCCGCGAATCAACGAACTCATTAAAATCGGAGAGGGAGATTGAGATATCTTTTTCCCGTGAATTATCGTCTTTAAGGAAAAATATTATCCAAATTGAAGAAGACATCGATAAAAATCAATCGATGATTGAAAACAATAATAGACGTATTAAATTGGAGGAAAAAAGTATACTCGATAGTAAGAACGAGATAACAAAATGGGAAGAATGTATTAAAAAAATGGGTGAGAAAGATCCGGGTGATTCGTGGGAGGAGGAGATAACGAGAAGAAGGACGGATTTATACGAAGCCCAGGTGACGCTAAAAGATATCAACGACCTTTTAAAAGAAGTTGAGTCGGAGATTGAAAATATGAGGGTTTGGCTCATTCAATACAAGGAATTCAGAATGTACCTTGCGAATATCAGCATCAAAGAGATACAATATAATTGTAATGAGATGTTGAAGGATATGGGATCCGATTTACGGGTTAGTATTGACGGTTTTAAAAGAAAAGCTGATGGTACAATTAAGGAGGAGATTACACCGACAATCATAAGGGATGAGGCTCTGTCGTTCAATTCTTTTTCGGGAGGTGAGCGGGGTAGATTGGAATACGCGATGATACTTGCGCAACAGAAAATGATCAATAATTCAAGTAAACATAACGGTTTGAATTTTTTATTCACGGATGAGATAGCGGAAGGAATCGATGCGTTGGGTTTAAAATCCCTCGTGAAATCATTGAATCAATTTTCATTTCCCATGATGATAACGACTCACGTTGTGAACCAAGCAGTTGGAAGTAAGGTTTTGAAAGTTATTAAGGAAAACGACATAAGTAGGATAGAATAATGAAAGAGAAAGTTTATATTGGAATTGATCCCGGAAAAGCGGGTTTTATATGTATCCTAGCACCGTATGAAGAGATCGAATTCATACCGATTCAAAAAGATCCGAAAGCGGAATTCGATTTGTGGCATGTTAGAGGTGTTATTGAAGGTATATTCACTCGGTTTGAGAGCATGGATATTGTTGTTGGCATCGAATCAGTTCATGCGTTATTCGGTGCGTCAGCGGGTAGTACGTTTAACTTCGGTTATATAACCGGGGTGTTGAACGGTCTCGTCGCGGCAAAAGGTGTCACCATTGTTAACCCACAGCCGAAGGAATGGCAGAAGGTTATGTGGGAGGGCGTGGGTCTGATTAAGAAGAAATCATCGTCCGGGAAGACCGAGGTAACCGACACGAAGGCAACCTCCATCAAAGCCTGCAAGAAGTTATTCCCCACCGTTGATCTTAGAAGGACTGAAAGATCAACGAAGATGGATGATAATAAATGCGATAGCTTGCTCATCGCGATGTACTTAAAACGTAAAAATTTTTGATATGGCGACGAAATTTTATTGTCGAAATGAGAAATGCGACAAGTACAATGAAGAAATTCATTTTAATTCGGTTAGTTACGTGATTCGGGATGGACATCTCACGCCAAAGGAGAGACTTGTTTGCGATCATTGCAATCAAGAAGTTGAGATGGTGAATGTGAAAAATGAAGGGGGTGCGGGGTTTAATCTTGCACGGTTTGATTCACTCTCCAATGATGATAAGAAGAGATGGATAATGGAGAGAAATAAAAAAGTTCGAAAACACGATGCTGAGATGAAGCGATTCTATGAAAAGAAGATTCTCGGTACAAATTTGGATTGATATGGCGGAGTTATTAACAAACAATATCTGGGAAGTTTGTTTGGGTATTGTCAAACATCAAGGAGTTCAGCTCATGGTCCTTGAAAATTTCGGGGAATTGAGCTTCTGGATCGTTGACAGTTTTTCAACAAAAGGTATCGGTCAAAGCTACAATGAGTTGACTGGGAAAGATATCACACAGTATTTATCTCACCAAGCGTTTTATTCACCAAGTGGAAAATCCTTGTTGGAACAAGCGCAGGGGGTGAAACGGGTGACAATGAAGTTTGGGCACGATAATTATATTTGGGTCTTAAATGTTGAGTGACCATGTGAGGAGGAATTTTCCTCCTCTTTTTACATGAAACTTTTTCGCAATTCTGTTGGCAAATAGATAAACATTGTGTATCTTTATGGTGTTGAAAGATAAGAACAAGATTCAATAAATACGATTGTGAGTAAAATAATTAGAATGGAAAGGGTTACCTCATGGGGGAGGGCTCTTAATGCAGCGAGAAGAACGGTTGGCAAACGACCTTTAGACAGGGAGCCTTCAAAATCATGGGAAGCGAAAATGCTACTGGCAGAGCATAGCCCGATTCGGTTGGTTGAATTCGAATGGACGTGGCAGGATATAAAACAATGGATCACTGTTCATCTAGTGAGACATCATGAGGGATGTGAGAAATTTATTCATTCCCAGAGAGAGGATCGGAGGAATTTGATTGTACCCCGGGATAAACTCGAACAAGGTTCACTGAATGACATGGATATGACTGCTAACGCACAAGCGTTAATAAATATATCGAAGGTTCGTCTCTGCATGAAGGCATCGAAAGAAACGAGAAGGGCGTGGCGTCAGGTTATAGACGCGGTGAGGGAGATAGATCCTGTGATGGCGGATAAGTGCGTACCGTCCTGTGTATACAGAGGTTTTTGCCCGGAGATGGAGGGGTGCGGGTATGATAAAACGAATGAATTCCAAGAAGTGTTGAAACAATATAGAAAAACTGATTATGAGAACTGATGTTGAGATTTTGGTTGAAAAAATACTGAACGCGAATAATTTATACAGAAAAGGATCTCCCATTATGACTGACGCGGAGTATGATTCATTGATCGATGACTTACGGGCGATAGAACCCGACCATGCGCTGTTGAAGAGAAGCGTTATCGAGTCGGTAAAAGGTAAGGATCGAGTGAGTAAACTCCCTCTACCAATGTTTAGCTTGGAAAAAGTTAAAACGATGGATGAGGTTATCTCGTGGTTAAAGTGGTTAAAAACGTTCCCCGGGGAAACAAAATTGGTTTTGACACCTAAATATGACGGCATTTCCCTCCTCACGGAGACGGGTCTTTACGGGAAGGCTTGGACAAGAGGTGATGGTGATGAAGGTCAGGAGAGTTCGGAAAGGTTCAAACTTTTATGGTACAGGCGCCGTGGTATGATCCATTTGAGAGAGATTGGCGCGCATTACTGTTGGGGAGAGGCTATCATGAGAAAGGATGAATTCAAACCGTATCTTGAAAGTGGCGAGTACAAAACGGCTCGAAACATGGTTGCCGGTCAGTTTAACGGTGATAAATGGCGAGCTGATATTATGACAAAAATTGACTACGTTATTTACGGTTGTGATCTTGATCTCGATAAATCGATCCAGATGGCCGAACTGAAACAGGTTAGTGATATCAAGTACGAGGTTACCACTGTTCATGAAATATTGGATAATCCCGATATCTTCCAGCAGCTATACGATGAGTGGGGCGATGTTTATAACATTGACGGTATCGTCATGGAGATCAGTTCCGTCGATCTTAGAAAGGAGTTGGGAAGATTGCCAAATGGAAACCCACGATATGCCGTGGCAGTGAAATTTCCTGAATGGAATGATAGTAAGCTAACGAAGGTAACAGGTATCACGTGGAAGATCAGTAAGGACGGTCTCTCAAAACCGGTGATTAACATAGAACCCGTTGAGCTGGCCGGTGCGACTGTGACAAATGTTACAGGACATAACGCGGCGTATATCGTGGATAATTGTATTTGCGAGGGAGCGAACATCAAGGTTAGGAGATCCGGCGATGTCATACCGAAGCATGATAAAACGATAATGTATGATGCACCGGATTATGAAAAGATGCGTGATGATATGATTATATGTCCGAGTTGCGGGAGACCATTGCGCTGGGATAAGAACCTTGTCGAACTTGTTTGTGTTAACCGAGATTGCAAGGAAAAGATCATCGCGAGAAACCTGTTTTTCTTTGTCACGATGGGTATCGAGGAGATAGGTGAACCAACCGTTAAGAAATTATACGAAAACGGTTATAAAACGATCAAGGACATATTATCAATGTCAAAAGAGGCTTGGACCAAGATAGAGGGACTTGGCGTGGCGAATTATGATAAGATCTTTTTACAGATAGAGAAGATCGGGCTGTTCACCGAGATACCCCTCGCGAGACTTTTAACCGCGTGTAACGTTTTCGGTGGCGCGTTCGGTGAGAAAACATGCCAGTTAATTTTCGATAACATTGATGATGTTGAGTTTGATGAGATATGGAGGAAGATACCTTCCCCGGAACATCGCCGGTTCGACCTTGAAAATCGTCTACGGGAAATCAAAGGGATCGGCGCCATTGTGGCATCAAAATTTCTATCAAGCATGATTGAACTAGACAAGGACATGATACCCTTGGATAAATTTAAAACGTATATTCGAAAAAAGAGAACTGAGTGCCAGGGTAAATCTTACTCAATATGTTTTTCTGGTGTGAGGGATAAATCGCTCGAAAGTGAATTAGAGGGGAGGGGTCATAAAATAGTGTCGGGGGTTAGTAAAAACACGGATATTCTGATCGTCAAGGATGTGAACGGGAATTCTTCAAAGATTAATAAAGCGAAGGAACTCGGCGTTGATATTTTATCGATCGATGACAGGGAGGGTATTTTGTCGAAAATTAACGGGTAGCTATGCGGTATTTTTATTTGGAGAAGACATATATCTATGTGGGTTTCAAATATGATCCATCACTTGTATCCATGCTCAAGCAAATCGGTGGTTTCTTCTACAATCCCCAAACGAAGGAATGGTACCGTGAGATCTCGTTGGATAAGGGTAAACTGATAGAACGATTCCTTGAACAGAATGATTTTGTAAACAAGAGACCTCAACCTTCATTGGATAATCTCACTCTCCCAGAATACGAGGAGATTATTTCGTTGGAAAATATAAAGGAATTGATAAATGATCTTCATCTGAAAAGAAATTTACGTGATTATCAGATTGAATGCATTCATTACCTTGCAAATCACCCTAACGCTATAAACGGGTGTTCACCGGGATTGGGAAAAACGGGTGTGTCAATCGTTTTAGTTGAAGCACTTCAATTATTTCCATGTCTCGTCGTAACTCCCGCGTCGGTAAAGTATGGGTGGAAGGCTGAGTGGCAGAAATGGGTTGATATGAGAAAGAGAAAAGTTCAAGTACTTGAAAGCAAGGACAAATGGAAACCTCACCAAGATGTTTACGTTCTAAATTATGACATATTGTATAAGAAGGATAAGGAAAATGGTATTCAAATTAGATTCCCCGAATTATTGGAAATGGAGTGGGAATCAATGTTCTTGGATGAAGCGCATATGTGTAAAAACAAAAAGAGCCTCCGAAGTGAATGGGTTAGGAAAGTGGCGAAGAAATCACAGTTCATTTACCCCCTAACGGGTACGTTGGTTATGAACAGACCCGCAGAATTGATCAATATACTCGAATTAACGGGATGGTTCAAAGAACTGTTTAACGATTGGACTTCATTTGTTTACAGGTATTGTAATGGAAAGAAAAGGTGTGTGAGGGGTCAATCCTACGGCTGGGATATTTCTTGTGCGAGCAACACGTTGGAATTAAATAAAATCATATCGAATTCATGTTATTTTAGAAAAGAGAAGAGAGACGTTCTTACAGAGTTACCTCCGTTGATTGAGAATGTCATTCCAGTTCATATCAGTAATATGAAAGAGTATAAAAAGGCGGAGAATAGCCTGATCGATTATCTGAGTAAGATTGATATTGAACGCGCCGAGAAGGCGGAGAACGCACCCCATCTTGTGAAGTTAAGCACGTTGAAAGAATTGTCTTTGAAGGGAAAGATGAAGGATATAGAAGTGTTTCTTAATGAATGGAGGGAGATTTCAGAAGAAAAGCTATTAATATTCGGTGTTAGAAGGGAGCCTTTGAAAAAACTTGCCGAGAAGTACCGAAGTCCGATTATTCAGGGTGGTATGACTGCGAAAGATAAATTTGACACTGTTCAAACTTACAGAACGAGCGGCGAACAGTTTTTATTCGCGAATATAGACGCGGTGGGAACTGGTGTCGATGGATTACAGGATTGCTGCAGTAACCTCGCGTATATAGAATTGCCGGATAAGTTCACAACATTGGATCAGACAAATTCCCGATTGGAGAGAATGGGGCAGAAAAATAACATAAACGTGTTTTACCTTCTCTGCCCGGATACCATCGACACGTACATGGCGGAACTGGTTGAAGGTAAGAAAAAAGTCACGGATGCTATAAATAAGGGGGTGGACGTTGATGTCAGTGAGATAGATATTAATTTCATGGTGATGAAAAGATTGAAGGATTCAGGAAAATAATCTCTGTTTTTGTTGATAATTCGATACACTTTGTGTATCTTTAGAGTGTTGAAATAATAAAAGAACTAAAGGTAAGAGGATATGAGAACAGTTTTTCGAATTTATGAACTAAAAAGCGCTTTCGATCTGGGCATCGAAATAGATAGATACACCAATTACATGGTAATGTGTAGGGTTGGGTATGATTATGAAACCTACGAGGCCGCGGAGGAAAAGATATCCAAGTTACTAGCCGAGGCAAACTGGGAACCTGAATACTGTATTAAAAAAGTATACATTAAATAATATCATGAAACTTGATAAATACAAACAGGCTATTTCAGACGCGTACATGAATTCGAATAGCAATATATTCGTTAACGCTAGCGCGGGATGTGGAAAAACGAGTTTATTACTTCATTTATTGGAAGTTACGCCATCATACAAGGATTGTTTATTCCTCGCTTTCAATAAAAGTATAGTCGAGGAATTAGAATCAAGGTGCATGGGAAGGGCGGAGGTGAAGACTATTCACAGCAAGGCGTTTTCCACCCTTTTAAGTAATAAAAGATGTAAGTTTAAATTATCGAAGTGGAGAGATTACGCGGTTTGCAAGGAATATCTCGTTCCCGGTTGGAAAATGGTGGAAGATAAAAAGATAAATGGCAGGATAATGAACATATCCCGTCTTTACCAGTTCGCTCGCATGAATCTTGTTGACGTGAATGACAGGGAGCAATTGGAGGGTATTTGTGATAGATGGGGTATTGATTTTGACACCTCCTACTGTGAAGATTTAAAGAAGTTCGTCGAGGTTATTGATAAGAAAACGAATGGCTTGAGGGTGAATCAGCTGGATATAGATTTCACCGATCAACTTTACCTAACTTATAAATATGTTCGCCAGGAATCGTATCCTAAATATGATGTCATATTCTGTGACGAAGCACAGGATCTTAACCCGTTACAGAGAGAGTTGATCCTTCGCATGTTGAAAGAGAACGGGAGATTGATAACGGTGGGTGACTTTTTTCAATCGGTGTATGGATTTCAAGGTTGTTCGACGGATTCCTTTAAAGCGTTTCAAGAAAGGCCGAATACCATTTCTTTACCATTAAGTTTAACCTATCGATGCGCGAAAAATATTGTGAAAGAAGCGAGGAAATACTCTCCCGATATAGAGGCGTTACCTGACGCGCCGGATGGCGAGGTAAGGTTCGGAAAGCTTGATGAGGTTAAAAGTGGTGATTACATTATATGTCGGAATAACTTACCGCTAGTTGAAACGTTCATAAAGTTATTGAGGGATGGAAAGAAATCCGTTATTCTCGGAAAAGATTACGGGGAAGGTTTGCGATCCATTCTATCGAGTATCAATTCGCTTGTTGATCTGAAAAAGATGCTGGAAGAAAAAAGAAAAGAGCTAGAAGAAAGGGGTATTAAAAATTTCCAAACTAACGAGGGGTATGTCGCTTTGGCAGAGAAAATTCAAATTATCATGATACTCGTTCAATCTTTTGGTAGCGTTGAAGCGGTTAAGAACCAAGTGAACGAAATATTCGGGGATAAATCGGATGATAAGATTATTCTTTCCACTATTCACAAAAGTAAAGGGTTAGAGGCTGAGAGAGTGTTCATCCTAGGATTTCATGAACTGATACCTAGTAAATACGCGACAACCGAACTCGCACTTTACGGAGAAAAATGCCTTCAATTCGTGGCGGTCACACGAGCAAAGAACACGTTAATTTTTTTACCATATAAAGAGAAAAATGAAAAAACCGAAATTGTACATTGAGACAGGTTTTAACCACGGGGTGATATTGGTTTGTGCCAATAAAATATCCGTATTGGAACCCTATTTACCTGATTTGAAGAGAATTCAAAATCACATGATTTACGAGAGAAGGGCCTGTGAATTGGATAAAAATAGGCACCCGAAACCCTTGGTTATCGTGTTAGAAAATGGTATCTTTAATTCTGTTTTGCGAGAACTGGCACGCAAGGGCGGGCGGGTTAAATCACTCGATTATATCAATTTAATAGTTCAATCGGGTAACCTACCGATCTGTCGTGTCGTACCTCGTGACGAGAATGAGATATAGTTTTTAACATTTGATATATGGAGAATATTGTAAACAGTAGAAAAGAGATCGGAGACTACATCTTTGTCAGCAAGTACGCCAGAACGGTGAACGGGAAGAAGGAAACGTGGGATCAGAGTATCGATCGCGTGATGGAAATGCATTGGAGGCATTTGGCAGATGATATGACCATTTCGGATTCATCTCTCGATGATTTATCAAAAGAAATGAGTTTCGCTGAGAAACTTTACAGGAATCAAGTTATTCTTGGCGCGCAACGAGCGCTTCAATACGGTGGTAACACACTATTGAAACACCACGCTCGAAATTATAACTGTGCCGGTTCATACGCGAACAGAATTTCATTTTTTCAAGAATTGATGTATCTCCTGTTGTGCGGTAGCGGAACGGGGTATTCCGTTCAAAAAGTTCACGTCAATCAACTCCCTAAAATGAAGGGCGTTGATATGTCAAAACAAACCACTTATGTGATAGATGATTCGATCGAGGGATGGTCCCATGCTGTTAACGCGTTAATCGAATCACATTATTTCGGACTACCGGAAGTAGTTTTCGATTCATCGAGAGTGAGGCCGAAGGGTGCGTTTATTACCGGTGGGTTTAGAGCGCCCGGTCCGGAACCGTTAATGAAATGTCTAAGTAAGATGGGTAAGGTTCTCGGAAAGATAAGGGGGAGAAAGGCGACACCGTTCGAGGTTCACAGACTAGCCTGTTTGATCGCCGATGCTGTCATTTCGGGGGGTATCCGCCGGTCTGCCCTGCTCTGCCAGTTTGATGCCGACGACAGGGAAATGTTAACCTGTAAAACAGGTGGTTGGTTCAGTGAATTCCCGGAACTTGCAAGGGCGAATAACAGTGCCATCATATTACCCTCAACCCCGAAAGAGGTTTATGAGAACATCTTCTCATCAATTAAGCAATTCGGTGAACCGGGGATCATCTTTTCATTTCACCCGGATATTGTGTATAATCCATGTGTGGAAGTATCCGGTTACCCACAAATAGAAATCAATGGTGAGATCCAGTACGGGTGGTTTTTCTGTAACCTAACCGAGATTAACGGATCAAAGATAAAAACGAAGGAGGAATTTTTTGACGCATGCCGGGGAGCTTCCGTGCTGGGAACGATTCAGGCATCATACACATCATTTAAGGTTTTAACCAAGGCATCCTGGCTGATCGCGGAAAGAGATGCCCTTATAGGGGTCGGTATAACGGGTATGTGTGAGAACCCCGAAATTCTTTTCAATCCCGAAATTCAAGACGAAGGTGCGAGATTGGTTCAAAAAACGAATGTCAAAATGTCCCGTATAATCGGTATCAACCCGGCCGCACGATGCACGGTGGTTAAACCGTCAGGGAATTCAAGCCAACTACTCGGTTGTACAAGCTCAGGAATACATAAATTTCCGTTTAAAAGATTCATCCGAAATATTCAAGCCGCCAATACCGAACAGGCGTTGAGATATGTCAAAGAGATCAATCCGATGATGGTTAAACCGTCAGTGTATGACAAGGAAGTTGAAAGTGTCATTTCATTTCCCGTTGAACTCGATGATAACGTGTTAACGTCCGAGTATTCATCAGCCGTCGATTTCCTTGAAATGGTTAAGATGACAAAAGCGCATTGGATTGAGAACGGAACGAATTTTGACCATCAGTTTTACAAGAAACATCCGAAATTCGCGAAGATGAGGATGAATGTATCCAACACTTGCATGGTTAAGGATGATGAATGGGATGAGGTGAAAGAATACGTGTGGAATAACAGAGATGTGTTTTCAGGTATAAGTTTCCTCCCTAAAGGAGGTGACCTTTTATACCCGCAAGCGCCCTATACCAGCGTTTTGGATGAGAAAGAACTGGCGGAGAGATACGGTGCGGGTGCGATACTTGCCGGTGGTTTGATCGTTGATGGGTTGGCTGTATTTAACGATGATCTCTGGCTGGCCTGTGATGTCGCGATGGGTAGGAACACGCATCACCTAACTCTCACGGATCAGGATATAACCAATTTCATCCTCTCCCATTTGAAGAATGGGAAGTTACTTGTCGAAGTGAACGGAGTGATGATTAGTGATGTTAACGCGATATCCTCTCACCTACAATCCCTCGTGGATAAGAAAATTGATTGGGTCCGCAGGTTCAAGAAATTCGCCGGGAAATACCTGGGAGGGGATCTCACGAAGACCGAGTTCTGCTTGAAACATGTTTCATTATTCCATCGTTGGCAGAAGTTGAAGGATATGAAACATATCGATTGGTCCTTGATAACGGACTGGGACGAAGAATGGGTTGACGCGGGATCGACCGTCGCGCAAGCGTGTTCGGGGGGTTCCTGTGAATTGAAATGATTTTCATCTTTCATATATTTTAATTTTTAGTTTAATATCGAGGAGGAATTTTTCTCCTCTTTTTTATCTTTTTACATGAACTTTTTCCTGATTTTTGTTGGCAAATAGATAAACATTGTGTATCTTTATGGTGTTGAAAGATAAGAACAAACGAACTAAAAACAAGAAGATATGAAAACGAACGCTGAAAGAAAAAACGAGATAATTTCAAAGTTAAGAAGCTTAGCTGAATTGGAGGAAGAAAGAGAACATATTGATTTCGAATTGGAGAAGGCAGTCACCATGAATGATAACGATCGGTATTATGAAGCCGTTTCGGCAAGGGTTGATCAGGATACCAAGATCAACCGTTTGATGGGAACGATCAAAAGAATGATCAAAAAATTGATGAACGATATTTACGGTTCATGGTCATGGATTGATGAAAATGATTTCGTTGAGATAGTTTCAAATTTCAAGAGATTCGCTTGATATGGGCGAATCTCACAATAACACTAAAAATTATGAGACAAGTATCGAAAATTGATTATTCACATTTCACGATCCCGTTGGTTAAAGATCCAACAGAGATCCATGTGTTAAGTGTTAGTTCTGATAAATGTTTACCTGTGAGGGCGAGGGGTGGTATGAAAGATTATTTAATCAGAACATGGTTGTTCACGCGGCCTTTATTGGAAGAGGCTGCTCGCATATTAAACTTACATCGAAATGGTAGTCGGCGTGAATTAGAGGAAAGATTGAAGGAAAGATCGTATCGGGAGCTAAAGAGCGTTATATCTGGAATGTATTCAAAAACAAATTTTACGAAAGATGGAAAACAAAGAAACTTGTAAGGATGAGCAGGGTTTGGTACCCAATGATTTTAGAAGTGGGAGAGAAAGACGTCGTGAAAGGAGGAAACAAGAAAGAAAAGCTAGATGGTTGGAATGCCAGAAATTAGAGTCTTTCTATTTCGGTAAGTTGGGTAAATCAAGGAGATCAGCCGTTCTTGGAAAGAAAAGGATTATAGGAGTTGATTCCGCAAAGTCAGGGAAATGATTACACGTTTGAATTAACGCAAATAATTGATCAATCATGGCTAATTTATTGAGATCGCTGGGTGTATTTATGCTGATGTCAGCTTGCGAAGCCCAAAGAAATTATTTCGATATCACAAAACCTATGTTTAATGATACCAAGGTTAATTACAAGGGAAATCAAAGTAGTGAAATTAAAGCTGGGAAGAACATCAAACCCTATATGGGTAAGAAGAAAATAAGTAGGAAACAACGTAAAATCAAGAGAAATAAAAACTGACTTTATGAATAAGAGAAAGGCGAAATCAATAGCTTACAATTATTTTGCTAGTCTCGTTGACGAAATGGTCAACAATTGTGATTGGAGCGTGTATTCTACCGATGACGCACAATTGATCATACATTACATAGATGAGATCGGGATGTCAATGAGAGAAAAGGCAAAGAAATTAGAAGCACCACTCAAAGAGAAGTTAAAATAAAGAACATTTATGGAAATATTTCCTCTAACATTAAAATAGTTTGAATCATGGACGTTAAAGACATTAACCTAAACGATTACGAGATATCTCCTCAGGCGGATAAAGATATTATCGTGTTAAGAAAGAAGAAAAGCAAGTACCCGAAGTGGGAGGATTTAGGCGAAATCAGAGGGTATCATATTTACCCTGATTCTTCTATTGGAGCATTAACCGAAGCTTACCGTACAAGTAGGGGCAACGGAAATGTATTCCTTACTGAAAAACATGCAAAATCAGCATTGGCAATTGCTCAGATTTCACAATTAATTCCATATTACGGGGGAGAGATCACAAATGATGAATGGAAGGATAGTTCTATCAGAAAATATATTATTTTTAGAAAGATGAGCTATGTTGGGAGGTGTGAAGCTTATTCTAATTATGAATTCCTAGCTTTTCACACTGCGGAACAAAGAGATGAATTCTTGAAGAATAATGAACAATTAGTTAAGGATTATTTAATGATTGAGTGATATGAAAAAATACGAATCAAAAATAGAGGTGGTGGCAACGGAGATAACCGCCGGTGAATATTCCAAGAAAATCGGTTATGAAATCCTGAACTCGGACGGTGTACCTCGCGATAAGGACGAGCCGGGTTACCGAATTAAAGGACCGGGTTTCGTGAAATGGATGCCGAAGGAGGATTTCGAAGATGAATTCCGGTGTGTTGAAACTTGGAAGGATAGGTTGATCATCGAACGGGATGAATTGCTAGTTAAGGTGATCAAGTTAAGGGATTTCATCAACTCTAAAACGTTCAATCACGTTAGTGATAAACAGGAATACCTTCTACGTGAACAATTACACCACATGCAGTGTTATTTGGATATTCTGGATGACCGTTTAACCAAGTGAAACAATATGAAGAAAATACCTGCATCTCTTCAAAAAATGAGATATGATAAACAAGGAGAAATTGTGCAAGTCGTTTGCTTGGTTGACTCCGTGACAAAAGGTGGTGAATATACACTCTGCGGTAACGCTATACCCGATTCTGCAATGGAATATGAAGGAGCTGAAAGGGTTGATGAAGGGTTTTGCGGCTCTATCCGAGATGTAACGTGTGCTGATTGCATTAATAAAATTACCTATATCAGATCATTAAAATAACAGTATGAGCAAAAATACAAATACAGAAAATCCAAAGCCTCGCAAAGTAACCATTACGTATCCCGAGTACGAGGCTATACGCTACGGGATGAATGAAATAGATAATTTAATCATGTCCGGGGATGCTTCTAAAGAAGCTGTCGAATTGGCTAAAAAACATTACGACAGTTTGAAGAAATTGGTCAATAAAATAATTAAGTAGAAAACAAATGAAGAATACCATTGATAAACACGAATTAACAGACAAGCAGATCGACGCTTGTAAAGGTATCGAGAAAGCGTTTAAGAAGGCACGTAAACTGGGACTATCATTTCTTGCGAAACAAGATTCGATACACGCTTACCGTTCAAAATCTTTGGATCATGCGGTCCCTTTACATGAACACTCTTACGGGGAAGCTATCCCTTATTACAGCCTTAACGGGTGTATTACAGATTCAGGGGCGGATGATGAAGAACATTTTCCTAAAGGTTTTATCGAACGTTAAAATAATTTGAATCATGGAATTACAAGAAATAGTGAATAGGAGCGTATCAGAAAAATATATTTATCCGGATGTATTTACTGATGATTGCGGACTCGATTCCGTCATCCCCGGAGAGTCCCTTCATGCGATTCCCTCTTGGGGATGGAGACCTTCCAACATGATAAGGAGGGTTACGTTATGCATAAGCACATTCCGGGGAATAAGCTGCAACGCTATACATTATTACGGGGTATTGGATATCCAGGGCGTTTACCTGGAAGTGGACGGGGAGCCCGGACATTCCCTGCCATCGTATGTTTGGGAAAGAGATTTTCCTCTATCTAGTGGTTCCTATACTCTTAAACTTATGCGTCCTGTCACGAAAGAAGATAAGGATGAGGACAAGAAAGCCTGTTGCGAAGCTGATGTTCGTTTTAGATATCAGGAAGTGGGAGACTTAACAGAACGGTTTAATTCCATCGATGAATTAATTGAATTTGCAAAGGTTGTCTTTAAAAATAGGTTTAAAGGTAAATGGGAACTTTATGTAAAATCACCTTTTGATAAGTATAAAGGAAAAATTTCAGTTTAACTCAGTAAAAACGATATGAACCATGGAAGAATATAAAGCAGGCGAAGTGTGCGATAACAGCGAGGAGGATTCGTGAAAATTCGACGGATTATTGGGGGAGTTAGTGTAAAAAGTGTATCTTTACTTATTAAATCAGAATAACACACCATATGGAGATACAAGAATTAAGAGAGACGATTAGGGAGAACCTCCCTGATTACATAAAAGGTCAGAAGGACGAAATCCAAGAACATTACATCGAATATGAACTTCTGAAACGGTACTGGGAAACGTTCCCGGAACGGTACTTTCATTTCACGAACCGGCAGGGTGTGGAGTGCTCGGTCGACACTAACACAGTGAACGTAAGATTATCCGTCAAGAAACAGGGTGGAACTGACGAGCAGGCGGAGGCGGCAGTACAACATAGGAACACTTACGCCCTCCCTATCATACGAAGGATGAGCGCCCATAAAGGTAAGATCAAGGGTCTGTTCGGAACGAAATATAGCCCGGCGATCGTGGAACACGCTGATGAAATCATCGATTTGTTCGCCCAGTTCTATACCGTTAATGATATCATTAACGTTTTGAAAGTGAAAAAGGGGTATTCGGTGTCACCGACTTTACTGAAAGTATTCTACCAAGATAACCGGGAAACGATAGAGAGGAGAAAGTTGAAATTCATAGATTCAAAGAAGGATTTCTTCATAGCGACGGAAACGGGTAGGTTACAGGTTCTCAACGAGTTACTTCTCACATGGAGGATGAAGTTCAGTCAGGAGGAGAAGATTTCGTACTCAACGGAGATACGAAAGGTTCTGGAACAGGCGCGGAAAGAATGTAAAGGTGAACAGCTATTTTTGACGGTCGACGGGAAGATCGATATAAACGCCATGATTCACGGTCAGGATAACGTGGCAGAAGCCCTCCAGAAACTCCCTATTAACATGATAGTGATAGGGTTAGTCGCGGCGAAGGCCGGAATCAACCCGGCAACGATCATAGGGCAACTGGCATCTTCCTACTACAAGGATCATAACGGATATAACGCGAATTTCCTCGACGGCAAGGACATCCAATTACCGGGTGACATAATCCGGAACACATCGTGGGATGAACTGGCAGGGAGGGTGATGACGCAATCCAACGAAATATCACCCATCGAGGACGCTATCGTCGTGGAAGAGAGGGAGGTCGTAAAAGTCGAAGAGGGTAGATCCAAGCTACTGGAACTTCTGAAAAAGGGTCCTTCGAAAGAAGAAATTGACGCGGATAAAAAGGGGATAACTTCTGTGAATGATATCACGAAAAGGGTTTACCGTCAGAGAAAGGTGGAAAGGGGGCCGGAAGACGAGAAGACCGCGAAGATGAGGGAGTATAGAAGACAACGGTATCACAAGATGAAGGGAAAGAAAAAGGACGGCGAGGAAAGTGATGATAAGTAGTTTTATCTCGTCTTTGAAAAGGGAAGAGTCAACGATCGAGTAATTCTATCAGAATATCGGTGGAAGGAAGGGAAAGACAAGATAAAACGAGAAAAATCAAAATTTACGTTATTTTCTCAGAGAAAAATTTGGAGAATAAATAAACATTGTGTATCTTTAGACATTGAAAGAACGAAAAAGAAGAAGTTATGAAGCTAGAAGAGAAATTACAAGGGAAATCAATCAGTGATCTGAAAGCTATCATGGATTATCTGAAAGAGAGAATGGACAGGGCCACCCGGCTGGGTAAGGGATGGGAATTCGAAACCCTCTTCAACATGAGGGAAATCGTGGAAGGTGTGATGGTGGATAAGATGAGGAGCGTGGGGTTAACCGTTGAGAGATAAGGGGGTTCACAGAGCGAGCCAAATGGATGAACGATTACATATTTTAACGAAATTTAACGGGTACAAGGTATGACGAAGAAGATAATAGTCAGGAAATCAGATATTTACGGGGTTGAGATGAACTCATCGAGGAAGAAAGGGTGGTTCAACGGGTACACCCAGTGCGAGGTTCTAGTGTACATGAAACATCTACCGAAACCGTGTAGGTTTATGTTCGGGAATGACGATGAACTGGGTCAGGCATTCTTCGCTAGATTGAAGGCGGAATTGAACCATGAACACGTCAGTGAGATGATTGATATTGACGATATTATCGGTCATATAAAGAATATAGTTAGTTGATTATTTTTCTTTTCTATTATATAGATATGTTTAGAGTGTCTATCATACCGGTATCGTCGTGAGACGTGTATGATTATCATAGCGCTAATTTTGACAGTGAGAGGGCTTCCCCGCCCTCTCATTTTTATTTGGATGAAAATGATGTATTATATTATATATAATATAATACATCATCCCTGATTAAAACGGGTAATTCAATCACGGTACATGAACTGATATAAATCGGCTTTCACGCAGGGTAACACCAGTAATGGGTAACGAAGTTTAAAATTTTGGGATGAACCACGTATTTATCGCGAAAACATGAGAAAAATTAACTTGTTGATTATGAAGGGGTGGGTCAAATTTTCCACCGGGGTTTTGTCTCACCCAAAAGAGGGTGAACATGAAAACATGATACTTACCAGAATCATGAGAAACGAAGACATGATAAAATGACATGTTACATGAACTTTTTCCTGATTTTTGTTGGCAAATAGATAAACATTGTGTATCTTTATGGTGTTGAAAGATAAGAACAAACTAAAAACAAAGAAAATGGCAGGAAGATTTCTTCAAGAGATTTACCCGGTTCTGATAGAACGGGATAGTAAAGGTAATATCATCTCACGCGAGGAGATGGATGAGAGACGCGTGAACTTCGTACCGAGAGTCGGTGAGATCATCTCCGCGGATACTCTCGAATTTTATCAAGACGAGGAAGGGAATAACGAGCAAACGGAGGACGGCAGGAATTACGTTCGCGAGGTTGAATTTTTCAGGGTTATCGCCGTTATTCACGAGGCATGTGAAGGTCGTACAACCCGACTCGCCCTCTGTACGAACGTAATCCTCGAAAAAGTTAAAGGTGATGAGCTACGGTTTCTTACCGATTGTACATACGATAAGGGCCTCTATTTCGTTGATCCTAAAAATTTTAAATGATGGAAGACAAAATGGTTGATGTCGATCCCTCCCAAATAGTTCACATCGTGATAACAGTCGCGTTTACATTATGGGTGATCTTAGTTATCGCTTACTGTTACGTGATCGAAGTTTTTCGGAAACGTCACCCTCGGTGTCCGAGATGTAAGAGTGATAGAACGTCGAAGATCAAATACATGGAATATTATCATTGCGAGGATTGCAATCTAAATTTTGAAAGAGATGAAAAGCGTTAAAATATGGACGGATGGCTCTGCCACCCTCAAGGATAATAAACTGGGTGGCAGCGGTGTGTACATGGTGTGGGATGACGGCCGGGAATTGATGTTATCGAAAGGGTGGGAGAACACGAAAACCGGCAGGGCTGAGATTCACGCGTTCCTGATGGCTCTCCAACACTTGGAGAACGAACCGACTTCCGCTACCTTTTACATGGATTCGGAATACGTCATGAAAAGTGTCTTGGAATACATGCCCTCATGGTTGGAGAACAATTGGATGGGTTACGCCGGGCCGGTGAAAAACCGGGATCTCTGGGAAAAGGTCCTCGCGGAACTGAACAGAACTGAAAAAGTGCTGAAAACGTACGTTCACGTGAAAGGACATCAGGATAACTTGGATAACGAAATTGTTTTCGGTAACAACGTAGCCGATTACCTCGCGTCCTACAAGAATCAGAACGGGTATGAGTTGGATATCCCCCTCAAGGAGGAGAAGAAATTGAAATTGTACTATTTCTATGACATGGATAATGACGAGGTGTACGCAGACTGGGTGAAAAGGGAAACGCATCACGTCTCCGTGGGTGAATGCAAAAAGGATTCTGTTGACGAGGTATGTGAGTTATGGCAGAAAGGTGAGAGGTACCTCGATTTCGGACATACATTTCACTATATAGGTACCCGTCCCTCAACAAAAAACATGTGCTATTATCTTCACCGGCCCTCGAAGACTTATTTCGTGGATGAGAGGGGAAAGGATTTCGGCAACGATAATCCCGGTATTTTACCTGTCGGGGATTGTGTTGAGTCGACCGAATTCGAGCTGTTTAACATTCTTAACCGGGATCATAAACTCCTCGCTAAAACGTTTGAAAACTATAAAATGAGGAAAGAGATCATTCCCGATAATGAAGATCTACCTTTTTAATTTTAGATGATATGAGATGTCTTATTATTTTTCTTAGATTTCTGGGGGTTATTCTATCACCCGTTGTGCTTGTACTTAGCCTTATCATACCCGCATTCAGCTACATTATTCTGGGCGATGAGAGCGAGATGGATCCGTTTGATTTTATCGGCAAATTCTATGATAAACTTGGTAAATTATGAAACTGAAACCTGAAATATTATGCCAGCCTAACGTTCCAACTCCCTTACACGGGATGGCACCCCGAGTTGTTTTCGGTGAATCGTGGTGGAACATGAAACGACAGGCGGCGTATCAATCGAGTGGAAATTGCTGTATCGCGTGTGGGAGACCCGCTTTCATGACGGAAACGGGTAGGTTGGAAGCCCATGAGATGTGGGAATTCGATTATGAGAACGGGGTGGGAACCGTTACAGATATCGTTCCTCTATGTCATTATTGTCACAATTTCATTCATTCCGGTAGGTTGTACATGGTTATGGGTGAGGAGAAAACCAGGGATGAGGTTCGTGCCATCCTTGAACATGGATTTAAGATATTGGCTGAGAATAATTTAAAGGCTTTTCCTTTCACTGTTTCCTTCGCCAGGGAAATGAGTGTCGACACTCATGGCGTTCAACCCTACCCTATCGGATGTAGTATGAAACAAAGTGGATGGAAGATGGTGTATAATGGCAAGGAATACAAACCGGAGGATTACGTGAAATAATTTTCTCATGTTACATGAACTTTTCCGTGAAAACATTTGGAGAATAGATAAACATTGTGTATCTTTATAGTGTTGAAAATAATGAGATAACAATTTAAAAACAAGAGATTATGAAAATTCGAATTGAAAACGGCCTAATTGAAACATCGAATTATGACAAGATATTGGAATACGCCTCGATCCTGAATTCGCTCGCAGGTCAACTCACTGAAGAAGAAGTGAGAAAACGGGTACGATGTCGTTCATTGAGATCGGATAACTTCGAAATAGGTTTCGGTCACAATCATATGTGGATTCACGAAAAGTTCGATAACGGATCAGTTGCACGGGATCGGCTAGTCCTTGTTGAATTTGAAAGTTAAAATGGGTCACCAACACGGCATCCTATAATATATTATAGGATGCTCTGATAAAAATAGAAATACTTATGGTTCCTGAGAAAAAGATCGGTGAGAAATTCCTTTTCGGACGGAAAAGGCTTCACTTAGTTTGCATTGAGAAAGATGGGTGCAAGGAATGTTTCCTGAAAGATAAATCATACTCGGAGTGCGTGCGTGTTATGAGACATATCGGTCACTGCGAGGGGATGCTTCGAAAGGACGGGAAGAATGTCGTGTTTAAGTTAATTGATTAACGTTGAAAAATGAATATGAAAAGAAGTGATATATCAAGAAACTGCTTCTATGAGACGGTTCAGCCGATGACCATGGTGATTATTTTGATGGTAGCCAACGTGATTATAGGTTTAATTGATTGGTTCCCTGCCTGTATGTTAATTATTGTAATATGGGTATCACTGTATGTGAAATACCGACAGGATGCGATTATTGAGATAATTGAAAAGGAGAGAAAAGATGGCGACATTGAAGGAATACGGTGAACTTTCCCGTTTACGAAATCGATGCGAGGAGTTGGAGGCAGAGAATGCCGTTCTTAAATCAAGGGTTGATGAATTGACTCGTTATATCTCGTCATTGAATGAAGATGAATTAAGGGCTGAATTTCGGGTAGACCATCAAGAAGAAAATGAATCGAAGACGAGATATTACCAGCTTAGGAGAGATTTTGACGGTAAGATACTTCTCGCCACCCAGGATGCAAACGGTGTTATCCGGGTGCCTTCCGAGAATGAATGGTACCTTTCGGTGACCTCACTGAAATTCGCGGGGTACGAAATTCTTGAATAATTTCTCATGAAAAAGTTTGAGAATACACTTTGTTTATGTATCTTTAGATGAACAAAATAAAGAACTGAAAATCATGAAGACAAAAATTTTTCTCAGCTTGGCGTCATTTTACGCCTGTTTTCAATGTGTGAGACCCATGTTTTACGAGGAACCTCGTTATGAATTTTGGTGGTTGGCATTGACATTTTTCTTTCTGGGTGTGGGGTTTTTCGTGAACCGGAAAACATCGTTGTGATCATGGTAAATTTAATCCATAAAATAAAGTGAAATGAAAGGTAATTCATATTTTATCAAGGTCGGCGATACAAGAGTTCGAATCTCAACCATTAACTCCTATAGCTTGGTGGAGTACGCACATATTTCAAACGAAAGCGAGAGATATAAAATAAAAATCGTAACTTCACGAACTTCTTTTCTCGTCCCTGTGAAGAACAAGGCGGAAGCAGAGACGATACTGAAAGGTATAGATGATATTTTAGTTTTTAACATAGAATAAATAAAAAGATGAGTTTAAAAGAATTCGTGGATCAGGGCGGGGTGATAATCCTACGTGAACCCAAAGATTTGCAGAACGTGGTTCTGGGTGCTAAAAAAGTCGGTTACCCAGTTAAGAAACAGTATACATGTAACGGTCAATACCCGTTTTTCTTCTCGGTGAAGGACGCCAAGGTTCTCACAAGCGAGGATGTGAAAGACAGACCTCTAAACATGGATGTGAAAGATTTTTTATCCATGATCGATGTGATAACGAGCACCGTGAAAGCGGATGAGGGTGATACTGTTTGTGTTCAATGTGAGAGTCAATCCGACGTTGACGCGTGTATAGATTATTTTCAAACTGTAACGGGACGGAAAATAAGAAATTCGAGATTTCTCGAGGAAATTCCTTTCTTCAATTTACAAAACGGTAATTTTTACCCAGCCTACTGTCTTAAACCGGGGTACACGATACTTTCTTTCGGTGAGTTCAAGGAAAAGTTTATTTCAACACAACCGGGGGTGGGAAATGAAAGAATGGCACTGACCGAGAAATTCATTTCCAAGATTGACGCGGTTATGAAATCACTCCGGGATCTAGAATCGTTTCTGAGAAGTGAACGGTATGTATAAAACATGTCCGCGATGCGGTGGTAACGATGACGAATGCCCTTTATGCGAGGGTCAGGGTATCGTCGATGAGAACAACCGTCCACCTTCAACGATGGAAAAGGATGAGAACAGTATTTCAAAGGTTCACGAAGATGAACTTAATAATTAACACATAAAAACAAAGAGAATTATGAAAAAAGCAGAGTTAGATCGCTTAAAAGCTGAATTACAGGGTAACGCGAATTATATCGGCCTGGGATTCGAGTTCGCTAAAAACATGATCATTAACCAAGTTGTAACGGAGAAGAAGGCAATCCTTGAATCCCAGTTCAATTTCGCCCAGTTCAAGGATGCGATCATTAACACGGTGTTGGAACAACAATTGAGTCAAACACCTCTCGAAGAGGAGGTCGATGAAACGAAAAAAGATGCCGAGAAATACGGTGTTGACGTCAAGGAGGAAGAGAAAAGAGAGGGTATGAAACTTAAAAAATAACCCGGATTATGTATTACGAAGTTAAAATCAAGACGTTGGAGGTGGATGAGATCGGTAAAGAAAAGTGTGTTACCCACACTTTTCTCATTGACTCGATGTCCTTCACGGAGGCGGAAGCCCGGATGATTGAACATGCGAAGGTGTACGCTAGTGATTACGAGGTCATTTCTATCGCCCGTTCGAAAGTTAACGAGGTCATTGAAAATGATATCGGTAGTGATGAGATGAAATTCTTCAATGTAACTGTCGCGTATTCCGAGGAGGCCGATAGCGAGAAGAGGAAGAATTACAAACGTTACTATCTCGTTGAGAGTCAGAACCCTGATGGTGCCATTTCAATCATACAGGAGGAGTGGAAGGAATCCGTTCTTGACTGGGATATAATCATGGTCAAGGAATCACCTATCCGAGAGGTTCTTGAATATAAAGAATGAGAGTGATATCTTTCTGATAATTGAAAATTACAATATAAACGGGCGGGATTTATTTCTTTTCGCCCGTTTATTTTAAAAATCTAAGTATTAAAATATGGATAAAGATTTTCAAAAAGCGATAAAAGCACAATTCGGGAAAGATGTCGAGGTATACACATGGCAAGAAGTGAGGGACGCTTTCAAAAAATTTAACTATACACGGGAGGATGCGATAAAATTTTATCTATCGAAAGGCTTGTCGGAAAAATCTGCGATAGAAATTACGGATCAATTCTTTTCAAAAGATGGAGTGTTAAGGGAGGGTTAATCTTCCCATGATGAATTTGATAGATTAATTTCGATACTTTTCAATTTAATTAATTCCATGATTCGGTGGAATTCTGATTCAAACCCTTTATCTTTACAGATAGGAATTAAAGATATAAATCTTTGTATCTTATTTATAAAAATATAATTTAATTCTAAATTAGTGAGTGGGGGCAACCACTCACTTTTGTAAATATTTTTCACAAAACTAATAGATATTTTTGGTATTAATATACAATATCGTGGAAACCGATAAAAAATTAGAGAGGCGTTTTGGTGCCTCTCTTTTAGATTTTTCCCTCCAACCATTCCTTTCCCGCCATCATTCTCGCAAGTTCTTGCAAATACAACTTACTATGTAATTTGAATGCGAGAGATGAGTCATTTTGAAGAACTTCTGGCTGGCAATTATCTTTCAACCTCGAAAGTTTTTCAAAGATTTGTTGATATCTCGCTTCAAAAGCTTTAAATTTAGGGTGTTCGAATGGAATTCTTTCGTTTGTTTCCATTTTGATAAAATTATATTCTAAGTCTACTGAGAAAGCTCCGAACTTTCTCAGTTTTTAATTTATTACAAAACTAATAGATATTTTCTATAATTCCAAAACTATTTTTGAGATTATTTTCAATTTTAGTAGATTTATTTCAGGAAATTTCAACAAGTAAACATTGTTTATCTCATACACAAAGTGTATCTTTAGACATAAGAAAAAGAAAGAGTTATGTTTGGACACGAATTCAAATCGATAATAGAGCTGATGACATATTTCGACACGGAAGAGAAATGTATCACTTACTTGGAAGAACTACGTTGGATGAACGGTGTTGTGTCACCGTATGATCCGACCTCGAAAGTTTACAATGACAACTCCAACTCACGTGGTTATCAAGAATACATGGATAGGAGTGAGAAGATGACGGAAAGGCAGTTCTCCGATTTCGACAGGATCATGAAAAAGGCCTTGGAGTTCAATCCTAATAAAAAGAAGAACTCCAAGTAAATAGTTATGCTTCAAATACCCGCCATTTATGAAGTTCTTCATATACTTTTGTCAGGTACTTAGTCATCTCTTCTTCGTTTGCGAAACCACATTGCTTGAAGAAAAAATTTTCATCAAATAGTTGATTTTCAACTAAATTTTCATTATTTTTATCCATGATAAAAAATGTTTTTAAAATTAATAATAGGCAGCATTTTCCTTGTCAGCTGCCTATTATTCTATATCAAAAAATACGCCAATCTATTTCTTCAGTAAATTCTTTATACTAGAAAAACAGCAAATTCTCGAAGAATTTGTTGGCATCTCGATTCAAAACATTTATCTTTAATCTCTGTTAGCATTTAAACACCTCCTTTCGGTCGTTTAAAATTTTACCTAGCGATAGCACGCTAGTTCTAATCTTTTGTAGGGTGCATCTAACACCCTACAAATTTTATCTATCTTATAACGCGAGAACTCGTTGCTTGTTTGATATGAAACTCTTATCTTTACGACGTCAAAGAGTTGGTTTTCAGTATTCATGATAAAAAGGTGTGACCTGATGTGAATCAGTTAGCGTAAAAGGGAGGAAAAATCTTCCCTTTTTATTTTGATTTAACCCCGATTTTCAATATCTTTACGGTGTATTAAAATTTGCGTTCATATATTTGCGGGTGGGTATTCCACACATTTCCTCAACACTTTTTCAATCCCCCACCCAAAAGGCTTTTAACTTCAGTTCTTTCAAAGTGAACCCTCAAAAGGTTCACTTTTTTATTTGATAATTGAAAGTTTATACTTAACTTTCCCGTGAATTAATAAAAACATGAAATATGAATTCGAATGAATTAAGAGAGATTATAACTGACACGCTGGGGAGGATTGCATCTTTACCGAACTATCCGACCGTGAACCGAGAGGAGGCCATCGAGTTATTGATGGGTACCTGCGCCCAGGAAAGTCATCTCGGTAAGTACAGGAAACAGATAGGTGGTGGCCCGGCTCTGGGAATCTTTCAGATGGAACCCGCCACGTTCAATGATATTGTCGCGAATTATCTCAATAACAGAATCCCTTTGAAAGAGAAGATTCTCGAGATAGCGGGTGTGAAAGAATTTAACGCGAAGGACCTTGAGAGTAACGACCGTCTTGCCATCTGTATGACGAGGGTTCATTACTTAAGAAAACCGGCATCAATCCCCGCCAGCCTTGACGGGCAAGCCGCGTATTGGAAAAAGTATTATAACACGGTTCTCGGAAAGGGAACTGAAGAGGAATATAAGGCTAACTATAAAAGATTTGTGAAATGACGTATATTATCGATTTCTTAAAAAGTGAAGGTTTTCTGTGTTTACTGATCACCTTCATGATCTGTTCCTTCCTGGGAACTTTTACCGGATTGGTCGCAACTGTTATCATGTGGGTTTGTAACATGCTTTACGCGAAACGGTTTGACCTTTATAACACCATCGGTTTCGGTGGAGGGTTCGTTCTAACTATTTTCCAACATTGGATTAGATGATATGGCGAAACCTTTTACATTACCGAAAGACGGTGAACACATGGATGCCGCTTACATGAAGGCGGAATTCGAACGAAACGGTTGGACTAAAGAGGAAGTCATTGAATACTGGGAGAACGAGAGAGTGAACCCGGATACGATTAGTGTTTTAATAAAGGAAATTTTCGGAGATGAAAAACTTGAATAAAAGCGTGCCACGGTCTGGAAATGTCAGCGTGGTAGGGGGAGTACATTCATTCGCTGTATCATACCTGAAAACGGTAAACGGAACTGTTGAGGCGAAAGACGTGGACCTGCCTTATTTTTATATCTGCCCCTTGAGTGAGGGTGAGTTAACGGTGAGATGTCTGAACCAAAACGAGGACGTTATTTTGCCAGCCGCCTTAATTTCGGCAAATATCGGTTCTTTTCTTCCCATTCAGGTGAAGAAAGTGGTTTCGGCGTCCGATATAATAATCGGGTTATGACGTCATTCGGAATTGGATTCGGAATCGGTCTCCGAGTGAACCGAGGTAACGGAGCCCCGGAGCCGGGAGATGAACAAGTCCTTCTATTGGAAGACAGCGAGGATTTGTTATTGGAAGATGACGAGGTGATTTTACTTGAAAAACAGGAGGAATAAAAATGGCAGGAAAGAAAATAAGCCAGTTAGACGTGTTAGACACTCTTTCTGGTGACGAGAAATTGGTAGTCGCAAAAGGAGGTGACAACTACGGGGTCACCGTGGAGACTCTCCTCAGCAAATTTTCTCAGTTTGAAGACCAACTGAGTTACGGTATAGAGTACGATACCACGGTGTCTTCACCTCAGTGTACTAGAATAGGTAACTTGAACTACCACAGGTCTTTACCGATCCATTCGAAGATGAAGGGATGTCTACTTTCAGATGAAGGGACAGTACAGAAGTACCTAGACCCCAACACTTGGGTGAACGAGACCAGGGATGGTTCTCAAGGTCAGGTCATGGTAGAGATACCTTCTTATTACCGCAAGTTTGAGACTGAGGGCACGAAGAGACGGGTGAGGATCTCCGAGATGCCACTCCCTGGGTATCATTTCGTGAAGAAGAAGTACGTTTCCGCCTATGAAGCGTCCGTGCAAAGGTCTACTACTACTCTTTGCTCCGTGGTGAACGAGGACCCTGATTATAGGGGTGGAAATAATCAAGCTGTTTGGGACAACACATACCGCTCTGTGCTTGGAAGACCTGTAACCGCCATTTCACGTACCCAATTCCGCACCTACGCCCGAAAAAGAAAATCGTCAACAAAAGAATGGAATTGCATGACTTACGACATTCAGAAAGACCTCTTCTGGTTGTTCGCAATCGAGTACGCTAACTTGAACTCTCAGGCGACCTTCAACTCAGAAAAAGATTCTAACGGTTTCGCTCAGGGCGGACTCGGTCTCGGGGTGACAACCCTCAGTTCTACTGAGTGGGATAACTACAACAATCACTACCCTTTCGTACCTTGCGGTCACACTGATTCGTTAGGTAACAAGACAGGGTACGTGAACTACAACATGATGAACGAGACGGGAGAAGTTCAAAAGACTGTGCAAGTGCCTCGGTACAGGGGAGTGGAGAATCCTTTCGGTCATACTTGGACATGGACGGACGGGGTTAACGTTAGAATCTCTCCTACTGAAGAGAAAGGGGGTGATAACCTCAGTAAAGTGTTCGTGACAGACGATCCTAGTCTGTTTAACGACTCTAACTGTGAAGGGTATAGGTACATAGGCAACGAGGCGAGAATCAGTGGGTTTGTTAAGTCTGTTTTGTTCGGTGAAGGTGGAGAAATAATGGCTGAAACGGTCGGTGGAGGGTCTACTACTTATTTCTGTGATTATCATTACACCGATATACTGACAATAGAACAGCTAAATGGTGTCTTGTGCAGTGGGAACGCAAACGACGGGGGTTCTGCGGGGCTCGTTTACTCTTCCTCGACTTTCAACCCCGGGCGTGGGGGTTCGAGCATGAGCTCTCGGCTTTGCTTTATACCCGAATAAACGCCTCACACGCACGAATAACACGTTAAACTTAAAGTACTAAAAAGATGGATAAAGTGACAGAAGATGATGGAAGTTTAAGTTTCCTGAACATCAAGCGTGATGAAAACAGCAGAAGTATGCGGTTGGTTAGGCTGGGCGAAGTACAGCGACTCACGGAACTTGTTAAGAACTATAATTAAACCACAGTTTTATGACAAATGCTTATTACGATCATGAGCCTTCAGTATTTGAGGCCGTGGGAAACGGTGACTACCTTTACCGTTGGGACATTCAAGAAGAAACAGTTGAGAGAGAAGAAGGCGTGGAGCCTACAGTTCAATGGTCTTGCAAGGAGACTACCGTTAAGGGGGAACCAGGGTACGGGAAGTGCGTGGAAGCAGTCATCCGAGAGACTTACACTGCAGACGAGGAGTTCGCCATGATCAACAAGTACAACGCTTACAAGGCAGGTATCATAACAGATGAGAGTATCGTTGAAGAGTACGAAGGCTACCTTCGTGAAGTGGTCTCTATAAAGGAGAGGGTAAAACGAGACTTAGCCTCTTATGTTTAACAATTTTTAACAGTGGTACTGCAAAATAGTACCACTAAAATTTTGCAGTCAGACATGATTAAAAATAAACATGGAAGAGATTAACGGTATAAAAATAAGTCAATTTCCCTCCCTGCGGAGTTTCACGGGGAAGGAGAATTTCGTGGTTCAGGAAGGTTTTTATAATTACAAGGTTGATATCGAAACACTCCGCGACCACATTTCAAAAAACGAGGTTTTCTTTTGTGATTTTATTAACGAGAAAACGGAGAGTGTTACCGATGAACAATACAATGGTTTGTTAGCCGCGATCAACACCCGTAACATCATTATGATAGGATCAAATGCGTATCTTCGGATCATTAATGATGTAAGGGTATCGGAAGATATTTTGAGTCTTCGCGCAAGTCAACCCTTTGATTCTGGTTCCGCGTTAATCCTTACATCGATAGAATATGATATTTCCGTTGAGTCCGAGAACGGTGTGCACGCGGTTACCGTGAAATCATCATCCCAATCTTTTGATCATAGCGGTGATGGAGATAAATGTTTATTGGATAATGGGCAATACGGGCCTACGTTACCTTTTAATAACGGAAAAGAAGGCCAAATATTGAAAATAGTTGGAGGAAAGCCCACATGGGTCGATCCATCGTGAACATGAATTTTTAAAACGGAATCTATGAAAATTTATTACAAATCTAAATTGGCGAAAATTCTTACTTTTCTTGATGGTTTTACCACGATGATGTTTTTCGGTGTCGTTATAACCGAACGGGAAAAGTTGAGTGGGAGAACGATGTCACATGAAGGTGCTCATATAAAACAGTACTGGGATATCGTTCAGCTAGGCTTCGTAATCTCTGTGATCATTTTCCTTCCATGCTTTCTTTATGATGTCACATCATGGTGGATGTTGTCACTTATCGTCATTCCGTTCCTCCTTTATTACATCATTTACGGGATCGAGTACCTGTATTGGAGGTGCAAGGGGTATAAAAGTTATGACGCGTATCTTCGTGTTGGATTCGAACGTCAGGCTAATTATATCGAGGAAACTTGGTGGGAACCTGATAATTTATCGAATAATTACGAGATATTCGGATGGTGGAAGAAACTTAAATGATCTCTTCTTGTCTTTATGTGAGTTGTTTGTTTCGGGTCCGGGATTGATCATTTCTTTCCCGGACCTTTCCATTTCATGAGATCAGATAGAAGGGTTTTATCATCCACCCAGATGTTAAACGTCGAGGATGTGGTTACCAGACCGCTCTCATCTTTGACTTTCACGAAGAACACGCCGGTGAACGAAAGACCTGAAACGTTGATTATATGAACGCGTCTTAGTGGTTTTCTACCACCCCGAATAATCAGGCATGAAGAATTACGTTCGATATCATGCAATCTCTCCTCTAAAACGCGATAAAACTCGTTTTTCAGTGATTCAGGCACTCTGTAAAGTCTTCCGTTTGATGTAATAGTGCACTGAGAGTGAAATTCGGTTAGTTTTTCCTGAAATTCTTTCTGTGTCATAAATCATTCCTCCCATTCTATTTTAACAGTGTCGATATAATGTGGACTTTTTGTATCAATATCTTTTGACGCTTCCTCTTTTGTTGGGTATATTGTACCGGCTGTTTTAGAACCGAAATAAGAAGCGTTTATAAACACGTTTATCCACCCTTCTTTCTTCTCCGGCTTCATGAATAGATCACCGTTATTGTTAGCTCCATCACCGATAACGTAACCATCGAGGGTGTATTTCTGTAACGTTTCTCTGTTAGTTTCTGGATCAGTGATCGCTCCGGCAATCGGGTATTTATCATCTTTCAAGTCGTAACAAAGGATTCGAACATCCATCCCATATCCGTTACACACAGGTTTACCCTGTTTCGCTAGTTCAATGTCAAATGGTTTCATAATGTTTTAATTTCTATATTGTTATAACTTCTGTTAATTCTACATCGCTAGATATATGATCCGGTTCTTTCCCAGTCATCATGAGATTAAAATGTGAATCAGGAAAATCAAGACTGCATTCTCCTTTTAAGGTAAAATAACCCTGTGTTTCAACCCCTGATCCGGACGACATTATTGCCACGATTGGATAACCTGGGAATAGGTTGCTATCAAAAGATATTATTTTTGCGGGACAGCCATATCCATTGCAAACCGGGTATCCAAGTTTTGCTTTTTCTAAATCAAATTGTTTCATGATTCTTTTAATGTTGATAACGGTTTGTTAAAATACTTCAATACAGCAGCATTATAATTGGTGATAGCTTTGGACATGTCCTCAAATCTAGATTCGATTATTTTCTTCCGTAATCTTGATTGTTCTTCTTGCGCCTGATTAAAATTAAGGAATAAATTATCATTTATTGTTTCAATTACCTCCGCGTCTTCATTTGTGTCATAACAATAATCGTCAATTGTTATTTTAATTTTATTATTTATTTTACTGATTGCATCAATACTTACTGATATTATCTCATCGGCGTTAACACTATAAATTTTCGTTGATATGCTTAAATCTTTAACTTTCATATTTAATCCTCCTTTTCTAAATAAAAACTCGTCCATTACCCGTCATCGAAACATTTGAAATACACAGGTTCACTGTTATCAAATTTCCTTCATTACTCACCGATGTGATTTTGCCACCTAAAGGGCAGTACCACCACCAGCCACTACCATAATACCCTGTTGTTGTTATTTGACTCATGATCTCATTGATTTATCTTAAACAAATAGACAGTGATATAACCTGCCTCACTCGGTTTGAACTTTTCGTTAAATCTTCTACTAAAATCGGAAAGTAGGAGTACTTTCTTTTTATCTTCGAGTAAAAGGTAGCCCTCTTTTACTTTATAAAAGCAGGTGTCATTTTTCTGTTCAAGGGTTTTCTCGTCGAAGATCCCGATCACGAAATTACCGTGTCCGTCGAAATAACCCTCTTCGAGCCAGTTTCCGTCAGAGATATCAAGGGTCGTAGAAAGGAGTGCCCTTTGTGTTCCGTTAGGAAGATCCATGAGTTTTATCGTGCTCTTGGCAAAAGACGCCTTGTAACTGTAACTACTATCCTGTTTAACAGGGTGGGTACCTCCCATGGCAACCGCTTCGTATGTTCCCGGAGAGATTTTCATTTTATTGTTACACCCAACAAGGGTGATCGTGATTAATAATAGAAAAATTTTCGTTCTCATGTTCATTCAAATTTTAGTTAATAACTCGGTTTCTTTCAACGGTAAAGATACACAAAGTGTATCAATTTTCCTCGGTTTTTCTTCGATTTTTTCGACGCGGTCCGATTAATATCTCTTGGATTTCATCGATCTCATTCTTGATCGCTTTCGCTTGAAGAGCAAATGTTTTAATCTGGGCACGCATCCCGGCTATCTCTTTTTTTCGTTCGTTATATGCGTTTCTGAGCGCGACTGTTTCCTTACTATTATCAAGTTCAGCGGTTTCGATGCCGAGGTCATGAACCATCTCGGCCAAGGTTTCATACTGCTTGATTTTTTTACCGAGTTTCTCCTGTAATTTAAGCTTTTCTTCTTCAGTTAGATTTGTTTTCATAAAATAAAAATTTATCAGTTACATTTAAAATATTCGTTCTATTCGTTCTTATTATCTCAATCAAACCTAAGTTTTGTAATTTATTGATATTTTTCGTTATGGAATAACCACTTACCATATCTAGTTTACGAGCGATGGTTTCGTTCGCCCAGTTAAATTTCTTTTTATCATAAAAATAGGACAGAACAAGCGCCATGATATATAGCTGGGTGAAATTTAATTTAAAAATATTCATGATGTTGAATAGCCACGGTGGTACAATTAGGTGCATGAAACCATTCCTTTCAATTAAAGATTTTCTCAGAGCCCATTTCTTATTTTCCATTCGAAATCTCTTTAAGTCACCATCCCAATAAATTATAGTTGCATATTTTTTTATTAGAAGTTTTATTTGAGATAATGAATAAGGTGCTGTTTTTTCGTATTGGAGTAAAAAGTCCCTTTTGCTTTTTGATTTGATATATGTTTGAAAGACCAATATTGATGATATGAAAAACTCTCCTTCAAGGGTGAGCCCCAGTATTGAATAATCATAATTATATATGAGGATGTTTTTATCCATAATATTAATTTTAAAATTAAAAAACTGATTTATTGAAAGGATAAATCCGATTAATCAGGGGTATAATATTATGAAAAACCACAAAATCGGATTTATCGTTTCGCTGTGTAAAGATACATCTTATTTATCTTATTCCAAACAAATAAACAAAGTTTATTTTATAAAATAGAGGTTCGATACGGTCTAAAATAGGTTGTAAATCAAATGGGGTAAAAAAGAGCGGGCAACTTTTTGTACATGGAGAAATGGGGTAAAAAAGAGCGGGCAAATGGGGTAAAAAAGAGCGGGCAACTTTTTGTACATGGAGAAATGGGGTAAAAAAGAGCGGGCAAATGGGGTAAAAAAGAGCGGGCAAATGGGGTAAAAAAGAGCGGGTATAAAGATAATATAGGTATTTATAAAGATATATAGGATTTTAATAAATTAAAATCCATATCTAATATTGTAAAGATATTGGCCCGTAAACGGGCTTTCACCTCTGGTATCCGGGTAATAGGAAAAGGGAAACATTCAAATATAACCCTTGTAAAAAGAAGGAAGGAATAGGCGATTGATTAATACTAATCAAAATTTTTGAGTTATTAAAATTAATCCGTATCTTTATCACGCTTATATCACTCAATAAGAATGAGAAATTAGAATTAAAAACGGTAGTATGATACTTTATAAATTTTTGAACGGTGATAAAACGGCATCAGCTAAATACATAACGGATGCTTTTTATGATGTAAATGAACTGAAATCACTACGGCAGTTCTATGTAACAGAATTAAGAGAGGTGTCACCTGAAATTGTGCAGGCTGGTATAAATATCGAAGTTGGTATGTACAATGAAGTTGATTTCATCAACATGGCTAAAATCGCACAGCTAACCTTGGAAAAATGGTCGGATAATACATTCCTGGGTACGTTGGTTAGTGTACCGGAGGATAAAAACATGGAAATTACCTCACCTACCGATCCTGTTGAATACGGTGATGATATCGAGTTTGAATGGACTGCTGTTGAGAATGCATCATTCTATGAAATCTTCGTGTACCCGGAAACGAAACCTGTTAATTACACTTCACCGACATTAACGGTTATTAACGGTCCCGTTTCAATGAAAAACACATTCCTTCCGGGTAAGTTAAACTTCTTCTTCCTTGTAACGATGGAGGACGGTTCAACTAAGAAAAGTCAAGTATTATCATTCGAATCAAAAGCACCCGTTGTTAATGCGACACCCGCTGCTGCAGCCACGGGAGTGGCATCACCGGTTAATCTTGAATGGGATGCCGTTGATGGTGCGACTGATTACTCCGTGTACGTCGTAGAAGCAACGAAAGATTTCATTCCGAATGAATTTAACAAGACAACATCTAACCAATTATCAATCGCTCTCGGAACGGGAGTTAAGTATAAATGGATGGTGATGGCAAATATTGGTAACTCATCCATGGTGATCGTACCTTCTCGTGAGTTCACAGTTGCGTAACATATTCAGGGTCTAACCTTCTCAATGACGGGTTAGACCTGTTTTATTCAATAAATAGAAAGATGAGTAGAAAGGGAAGAAAAATAGCGGCATCGCGTCAGAGCGCGAACGATTATGATCGCGTTATAAAGAGTATCGCTAACATGTCATTCAGCGAATTGGGTTCTCTGGGTGAAGCAATCCCCACCATCTTGAATTCGAAATTACAGGCTTCATTAGCATCGGATGATATTGAAAAGGCGATTGAAGCGGGTTTGTATGTTGAAAAGCAGAGAATTCGATCCGCCGAGCAGAATAAATCCATTTTCTTCCTACCTGATAGTATAGCGTATTCGGGTAGAGGGTACAAGGAGACTCTAAGTAGAATCTCGTTTCAGACCCTGCAGAGAATGGGTAACCTGTATTGTGTGAAGAATGTTATCTCAACTCGAATTGAACAGATCACGCGGTTTTTGAAATTTTCAACCGATGAACAGAAAGAAGGGTTCACCATTCGACGGAAAAGATCCTTGTTTAACAGCAAGGAGGATATGAAGGAGATGACGAAGGCTGAACAGAAAAGGGTTGAAAGGATCGTTAGATTTCTAGAAGATGGAGGTGAAACGGATAAATGGGAAATGCCCGATTCATTCGTGACATTTGTGAGAAAGATCATGCAGGATTCACTTTCGATAGATCAACTCGCTTTTGAAATAACAAGAACCCGGGGACAGGAACTTCATCAATTCAAAGCGATTGATGGAAGTATGATTCGTTTTCTCGACACGGTCGACCCCAATTACGCACACCAATTCGATCAATACAGGTATAAAGGGTACCTACCTAAATATTGTCAAGTTTTTGATCAGCAGATTGTGTTCAACAAACAGTTGAACACTTATGTCATGTATTATCCGTGGGAACTTGGGTTCGGGATAAGGAATGTGGGAACTGATATTTGGCAAAATGGATACGGGAGAAGTGAGCTAGAATCGTTAATTGAGATTATCACGTATATCCTTAATGGTGTTCAATATAACGGTAATTTCTTCAAGAATGGCTCGAATCCGAAGGGGTTCATAAAAATGAACGGACCAAATACGAACCAAACCCAGTTAAATGATTTCAAACAGAAGTGGCGTCAGATGTTGACGGGTACCGAAAATAGCCACAAAATCCCAATTTTCGCAGGTCTTGATCTAGAGTGGGTGGATTTGCAGAAGGGAAACCGTGACATGGAATTTGATAACTGGACCAAGTTTTTGATCGTGCTACTATGTTCCGTGTACCGAATCGATCCGAGCGAGCTGGGATTCCAATTCAAGGAAGCGGCGAATTTATTCGGGCAACAAGGTCAGCGAGAGAGATTGGATCATAGTAAGCAAAAAGGTTTATACCCCCTGTTAATCTTCCTGCAGGATATCATAAATAAGTTCTTGATTTCTGAGTTAGACGAAGAAATGGAGTTCGCGTTTACGGGTATCGAGGTTGAAGACGAAGAAAAACAGGTGAAACTTGATAGTGAAAAATTGTCCGCCGGTATGGTTTCGATGCAGGATATGTTCCGTAAGTATTCCGGCAGGGAGTTTGATGAGAACAAGGATATCATCCTTAATCAGGTTTACCAAACCCAGAAACAGGCCTCCATGTTCGGGGGTGAGGGTATGAATCAGATCGTGGATGATGAAACGGGTGAACCTGAAGCGGGTGTTCCGAATCCGTTCGAGGAAGTGGAGAAAAGCATGAAAGGTAACCCCATTTTTGAACGTGCATGTGAATTCATAGATAAAAGTTTTCAAGAATGACGACCAAGCGAAAAAGTTATAAAGGGTTGGTCATTGTACTGACCTTTATTCTGATAGCGTTATTCATTTACGTGAACCGGGATCAGAAGGATGATAACACCGAGCTTTTGAAGGAGAAGGAGTTTCAGAACAGGAAATTGTTGGATTCTTTGAACAACGTGAGTGGCGAGTTGGTCCGCGTGATAGAGGAGCAGAAGAGGAGAGAGGCGGAATCATTTGATAAGTTTAAACGGGAAACCGAGCGGTTAAAAAAAGAATACGATGAAAAACTTCGCAATCTTAGCAATCTTACTGATGACGAGCACGTGCGGCTTCTGTCAGAAGAACTATCCAAGGAAGATTGAAGTGGGTGGCGATACCTGCGTTATCATAACGATGCCGCAAGTCAAGGTTATCAACCATCGCCTACTTCACCGGAGGTTCCTCATGGAGGAGAATGATACGTTGCGGGTACGCTACTTGGATTTAACGAAGTTTATTCAGATTAAGAATATTCAGATCGATAGCCTCTTGAAATTAAACGTCGATTATCGTTTTAGGCTTGAGAACGAGATGACAGTAAACCTAGAATATCAAAAAAACAAAGCCACGCTAGAAGACAAGATAAAACGCCGAAAACGATTATTCTGGATTGGCGTGGGTGTTAGTTTTTTGACAGGATTTTTTATCGCGAAATAGTTGGTGAATAGGTACCTATTTCGTACCTTTAGATGAACAAAATAAATAAAGAAGGTTATGTTATACGAAGCCCTTGTAGAAGAAATAAAAAGAAAAGCGTTTATAGCTAAATCCATGGGTCAGGAATTCACGGATGAAAATTATCTTGAAGAAATTGAAAAGGCCATGGGACGTCGTGCTGTTATGGGCGAGGTGAGAACATGGCGAGGAAAGGAATACATAAAGACGCCGAAAGGATGGCGTCCGAAGCCGAAAGGCTATAAAGAGGGTGCAAAAAGTGAAGTGGAGAATAAAGATAAGGAACATGTTGGTAGTGAGGGTGGATCGTCTACCGGTAGCCGGACAGCCGAGTCAATTACCGATGAATTTTCGGAGATATTTTTTAATCGAAAAACAACACCGGGGAAAATCACCGCGTTTGTTGATAAATATTTGGGTGAGGGTGCGACAAAACGGATTTGGGATGGCTTAGATAAAATGACATTTGATTCATCAACAGATAAATCAAATGCATTCATTGAAAAGTTTTATGATTTACTTTCCGATAAAATGTGGAATGAAAAGAAACATCAAAAATCAGGCAAGTGATGGAAAGGAAAGTGGCTGGAATTGATATAAAGACGGTCAGACCGATCGTCAAGAAGGAACGAGCAGGTGTTAAAGACCCTGTTCGTTTTCCTGATGTCATAAACGGCTATGAAAACGAAACGAATGTTTAATGAAAATCTCAACCTTCTATTCGGAGACCTTGTGAAGAAGATGGTTGAGATGGTTAAAGAAAAATAGTTATGGAAGATATTAACATAAAGGCACTTGAAACGATCGAGAAAGCCGGTAAGGGAGCGGCTATTGGCGAAATCCGTGTTTGGGGAGGAAAAGAGTATATCAAAACTCCGAAAGGCTGGAGACCGAAACCGAAAGGGTTCAAAGAAGGCGGGGAGAAAGAGGGTGAGAAAAATGGGGCAAAAGATAAAGGTAATCTTCCGTCTGATGCGAAGAAAGTGATGAACGCGCTCGCAGGCGTGAATTCAAAATATAAAGATCCGAACCTGGTTCAGGTTGAGGCAACGCCGAAAGGAAACTGGGTGGTTTATTACGATGGAAAATATACGGGAACGACAATCAATGGAGCTATATTATCGGATGCCACTGTTGAAAAGCTTGGATGGGAGTATCACGATGTAGATTAATTATTTAAAAAGTACTTAACATGGAAAAACTTGACATAAAAGCCCTTGAAGTGATCGAAAAATCGCGAGGTGCTCAAATGGGCGAAGTGAGAACGTGGGGAGGTAAGGAATATATTAAGACGCCAAAAGGGTGGCGCCCTAAACCTAAAGGATACAAGGAAGGCGAGAAGAAACAAGAAGTCACTGAAGCTGGAAATCCGGTTGGAAAACCTGAATCCGTAACCCCTAAGAAAGTGACGGATCAGTTAAAAGTTGGTGATCGCGTCATGTATAACGGAAAGGAAATGATCCTCACCCGTATCAGCAAGGACGGACGGTTCCAAAACGGGATTGAGATGAAATTCGCTAAAGAAGGTGAAACAACTCCGACCGGGTCGAAAACGAAAGTGGGGAACATGATGTACGCAACCCCGATTGATAGTAACGCGCGTGAAAATAAATTCGTACCGTTATTCGGAGGTAACGAGGGTCGGATCATTGATACGAAACCTAACGGTGATTTGATTGTTGAGTATCGAAGAAAGGGTGAGAAGAATTGGACGGATACCGTGAAAGTTGGTAGTGATGATTATAAGAATCTAACTGATTCTTGGGGAAGCAAGGATAACAAACATCCTAAATTTGAAGATAGGGGTGGTGGTAAATTTGAATTGGAAATCCCAGGAAAGGGTGGTGCTCAAATTTCAGAAGGTGATGGTAAATTCGAGGTGAAAGTTTGGGATGAGAACTATAAATATATCACCGATGATTCGAAACGTCATGTGTTTGATAGCAAATCCGAGGCAGAAGATTTCGCAAGAATATTGTTGAATAAAAAATAAACCTGATCGTGGAAAAGAAGGTATCCGGTATAGATATAAAAACGGTTAGGCCGGTTGTCAAAAAGGAACGAACGGGGGTTAAAGATCCCGTTCGTTTCCCTGATGTTATAAACGGATACGAGAATGAAACCAAGAAAATATTTAACGAGGAGTTAAACATTCTATTCGCTGATATTGTTAAGAAAATGGTTGATATTATTAAACCAAAATAATCGTTAAAAAGAATTATGATTTTCAATAACGAGCAGATACAGGAAATATTATCATTGGTGGATTTCAGGTTTGCTGACTTGGTCTGGAAAATATTCGGGCCAAGTCACCTAACATCTCAGGATAAAGAGAATTTGAAAAAACACGGTATAGATCCCGGTTCACTCGTTAAAAAGATACCGCCGTACTGGGCGAATTGGATGTTTGGTCTTTTATCCGGTAAATTAAGCGATTATCAGGCCAAGCAAATATCTTACAAGGATCTTCTTGATTACCTCGCTAGAAGACAATATGAAACGCCTTCCAAGAGGGAAATCGAGGAATATGAGATGGCCTGTAATCGAACTTACGGCTATTTAAAGGGGTTGGGTGATAAGATGAAAAAAGATATCTCCAGTTATATCTCGGATTCTGAACTTAGGATGAGGATGGAACAGGAACGCACCATCAAAGAAGGTGTTAAAAGAGGAATTGTTGAGAGGGATACGACCAAGTTGATAGCTGCCAAGATAAGCAATCAACTAAATGATTGGTCGAGGGATTGGAATCGAATCGTGGAGACTGAATATCAGGGTGTGTTTAACATGGGTAGGGTTCAATCTTATATGAGAGAAGGAGATGGGCCTAACACATTGATTTACTTCGACGTATATCCGGGCGCATGTTTTCCAACCAATGATACTGAATTTTTAACTGATGAAGGTTTCAAATTATTAAAAGATATTCGGGGCGATGAAAAAGTTGCCTCGTTTAACATTGAAACGAATACATTGGAGTATACCGAGATTGAAAGTAAAATTCAATACTGGTATGAGGGAGAGATGAATGAATATAAACACCATTCTCTTGATATGATCTGCACCCCCAATCATAAACAATTGATTGGGATAGATTACCATCCAAAAGAAGGTGTTTATACAAAAAATCAATTAATTGATAGTTCGGAGGTTCCTTCCTTAACAAAGCGGGCATATATGTATTATACGGTTGATAATTGGGTAGGAAGTGAGAGCGAGGAGATTGAGATCGCGGGTAAAATATTTAATACCAATTCTTTCGTTCGAATGATGGGCTGGTATTTATCCGAGGGTTCATTAACGTTAAGAAAGAAAGATAAGAACGGGCATTGTAATTCAACACAATTATGCATCTCCCAGTCAAAAAATAAGAATTTTAGTGAAATTGAAGATTGTTTATCCAAAACATTTCAGACTAATGTTTATTATAGTGCATATAAAGAGTTTGGGGGTCGTTTCACAATACTGTTAGATAAATCATATGATCCATTTGTTCAATGGTTAAAATCATTGGGTGATAGAGCGTGTACGAAAACAATTCCAAAAGAAATAAAATTATTATCGAAAAAATATCTTTTTGAATTTTTGTTATCCTATTGGAAAGGAGATGGTTTCGGTGGGGGTGAGACTTTTATAGATGGAAATCGCCATATTGTTACGTCATCAAAACAAATGGCCGATGATTTATCGGAAATAATTTTAAAGTGTGGTTATCGTCCTTCATTGAAAATTATTGATAAGAGGGGTGTAACAACATTTTCAAAGAAAAGAAATAGGTCATTTACGACCAAACAGTTAATTTATAAGGTGGGCATTTTGATGAGTAAGCATTTCAATTCAATACATAGACATTTTAATGTGATTGATAATTGGAAAGGTGAGGTTGGTTGTTTACAATTAAAAAAGAATTCGACATTATATATAAGGAGAAATGGTCAATCAATTTGGAGTGGGAATTGCAGGCATTGTATAAGATTATATTTGACGGCTGGAATAGGAAGCGAGCCTAAACTATTCACAGCCGAGGAATTAATTGGCAACGGAACGAATATCGGTAGAAGGGTGGCTGATTGGAAACCGACGATCATCACGGCAGTTCATCCGTTCTGCTACGATGATAAAGTCGAGGTGTTAACGAATAAGGGGTGGAAATTTTTTAAGGATTTGGATAAAACCGAACTATTTTTATCAATTAATCCTGAAACAGGAGAAGGAGAATACGTTCCGGCGGTGGCGTGGATTAATCAGTATTATGAAGGTGATATGGTGTACCGGAAATCAAAATGTTTCGATCTCGCCAACACGCCGAACCATGTTCATGTAGGTAGGAAACATGGGCAAAAACACATTTCATTGGTGAACGAAAGTGATATCAAGGATAATTTTTCATTCCTCTCGCATATTCCTTCATGGAAGGGCATTGATACCCCCTTTATAGTCATTGATAATAAAAAATATGACACCAATTTGTTTTGTGAATTTTTAGGTTATTATTTGTCGGAAGGCTCTTTCACAGAGTGGGGTGATAAGAATCGTACGATACCGAGGAGAAGAGTTAATATAAGCCAAAAAAAATCCGAAGCGAAAGAGAAAATAATTAAATGTTGCAGGGCATTATTCAAAAATGTTATCGTAACAAAAGAAAGGATTGAATTTAACTTAAACAAGGAGAATGACAAGGATTTGATACATATAATTCGATCATTCGGTCACGCGCATGAAAAATACGTACCCGATTTCATAAAAGAATTATCACCTAAATACATTAAAATATTTCTTGATGCGTTTCTTCTAGGTGATGGTACGGTTCATCGTGGTGTTTTGTATGATGGGTATCAGTGCAAGCCTCAAAGGATATACTCAACATCATCGGTGAAATTGAAGGATGACTTGGGTGAACTTTTATTAAAAGTGGGGAAATGTCCTTCGTTTAAAAATAGAGGGAAATCGATCTATCATTGTAAAAAACAGAAGAAAGATTATCTTGCCAGATATGACCAATGGAATGTCGCCGAACTGAATTCAAAATACAGGTACGGGAAAGTTATGAAAAAAGAAATAAAACCTTATAAAGGTTTTATTTATGATGTTGAACTTGAGAAGAACCATACATTGGTTGTTAGAAGAAACGATAATGTATGTGTCAGCGGCAACTGCCGTTGTTTGGCACGACGATACATGAAAGGTGATGTTTGGGACAAGGAAACGAGGTCATTCAAGCAACCGATTGATTATAAAAGAAAAACAGCACCGGGTGCAAAGGTCAAAATTATTGTTGGTGACAAAGTTTTTTATACTTAAAATTGTATATACGGAATTAAAATCTTATTTTTACGTATAAAAATTTGTCATAATTGCAATCAATAATGGAAGAGACGAGTACATTGGTAAAACTTATAGCGGATAATGGGATCACGGTGGTCATGAGTGCGATTATGATCATTATATTCCTCAACGTATTCAGGAAAACTACCCAGAATTGGGCGAGATTGGAAAAAAAGAATGATAAGTTGACGGATATGATTCTTGCGAAAGGTACGGCGAGTGATTACATGAAAAAGCAAACGGAGATAAACGATAATATGCTTTCGATCTTGAAAGAAATCCGGGAGGGTGCAACGAAAGAATGTACAATAGAACAAGTGAAAACGACAACAAACGCGTTATTTGATCTTGCAAAATTCACCATGTTCGAAGAAGTTCTCAGAATAAGAAAGGAGAACCATCTAAATAACGAGAACGCCGTGAACGCGAAGGTAAAGACCATAGTTCGTCAAAGAATAAACGATAGAAAAAGTAAACTGTATAATTATAATTGGAAGGGGAAACCCTTGAGCGAATTTAATTCCATATCGAAAGAAGATATAGCTGACATAATGCTTAGTGAATTATACGCATCCGACGGTTTTTCCGAGGATAGAGTTAAAAGAAACATCGAATTATTTTATGATAATATGAAGCTAGATTTATTTAATGAAATCATAGCGTATAACAATTTATAGTATGGGTTGGTTAAAAAAAATACTGGGACAACGGAATGAAAGTGACGAGGCGAAGGTAGCCCGTTACATTGAACTATTAAAAAGCTTGGACGTTATTTCGATACAAGGAGAAGAACTCGCGGATTCATTCAGATTGAATAAGTCAATTGTTGAAGATTTGAGTATCTCGGGTGATATTATTGAACAGGAAAAGCGACTATCAAAGTTCAACGAGTTTATGATTTATCATAAACAGAATGTACATGATCTGATCAAATCGAAAATGAAAATTGAGAAAGAGATGGATCAATTAAGAAAGGATGAATCGATTATGGAAGAATGTGAGAACGTTGACAGATATTTTGAATCGAAAAAACTTTTCAAATCAGGAAGTATTTCAATGGACACATTTAATAAGTTGATTCAAAAAGGCAAGGAAGGTCCTGTTGAATACTCGGATGTTCTTGTTTTTGATGGCGATGGCCGACTTCTAATTTTACATAGAATACAGGAAGGTAAGTCCGATGAAGGGGGTGAATGGTGTATCCCGGGAGGTCATGTTGATTACGGTGAGAGTCACCGTGATGCAGCTGAACGCGAATTGAAGGAAGAGACGGGGTTAAAATTGAATTTTCAGCCTTCGCCTATCGGTTTTTATCAGGATCGTGATAGTTCAATAAACTATTACAGGGCGTTCACTGATGATAAGCAACCTTCGGTGATGGTCGATAGCACTGAACACGACGGGGTTGAGTGGATTGAACTTAAAGATTTAGATAAATATGATTTTATTTTCAATATGAAAGATAATATTAAAAAACTTACCGGCATGGAAGAGAAAGAATCAAAGGGACCTGAAACGATTGAGATACTCGCGAAAGCGTTGAAGGAAGGAAAGATCACTCCTTCGTTTTTCAAGGAAGCGGTTGAGAAGGCGAAGAATAAAACATATTTCTCCGAGAAGGAGAGGGGTAAACTTGCAAAAGAAGGGGAAGCGATGTCCGATGGAAAGTACCCTATAAGAAACAGTCAAGACCTCAAAGATGCCATCAGATTAGTTGGTGCATCTTCAACGCCTAAAAATGAGGTGAAGTCTTGGATTAAGAAAAGAGCGAAGGAATTGGGTCTTGAAAGCGAATTGCCTGAAAGTTGGCGTGAAAAAGATGTTGAGAAAGGAATGGGTGTTGAACAGGCCGGGGTGATAGCGAGAGAATCATTGGATGGTGAAACAAAAGATGATCGTGTTGAGAAGTCAGGTTTTTCTGTCACCGTTAGTTTTGATGATTCTGAGCACGCGGAACTTTTCAAATCAATGGTTGAAGAGATTAAGGCAGAAGGGAAACTTCGAATGACGGGAATCGATATTTCTGAATTAGAGAAATCAGATCCCGGAGATAAATCATTGTTCAGAGATTATCTCAATTTTATCGAAGGCGTGAAAACGAGGATCAAGAACATTCATTGGAGCGAGGAGGATAATTCAAAACATGCTTATCTGGATGAACTCTCGTATGAAGTTTCTGATTTCGAGGATAAATTCGCGGAAGCGGGTCAGTCAGAGTTTGGAAGATTCGGTGATGGTGAGATTGTTGGTGAACAGATTGATGTGAATGATCCAATCGAATTGGTTGACCTTCTATTTGAAAGAACGGAAGAGTTAAGAGCGATACTTGATGGAGACCCTGATTATAACGGAGAGATTTCTTGGATCGACGATTTCCTCGCCACGTTGAAACAAAGTAAATATAGATTACAATTACATTAAGATAAAAGGGGTTCCACGGGGAACCCCGCATTTGAAATTTCAAGTATGATGGAAAAATCCAAAAGAGCGGCTTATATGGGTGAAATCAGAACTTGGGGAGGTAGAAGCTATATGAAAACCCCTCGTGGGTGGATTCTTACCGATGAATCCGTGAATCGTATTGTTGAAACGAAATTCAGGGAAAGAAATGAACAAGTTGAATCGAGGATGAAGAATGACCCGGAATTCAAATTAATATATCAAAAAGATCATGGAGAAGGTAATACATCGTTTACATCGCCTAAAGGAAATTTCAGTGTTCGCGAAGTCGCAGCGATTCGTCTTAGAAATAGCGGAAAAAATACCAATGCCAAGAATTTAATCTCGTTATTTTCTTCCGATACTCAAACATGGGTTATCCCTATGATTGAGGGAAATATTTCACTTGAAGATAAAATCTGGGAACTTATATTAAAGAACGGTCAGTGTGAATTGTATTTAAGGAAAGATAAAAATTCAGCACCGTATAGGGTTCTCGCGAAGGATAAAGGGGGTAGAATTGAATTTGTTAAAGCCGAAAAAAGGGAGGGTACCCATCAGGAATGGAATGAATCAGTTGGTAACGTGTTAGATATGGGATTATCAGGGCCCAAGTTTTACAGTGTTGATATCGTCATCCCTGATGAACCTTTAGAGAAGGCGAAAGTCGCGATGATTGGAGAGGAAAGAACTTGGGGTGGAAAGGTATACGTTAGAACGACTAAGGGCTGGCGACCCAAAGGAAAGGGTTCATCTTCTGCAAACCAAGATGAACAGGGAAAGAATCAAACGTCACGCTCTGAAAATAAGGTTCAAGATAAAAGAGCAGTTCTCGAGGAATACGCCGCAAATGCCACCGATCAACAACTTGAATCTGCGATCAAGAAACCGGGGCAATCCGATGAGGTGAAACAGATCGCCCGGCAAGAATTGGAGAGTAGGAATGTATCCGCGAAGGAAGAGGCTGATGAGATAAGTGATGCGTTAAATCGTTTATTAGAGAGTGATGAATTCGACGATGAATTCAAGAGAAGGGTGAAGGAAAAACTCGATGAGAGAAACGCTAAAAAACAAGAAAAACGGAAAGGTTAGTCGTATAATTCTATCTACATGCAAACTTTTACATATAAAAAAAGAGCGTTTGAAAATTTAAACATATACTTTCACGGAGATGAATGAGGAAACTAATCTTTCGTACAGCAAAACGTACGGATTTAATATGGATAAGAATACACAGGTATACGCGAGATTTAGTCAGCATACCGTGTGATAATAAGTAAATCGAAATTGATAATGGAAGATAAATTTAATTTCTGGGTTCCTATAGATATAGAGAAGGCAAAGGGGTCGAAAGAAAAATCGACTGGTACTGATGATGATTCACGGTATGATAACATGGTTTTCGAGGGTGTTGCAAGTGATAGTAGCGAGGATGATGAGGGTGAATCCATGAATCCCAATGGGTTTATATTGGACAGGTTTTTGAAAAGCGGGCTGTTAAATTTAGATCACCTAACATCACGATCGAAGGAGAATAAATCGCGTTTCTGGATAGGGGAACCTCTCGACGCATGGGTGAAAGATAATAAATTTTTTGTTAAAGGGAAGTTGTGGAAAAAATCACCGGAAGCGAGAGCGTTCTGGGATAAGTGCATTCAGATGGCTGAATCGGGGTCAACCCGCAAACCCGGAATGTCGATAGAAGGGAAGGTCATCGAAAGAGATAAGACAAATCCCCGAAAAGTAAGTAAGGCGTTGATCACAAACGTTGCGCTAACTTTTCAGCCGGTGAATGCGAATTCATTTTTTGACATTATCAAGGGACGTCAATCTGCTGATTTCATCGATTACGAATTTGAAAGTGATAAAGATTTTGACGAAGGTGACAAGGTGATCTTGGAGTGGGAAGATGAACGGGGAAATCTATTAATGTTGGATACCAAGTTTAGAATCAAGGTCAAGAAAAAACCCCAGTACAAGGTGAAAACAATCGAAAAAATAACGAAAAGTTTTAAATCTGGCCTAATTTCAGAGAAAGTTTACCGTGATTTTGTCAAAAAGATTGAGAAAAATTTTCGTTTGTCAAATTAATTATTTATTTTTATCGCACAATGTAAGAATTAGAAACTAAATATTTAAGAAATGAAACCGATTACGAATGAGATAGTGCAGGAATTGCAAAAGAGGGGTCTTTCTTTGGATCAATATTGTGGCGACTCCGTCGTGAGTGCTTTGATGGATGCGGATTTTGAACACGACTACATCTTGAAGAGTATTGATAACGGAGAGATTTCCACTTTAAGTAAATCAAAGTACACTGAAAAAGAGGAAATCGCCTATGATGAGAAAAAATCGGGCGAACATGAACGTCGCGATTACGAAGAAGGAAAAAGAGCCGGAGAGGCGGAAGAAAAGGATAAGTTGGAGAAAAAGAAAAAAAGAGAAGACGAAGACGATGAAATGGAGAAAGCATTACAGGCGGACTTCTATAAATCACAAAAGGAATTCCTTTCTGATCTTTCGGAATCTCTTGGGGAAATGAAATCCATTATGAAATCAATAAAGGATGAGATTTCGGTTTTAAGAGACCAACCAATGCCATTCCGCTCTGTTGATAAGGGTGCGGTACTGGAAAAATCATTTGGTGTTAAAACAACCGATGATGGAAAGAAAGTTCTTTCAAAATCAATACACCGTGAACCTTTGAAACGGATCATGACTGAATGCTTTGAGAAGGCACAAGACGGTGATTTGAAAAAATCACTTGCGAACGATATCATGTCTTATTCAACAGGTAGCGCGATGATATCCCAATCGACCATCGATTACCTGGGTAAACAAGGTATTGAAGTTGTTGAGTAATTAAATTGAATCAGAATAAATAAATAAAATATGTTAGAACAAATTGGTTTAAATGAAGTTGCTCCGGGGATCGATCGCGGAGAGTTCTTAACTGCGGATATTCTGAAGGCGATGGAAGCCGGTCTTATGACTGGTATGCAATATGCCAACACTCTGAATAACGGAGGTGGCTTGAAAGTGGAGTCTTTGGATGGCGTTATCAAGGTGTTGGAATATACTGAAAAACAGTTGGTATTCTGGAAAAACATCGGAAAGAAAAAAATTTATAATACCGTACATCAATACAATCAGTTGGTGAAATACGGTAACAATGTCGGTATTGCTAATCTTGAAGGAGAAACTCCTCAATTCACCGATTCACAATACAGACGCAAACCGATCATCACGAAATTCCTGGGTGTGAGCGGTCAAGTTACACATCCCGCAACGTTGGTGCGGATCGCAGCAGAGGGTGATTCAATGTTTGAACTCGAAGTTCGTAACAAAACGTTGTTGTTGTTACAATCCTTGAACACCGCATTGACCAATTTCGACAGTAGCTGCATCGAGGAAGAATTCTCAGGAATCTGGCAACAACACGTTGAGGGTATCATGGATATCTACGGAGGTATGGCGGGTAAAACATCCGAGGGTGTTCTTGACACTTATTACGCTGACCCGGCCGTGGTTGACGCTGACGGTGGTATCTTGAACGATTTCTTGATGCAAGAAGCCACTAACACAATCGTTAACCTACGTTACGGTTTCGCTGACAAGATCATCGCCAACCCGATCGTGTTCACTGATTACGTGAACGACCATACCGCCAACAAGGTTCTGAATGTTAACGGAGTGTCAGGCAGCATGATGAACGCGAGAGCAGGTTTGCAGGTTACCAGTGTTGCAACCCAGTTCGGTGACATTGATTTCATGGCGGATCCGTTCTTTGATAGCAAACCGGCTCGTTTATTTAATTCACCGGCAACAAACGATAAGGCACCGGCAGCACCTGTTAAAGACGTATCAGCCGCTGTTTCAATTGTTGCAGCTGATTCAAAAACGAAATTCACGAATCATGCGGGCACGTATTTATACGCCGTTGCAGCTAAAAACCGCTACGGTGAGAGTGCGTTAACGAAATTGAACGATGCGGCTCAAGCTGTGACTGCAACTGATTCGGTAGATTTGAAATTTACCGCCGCGATCAATTCAACGTACCCGACACAAGCATTTGTGATTTATCGTACGGAGGCGAACCCGGCAAATCCGAACACGGCGAACTATTATCCGATTTTCCAAATCCCGGCAGCAGTGTTAGCTTCTGGGTATGATGGAGCCGCCGCTGGTGCGGTTCGTGATAGAAACCGCTCTATCGCAGGCACTCATTCGGCATTGGTATTTAAGATGGATGATTCTTTGATCCAATACTTGCAATTAGCCGATACTATGAAAATGGAATACGCGATCACTTCTCCAAGTAGACGTTTCTCCATTTTGAACTACGGTACGCCGGTATTATACGCTCCCGGTAAATTCGTGAGAATTTGCAACATCGGGAGACCGAAAGCATAATCTCGTTGCTAAATATTGGTAGTTATAAGGGGGAGTGATTAAAATTACTCCCTTTTATTTTGATAATGGAAAGTTTTTTTCTACCTTTATAGCTGAATCTATATTAACGATAAATTTTTAAAGTATGAGAATAGAATCTCAAGTGTATAAAAATCAAACGATTAGAATCTTTGATGAAGATATCGAATTTGTTAATGGCATTGCCGATGTAACCGACGAGTTAGGTGAGAAAGCTATATCATCAGGCCTACCCATTTATATTGAAGGGGGCGTTCCGTCAAATAAAACAAAATCAGAACTGATGCTTGAAAATGAACTCTCAAAACGAGTGGCGGGATACAAAGCAGAAACGGGCTTTTTGAAGAATGAAATTATGGGCCTGAATTTAAAGATCCAGAAACTCAACGAGGAGCTTGTTTTATGGAAAGGAATTTGTGAGAAATTAAAAAAACACATCGATCCAACGTTGCTGGGTGAAATTCTTAATAAATCAGCCGAAGTTGAAAAAGAAGGGTCTGATACTAAACCCGGGAAAACTGAACCCGATACAGAGACAGAAGATGATGAAATTCTAAAACGGTTGAAAGAGAAGAAAAAAGATGAGTTAATTGATATGGCTAAACAACTTGGAATTAGCGAAGATCAATTGATGGTTGACGGAAAATTCAGAACGAAGGATGATATCATCGAATTACTTATGTCTGTGAAGTAATGAAGCTCACACTGTCTATAAAATATAAGAAGAATACGGGGTTATTATTTTCACCGGCGGAGGTGATAACCCTGTATCTGTATGGTATTGAGATTAATGCGACGAACGGCACCAAATTCTCTGATGAAGCCTATACATATTATGTGAGGGAAGCTCAGAAAACGGTTGAAAATTGGTTCTCCGTGAAAATTATCAAACAGTTGATAACTGAATCATCTTCTTATTACTGGGACAGTTATAGCCAGCAATTCCCGATAATCAATACGAAGTATATAGTTCAAAGACCTCTTGCGTTGATTGGTCTTTTAAAAACAATTGAACAAGTAAGATATCCCGTTGAATGGTTATCATATGCGAAGGATCCTGATCAAATTGGGGGAAGACGTATAAGTATAGTTCCGACGGGGTCAGGTGGAATGGCTGCGAATCAGGATATTATTTTAACGGGTATTGTGACGCAACTTGGAATTCAAAGATTTCGTAACATACCCGATTACTGGAACTATCAGTACATAACGGGATTTGATCTCGATAATTTACCGTGGGATTTAATCGGGATTATCGGTAAACTTGCAACTTTCGGTCCGTTAAATATAGCGGGTGATTTGATTCTCGGAACTGCGGGTGTTGCGAGTCAGAGTCTTTCGATTGATGGTTTAAGTCAATCAATTTCAACAACGGCATCCGCAACATCAGCGGGGTATAACGCGAGGTTGATCAATTATGGGAAAGAAATTGTCGAAACAGTGAAACGGATCGAGGGTATTTACAAGGGGCTACAATTTGAGGTATTATGAGTAAAAATTACACGTTACAGCAGTCGCCTAATACGACGGGATATCCGTCACCTGAATTTGATAAGGGTGCGTTTGATGCGGCAATTACTCAAAAAGGGTATAGGATATATCAGGAACGGGCCGTTGCGTGTCCTTGTGGAATGGATGCGGGTCACCCGAATCCATCGTGTCCTTATTGCGGGGGAACTGGTTATTATTATATTGATCCAACCGAGGTAATATGTTTAATTACAGGTGTTAATGTTAATACGAAATACCGAGAGTGGACGATGGATAATGCTGGTACCATTGCGGTTTCAACGTATGATGAGGGGTTGAACTTCAGTTTTTTTGATAAATTAACATTTAAAGAAAAGTTTGGGATATTTTCTGAGAACCGTGTTGTTCGAGCTTTCAATGGGATGTTATTTGTATGGTTAACATTCCAACCCTTTAAATTATTTCAATTAAGCGTGATAGATGGGAATGGCCAACTTCAAAATCTAACACCCGACTCCTATTACACCGATCCCGAGAATAATGAATATACCCTATTCTTCAACGCTAATGCAGGATTAAAAGAGGGTGATATTGTTTCCGTGTATTATAAGCATTATGTGCAGTATAACGTTATTGATTTACCTCACGAAATCAGAGCGAGCAATAAAACGGATGAAAACGGGAATTTACAAAAGATAGACCTCCCCGTGCAAGCAATCGCGAGAAGAGCGAATTTTGTTGTGAATGAATCGAATCAAACCATAAAAGGTGGTGAGTTATGATACCACTTCCGGTGTATATTGATTTAAGCGAGGTGGGTGTATCACTTGCACTTACAGCCGATAGAATGTCCGCGTTATCATCATTTGTTCTTGATAGATTGGTTCAAAGGTATTCAGAAGAATGGACGAATGTTGTGAATAAGAATCTCAGATCAACGAGAGTTGATTATTTAAGAGCAATGTCATTCGATAGGATATCATCAACTGAGGCCATTTTCACATTAAATTACTCAAAAGGAAACCCGGTACCTTTAATGTTGGAGGTTGGTCATGAACCTTTTGATGAGAAGATCGGATTCAGTCAATCTCCTAAAAAGAAAATGAAAAAGGGCGGTGGTTGGTATATGACGATTCCATTCAGATACGCATCAAGTGAGGCGTTGGCAGAATCGGGCGCGTTCGCGGGAATTTTACCTAAACAGATAGAGAGGTTGGCAAAACAATCGACGATACCTTTACGTCAGACGGATCTTCCGATACCTTTTAATGGCACGAATCAAAGAGCTACCATAGAGAGGATGAATAAGCGCGTCGAAGAATATAAACACAAGGTGTCGGTTTATGCGGGTTTGATTCGGAAAGATATATCGTCGACGAACAAGGAGAAAAGAGGTGGGTATTATGTTTTCCGTCGTGTTAGTGATAAGAGTGATCCTCTATCATGGTGGAATAAGGGTTTTGAGAGACATGATTTTATGGGCCAAGCTCTTTCAAATATGAATATACAAACGACAGTCGCGATGGCGATTGATAATTTTTTTGGGTTATGATAAGTCCGATATATAACTTAAAGGGTATAGTGCAGGCACTTTTAGAATGGGTGAAGCAAGATTTTGATAAATTTGATAACGAAGAAGATTCGTGGTTATATCAGTTCATCCATTTAGGAGAAAGAGATGGTGATGTTGAGGAATTTTATTTAATGGCAAAAGAGATTTTTCTTCGAAGAGAATCATCGAGAAACATGTTAACCGTTGAACTTGAATTTCCGAAAGATACCACTATTTTGCCTGTGATCGTGCTTCGTGAACCGTCCCGGGTGGATGGTGATACAAATATAATCGGGGCAACTGATAGCGAGGTAATTTCCTTGTCAGGTGGGGCTCAGATGCAAGTTTTCAGAGATTCGAAGCGTTTTAATTATGATTTGATGTGCGTGGGTTTAAACTACAAGGAGACACTGACAATCTCTGATACTTTGTACGGCTTATTGGTGGGTGCGTATAATACATTCGCACGCGACTATGAAAAAGTGAGTTTTTCACTTAGGGAGATGTTGGTTAATTCGGAATTAAACCCTTACCCTACATTTATAAGAACGGTGGGATTAGATCTTCAGAGATCAAATTTCATTCCATCGATAGAGAGAAAGATGTATCTTGACAGTATACGTTTTGAGGCGAAAATTGAAACACGTACACAGATACGGGAGGAGAGGGAAGAAGAAAAAACTCGCAAGGCGATATTACAGGAGAATGATGGTCCAGTGTTAAGCGAAGAAGATCAGAATTTATTAGTTGAGAAAACAGTATGGCGAAGAAAAGAACAGGAAATGTAGCCCATGAAAACATGGCACCCCAACAAGAGAATCAAAGATTGTACACTTTATCTCAGATGTGTAATCATTTTCACATCTCAGGCATAACGAGGATGACATTATACAGTATGTTACCCGAATCACCCGGTAGAACGATCGATGAGTGGAAAAATTTTCTATTAAAAAACGGTTTTAATTTCCGTAACTGCTAAAAAGTTTTTATCTTTATGACACGAAGATTAGATTTAAAATAGTATACAATGGCAATATCAGTATATTTTAATAATAAAAAAATCACTTTGCCGGGCGCTTACGCAACGATCGCCGCAGGGGAGCAAAATGATCCCCGTGCACTTGACTATGGTAAGTGCTTGATAATTGATACCGGTGTGCTTGGTGCAAAATGGGGTGGCGGAGCGGGAATTAACGGGAAAAATGCCAACGGGAAAAATGCCATCTATAGGTTCGATAATATTGAAGATTTTAGGTCCTTTGTTAAAGGTGGATGGTACTGGCAACTGGCAAACGCACTCTTTTTTCCGGATGCTAGTAACCCCGCGGCTGTTGGTATCTCCGAGCTTATGTTCGTGAGAGCAGCCTCAACAACACCAGCAACAATGACATTTACCGCGACCGGGGGCGGATCTAATGGTGGGGTATTTAAGATAATCACATTAGATGAGGGTCTCAATGCAAATGGTTTAAATTCCGCGGGAGAAGCTGCAACCGACGAACTTACGACGGGGTACGCGTTTTCAATTGTTTCGGGAACACTTGACCCTTTGAAGTATGTTTTTCAAATTTGGAGAGGAACATTTACGGGATTGGCACCCGATGGTGTACCATTTAACGAAGTTCCCGCGGCATCAGCGGCACCTCGATTGATTATTGAATCACCTGAATTTAATAACATGAATGAATTGATCAGTTGGGCCAGATCAAGTTCAGCGTTCAATCAATTGTTTATGTTGGATAGTTCATCGGCACCGACAGGTACCGGGGAGATCAACAAGCAGGATATAACGGTACTTACAAAATACAGTGCGGCAACAGGCGGTGGTGAAACGTATAATAGTGAATATTTTGATAATGTTCTCTCTGCTATCGTGAATTTGGATGAAAGTTTTGTTTTCACGGATCAGTACGGTACACAAAACTATAATAGCGCGATGAATAAAGCGTTAATCGCTCATGTTAATAACGTGGCGAAATTTAAAAAACAAGTATTTATCGGCGTGGGAGAAGATCAGGGAGATTTTTCGACATCATTAGAGGCAGCGCAAGGATTCGATTCGTCCCATGTTTGTGTCGTTCATGGCGGCGTGGGTATGCCTTCTACCGCACTGGGAATTGGATACCGTTGGTGGGGTGTGATGTATAATCTGTGCAGCATTATCGGTCGTACAGCAGGTAAGGCACCTCAAATTCCCGTTACAAATAAGAGTATAGGGGTTTCAAAACTAAAACATCAGTTAACCGAAACAGATAAGAAAAAAGCTCTTGATGCGGGTGTGCTCGTCACTGTTTATAACGAAAGTCTTCAGAAATTTGTTGTACTTCAGGGTATAAACACATTGCAGGATAATCAAGTGTTGTTCACAGGAAACGGGGAATCATTCTCAATTCAATTCATGAGAATCGTTGATCAGATCAATAAAGAATTGATTGTGAACAGTGAGATCGATTTGCTGGGTGCCGAGAACGGTGTAAATGCGAACACATTAAGTGTGGGTATTTTGAAAAATTGGACGGAGAATTATCTCTTAACAAGAACCGCCAATTCGAATACCGATAATTTGATTCTTTCTTATCGTAACGTAACTGTGACGAAGAAGGATGATTATTACTGGGTAACGTACGGTATTGTCATTAATAATGAGATTAATAAGATATTCTTCACCGGATTTGTATTTAAAAACTAAATAAATGGATTCGATTAAATCTTTCGGGGCACCTCAAGCCGCAGTTTATATAGATAACGAACTTGTTGGTCAAATGCAGCAGGTTCAGTTCACCGAACAGACCACCCTAACTCCGGTTAGGGGTCTCGGTGACTTATTGGTCAATGAATTTGTGCCGACTGCTGTTGATTGTAGTTTCAGTAGCAACTATTTCTTTATAGGATTTGATACTCCTTGGTTTAAGAAAATGTTGAACAGATACGGATCCGTTGACGAAGTTATCAATACCATCTCATTGATGTCGTTAACTTTCTCTATTGTTGTGTATCGTAAACAAGCAACGGGCGTTGATGAGACAAACCGTCTTGTTACAGAAACGGACACAACGGGAAACACCATCATGAGGGCACGCGATTGCGTCATGGAAAATATGTCATGGAGTGTCGCAACAGGTGGTATTGCAACAACGGATATTTCAGGTCGATACAAGACTCCCATGACAATGAGTTAATAAAAATCAGATATGAAGGAAAAAATTTTATTTAAAGTTAAGACATCGACTGTTCAGAATGAGTATGAGATCAATCTACCCACAGTCGGACAGTACCGGGATATTGAAGTTTACAAACAGATGTTATCCAACGGAATGTACGCGAGTTTGGTTACGTCAGCAACAAACAGTGCGATGAATGCGTTAGATATCATTGATATCGAGGCGACATTGAGGGTGTTGTGTCCTAAATTCATGGAAGATTTGAAGTGTGAAATCAGAGATTTGGGTTTGAAAGATTTCGCGGTGATCAAGGAGGCCTTTAACCGGGATGTGAAACCCCTCGCAGATGAAATTGAGAAGTTGATGAAAATTTAACGGCCATGTCGAATGAGTTTAGAGAGTTCATGGTAAAATGGAATCTCAAATTTCCGATCGACAGGTGGTATAGAGAAAAACATAAGATTCCCTTCATGTCGCAACAACATAGGGAATCTTCTTTTTTAAATATGCGGTTAGAATGGGAGGAAGATCGATTGTTTAATGAGATTCAGGATACCGATGAGTATAAACCAAATGAATGCGATTTTCTGAAATCAAGGAAGATAGATCGAACACCCGAGGATCGTGCAGCTGAAGCACGAGAGTTTTTACAAAAGATGCAGGAGGCTCAAAATGGACAACAATGCCAGGGTTAAAATTCAGGTCGATGATTCAAGGGTAAAAGAACTGAGACAGAGTGCTGCTGAATTATACGATAAATTCGCTAAAAACGCCCGTGAACAAGCGAAGGATTTACGTGATGTTAACCGACATATATCGGAACAGATTCGTTTACTTGAAACAAGAAATCAAAAAGCGAACGCTTTAAGGAGACAAGAATTAGAGGCTGAATTTAAGGGCGGCGCAATTTCTGCGAGGGAATATAAATCGAACCTCAAGGGGCTTGAGGCGAACAGGGCCTACTATACCGCGCAGGTAAGAGGTCTCCGCGAGATACTTGAAAGTGACATGTCACCCAGTAAAAGGGCGCGGGAACTTTACTCGGAAATGGCATCAGGTGCTCTGGGTTCCGGTGGTGATATTAGTTTGAATATCAACGAAAAAATTAGGCAATTTGAGCGGCAAAGTAAGATCGATCAAACCCAGCGTGCATTTCAACTAAGATCACGATATGATCAGGGGTATCTGAGTAGGGAACAGTATCGTAGTGGATTGAGGTCTATACAAGCTGATAGGCAAGGTGATGCGTTACTTATTAAACTACTTCGTGAGATAGCCGATAACACAAAAAATGACGCCAAAAACTCTGCCGAAGAACTTGTAAGACGGCTTGGAATTACATCGAAAGATGATGCTGCTAAATGGATTGCGAGACTTGAAGGAAAAAGAACGGGTGGTGCAGGAGATATAATACGGAGACAGGAGGCCGCTAATATATTAAGACAACAATTTAATGTTGAGATGACCCGTCAGGGTGGCGGAGGGATGATTGGGCTACTGGGAAATCTTCGAGGTGGTATAAAGGGTGCATTATCCGCATTAGGGCCCGTAGGCGTTGGTCTTGCACTTGCCGGGGGATTGGGATGGGGTGCGATGAAAAGGTATTCATCCGTTACCTCAGGTTCAAGGGATTTGGCCGCCATAAATGGTTGGGATTTATCCGATCTTTGGAATGCTTCGCTTGAAAGAGGTGAAGGAGGATTATCTCTTGGTATGTCGTCGGAGGAATTTTTAAGCAGACGATTAGCATATCAACGTGCAACGGGGAGAAGGTATTCAGCCCAGGCGACCATCAGTAATTTCGCACAACAAAGAGCTTTAGGGATCGATAATGGATTATATGATCAAATGCTATCAACTGGTCGTTTCGGTCGTGGAGGAACATCACAAGGTGCGATCAGTGCGATTGCTCGAATAACTCAAAGACAATTCGGGAACCTTGCATTATTACCTGAACTTTTGAATACGTATCAAAGTGCGGCGCAAAGTGTGTTGAGTTCGAGGGGTGATTTTAATCAAAATACAATCGCTGGTGTTATCGGTGGACTATCTCAAAGCGGCACACAAGGACCTCAATTGAATAGGGTTGTTAGTGGTTTACAGAATATTGGAAACAACCAAAATCCATTGGCAAGGGGTCTTGCATACAGAGCAGCCGCGATGGTCAATCCGAATGCTAGTACATGGGATCTCGGGATGATGATAGAGAATCCGTTGAACAACACTCAATTTTTAAAACAATATTTATCACAAGCATCTGGACTATCAGGAGGTAATGAGGTAAGCGCAAAATATTTACTTAAAGGATTGACCGGATTATCACACGCTGATACTGAAGCACTGTATAAAGCGTATATTTCCGGTGATTTGGAAGGAGGTCTTGATAGGATAAGAACAACGGGAGGCGGCGGCTATGAAGAGAGGGCTCGTAATCTAACATCGCCCGATGAAAAATTTAACGCGTATAAACAATATGGAGAAGACTTTTTGATCAACGTTGCAAAAGAAATAGGCCAATCGATTGTTTCTGCAATGCAAACGGAGATTGAAGCGAGAGAAGATCAGGTGAGAAAAATTGACGAGGTGATAGAAAAAGCGGATAATGTTGTCACAAAGGCGTTTATGGGAGTGACAAGGGCGAATCTTGATAATCCATATATATTCTCAAAATAATAGCAGTATGAAAAGTGTGATTATAACAATAGGCGAGGATATAGAAGTCAACGCGTTCGTGTCAAAGTTCAACGATGATAACGGTTTAACGGGTGGTGCACCCTTAACCGTAAAAGATTTTCTTGATTTCACAGGATCATCGAATCTAACAAATCGACAGAAAATCGTAAAAACTTACACTCCAGAGGAACAGTTGAAGTGGATGAGCGGTGCTGATCCTACCATGATAAAAGCGGGGATTTTTGTGCGAGTTCCTTTGAATAAAACGATGGTTGAAAAACAATTGATTTATGGAAAGAATCAATATCTGAAACAAGATAATTTCAACGCGTATTTTAATGAATATCAGAAAATACTGCAAAGTAGTGACGGTTATTATAAACTTGAATCGCTTATATCGCACATCGACAGAGTATCGATTGACGCACAGGTTGTGAATTTAAACGTCCGTGTGTGGATTTATAGTAAAGTATTAGATGAGTTGATAGATGTATCACCTCTCGTTGTGGCATGTAACACATCGAAGAACATGGCAATGGGGGCGTTTTCGATAACACTCAACCCCGCTAAAAGTTTGGAGTTTGATGTTGAATATCCAACTGCGGTTAATCAGAAAGGTTCTGTTAATACGTTTAATTTCACGGGGAATCGAGATGAATTGATCGCTGATTATTTTGAGAAATACATACAGTATAATGATCTTGTTTTTATAAGATTTGAAAGGCTACAAGTTGAGAAAGATGATGTTGGATATGAAAGCGGTCAGGTACTGAAATTAAGTACCCTTGCTAACCCGATCGCTGATCCAAATGAGAATCCGTCATGGTACCGCGTTTGGGATATGATGGGGTTGATTGATTCCGTTGATGTAACGACGAATTTCTCATACACTGACAAATCGATCTCAATCAAGGGACGTGATTTCATGAAACTTTTGTCGGAAGATGGGTCTTATTTTTATTCATATCGATTTATGTCAGCGAGCGATAATCGTTTCATGTGGATGGGTGATGAGAATTCCGGGGTGTTTAAGAGAAACATCCTAACAGGTCAATTTGAGCAATATTTTCTCAATTACAGCTTGAAAAGTATAAAAGAATACCTGGGATTTGTCGTGAATAGATTATCAAATCTTGGGATAATATCAAGCAATGTTTTTAGTAGTTATGGGGAGCGATTGAGTAAATTGAACAAGGTTGAGGGAATAGATGATGAAAATCGAAATTTAAAGGGTGTTTGGTCAATTATAAAGTTCTTTTTTGATGAACACATCAATGACCGTGTTTTATCCGGGGATCTGGGTGGTGCGGACGGGACCCTTCTCGAATTATTTAACAGGATATGTCAACCACCATTCGTTGAAATATTCGGTGATACATGGATTGATATGTTTAATTTTACCGTCAGACAACCACCTTTTACAGGCGAGTCAATTAGAAGCGTTATAAATGATTCGGCGAACTATATCACAATAGAAAACAAGGATTTGTTAAATCTAACTCTTGGGTATGATACAACATCATACGCGTGGTATCAGGTAACACCATCAGACACATCGACCGGCGAGGAGGGTAAAACAACGGCCGCAAACATCCCGGTTGTTTTCTTACCGCAGATGGCGGAAGTGTTCGGGAATAAACGTCTTCAAATATCAGACATCTATTTGTACACGGGGGCGTTAAAAGGGCAGGAGCAGATAGGCGATATTGATTTCATATCACAGGCGATATTAAATGATCTTCTGTTTTTGATCGAATCATTCGTGTATTTACCCTTCACAAGAAAGGGAACCATTCAGATTAATGGTGACAGAAGGATAAAGGTCGGGACATTTATCAGACTTGACGCAACGGATGAATTGTATTACGTTACCGGTGTTGATAATAGCCTCACGATAGGTTCAAATATTGACAGGGTAACAACGATTCAGGTCGAAAGAGGTATGAGATGGGATTTGATTAAGGGTGTTGATACTGGTGAAGTGAGGATGGCCCGGAATCCGCGAACAAACACAGTTGGTTTGGGATTTGAAAGGGCAAGGACGACAGTGATCGATCAAAACAAAACAGTTCCTGTTCGATACTCGTATTTTAATATTGTGAACACTGAAGAATTACGTAAATCGATATTGGAGAATCGGAGAACGGGAAACGCGTTTAATTCGTCATCAATGATAAAATCTGATTTCAATATAAACGAGGATGTTTTTGAGTACATGCTAAAAAGAAGATATTTATAACATGGCAATGAAATTTAATAAAGGTGTGACAGGAATTCCTGTTCTTAACGGAGGGTATTCGATTGAGATCGGGTACGTGATATTACCCGCCGGCGTTGAAAGAGATGATTTTATTGATACCTGTGATAAAAATCTCAGAGTTTCAGTCATGATAGATCGAAACAATGCGGTTATACATAATTGCTTGGTCACCGAACAGGTTTATCAATACTTAAAAATCCCTGAGTCAGAGAATGAGCTAGGTACCCCGATTATTTTGGTTAAACCTGAATTCGGTGAAAAGCCGTTAGTGATAGCGACAATTCCAAGTACGAATAGTGGTGTGACATTCAAGGCGGGTAATTATCGAAAAATCTTTCAGGATGATAACGGATCATTTCTAATACAAGCATCACTTAACGACCAAACCTTACTTGTGAATGTTGATGGAATAGGCCCTCGGAAATTGAAAGTTGTTGTTAACGGTGACGAGGGGTCCGGGATTGAACTCAACACGAACGGTGATAAGATGGAAGTTGTGAATGGGAATGTTTCCGTGAAATCTTTCAAGCAGATTGAAGCGACCGTGATGGATGTTGAAAATGAGAAAACGACGACCGTACTGCTAACACCTACATCAACGAAGGTCACATCATCGACGGATATTAACATTGAAGTCGTTGATCCTGAAAGCGGTGATATGTCAAAAATTTTTATCGACAAGGAAAATATAACGCTTGATCCCACGTTAAAAATGAAAGTTAAGGGTGGTGGTGAACCGATTCCTTTAGGCGATACGTTAAAGGGTATTTTGGAGAAGATAAATTCGAATATAGATATGTTGAAACAGGCGTGGTCAACTGGCTCAGCGGCAGTCACACCGGCAGCACAAGGAAGCCCATCGGGTGGTGGTGGGACTGCATTCACGGCTGGTGTTAACGCAGTCGCGGGTGTGCAGGCACCTGATTTAAGTAAATTAAATTCCGAGATATCCTTTACGGATTGAAATATTTTGTGTAATTTTAACTGTAAAATAGAGTGAAATCATGTCAATAGATTCAGTTAATAGACAGTATACGAACCTTGTTAGGTCAATAGGACAGGCGGCTTTGAGCAGCTTATCACCTCATGACTTTGAATATTACATGGTGGCACTCGAATTAACGGATGGATCGGGAAGGACGATAGATTACTTTTCATTCCCGGTTTTACCCACATCAATTCAAAAAACAGAACCTAAAAGAACGAATATAAAGCAATCGAACACTGGGATTACGGTGTTAAGCAGCACAGCATTCGTACCGCAACAGATTACTATAAAGGGTAATTTTGGAAGGTTTTTCAAATTGATACTTTCAACGAAAGGTCCTACAGGCAGTGCGGTTGCATATTCCACATCGAGGGGTGTTTATGACTTGTATCAGGCGAAATCGAAAAGTTTGATAGTTAATTACCCCAATTTTGATGTTGGAGTGAAGAGTGGCTTCGGAGCTATGAATTTGCTACGTGCGATTATAGCGAAATCAAACGGGATAGATGATCAGGGGTTACCCTTCCGATTATACTTTTATAACATGGCTTTAGGTGAGAGTTACCTTGTCACAGTTCCTAGTAACGGGTTGACGTTAAATACTGACGTGGATACTTCAAATACGTTATGGAATTATAATTTGACATTAACAGCCATAGCGCCTTTGAGTCTGGTGCTATCAAAGAAAGCCTATGAGGGATCATTGAAGAATTCACTGCAAACAGGGATCATTCAAAAAGGTGTTAATGTTCTTTCGAATCAATTGGGTTCATTAATTCAAAAGTGGGCAACTGATACTTTACCGTGATGGAAACAACGAGTGCGGAAAAATATTACAATATAACGAGAATTGATATAGCTCAATTTTTTCAGGATGTCGTTGATTTTATCAATCAAGGATATCCATCCATTCTATCATATTATGAAGGTGGAAATCTGCCGGCCAATAGTTTCAAGGTACTTGACGATCTTCTTTTTAGAGCGGAAAAGATAGATGCCGCGTTTTATAATTTTTCAGGGCAGATGAAGACCACTGATATGTGGGATCTTTTAGATACGTTCGAGGATACTTGGGGTCAATTACTCACGATCAACAATACCAGTAAATGGATGAGAAGTTCGAGAGTGGGAAGGTATGACGGGAAATTTTACCTTGAAAGAGCGTTAGCGGATTTCGAAAATTTTGAACAAGTCGCATCAAGTGTGGGTAGTAATGATCCGCAGAATGACTGGGAAAATATAGCGATTGATAATTTCATTATAGAGGAGAAATATTCTCCTAGAAATGGCGGGCCGATATTTAAGATCAGTTTAAGTAGCACGGCTAATTTTGGGATACAGACCGTCGTTGATAGTTTGGTGGGCGAAAGAATTCTCGGAAAAGATATCGATAAGCGTTTTTATTTCAAGGATAATGATTTAGCGATAGTTGAATACAAGGATGCGATAAATCAAACTATAGACACGATAATGAATACTCTCAAGGGAGATATTCCTGAATTTCCAGAAGATGGTATATCGAATGAATTCGTGGGAACCAATGTTTCAGCGATACAGTACCCCACGCTATTCAGAAATTTATCGACGATGTTCGCGAAAGACGATCGGTTTATAGAAGTAAATTTATTATCTTTAACTCGTGAAGATGATTACATAATCATGAAGATAAAGATAAGAACGGTTAACAGTGATAGTTTTATTACAAATATAAACGTATGATAATAGGCGTTAAACATACAATATCCCTTCTGAAAAGTTTGTTCATCGAGTTGTTCCTGAATAAAACTGATAAAGTGTCGGATATCAGCGATAACTCGGTTGTGAATGCCACGGCCTTCGGTGTTGCGAAAGTCGGGCAGAAGTGTTTAAAGGACGTCGCGATCGTGGCGGCACGTATATTCCCGGATACAGCTTCTGGGAGTGATCTCGATGTCGCGGCCCAGCTATTCGGTGTTAGTCCGCGAAAGGGTGCACTGGGATCTTCAACCTATGTTAAGGTTATCGCCGAGCAGGGAACAGAGTACAAGGCATCGGAGTCCGAGTTCGTGAATCAGAACGGGATTCGGTTCCTTATTGAACAGGATGTGACAGTCGGCCCTAACGGGTATGATTATGTCAAGGTTAGAAGTGCGGGAACAGGGTCTCAAACGAACGTGGCGCCGAATACTATAAACAATATAACGGGAGAACCTGTCGGACATAAATCATGTACGAATGAATACTATGCCATCGGCGGGAGGGATTCAGAGGATGATGAAACCTTTCGGATTCGAATTAGGAATAATTTAAATATACTGTCAATTGGCACGAGAGAGTACTTCACCCAGGTTTTCCAGAATATAGATGACCGAGTGTTGATGTTTTTCAATTTCGGTGTGAATGAGAATGCCAAATTACAACTGGCATTGTCAACACAGAACGGGATTGAGTTCACGGAGACTGAACTGGCGAACCTTCTAGAACAGGCGGCCCCGTATTTTCCTCTAAGTGATAGAAATAAGTACGGCGACACAGTTGAAATAGTTCTCACGAACGTGAACTGGTATATAGTTGGCGGAACGAGAGGAGTTGAGTTCATGGTTGATATTGATCCCAATTACGACCCGGATGAGGTTCGGTTACAGATCCAGATCGGTATGACGAAATATCTTGATTTTAGATACTGGACACCGGGTGGAAAAGTCGAATGGGACGACCTTCTGGGTATAGTGAAAAACACTGCGGGGGTTAGGTACGTGCAGGATTCAACCTTCTACCCGCACACGGATGAAATCGTCCCCGTCAACGCCCTACCTAGAATTAGGAGGTTCTCGATGCGAGATTTGAAGGGTAATGATATTTTCAGTAACGGGGATGACGACACGATCCCTTTATCACCGATATTTTATCCCAGTGATTATGCCGGAGACTAAGAAACTGAATACATCGACCGTCTTCAATATATACAGACCTTATATTGAGATATTAACCTATTATGATAAGGATGGGACGGGAGAATTTTTATTCTTTTTCATATCCCAGTTTGATAGGACAATGGAGGGCGAGAAGATCGGTATCGGTGATTTGGTGATGAGAGTTAAGGGAGGGGTCGAGGATACATTTTATGTTGATGGAAACGGTGATTTGATCGTTGAATCGAATAACCCCGATCAATACAAGATAGATAAGTTAGATGGACAATTAATTCAAACGGTGAATGATTAGAAATTTAGGACAGGTCGCGGCCATATATATAGGGAGTTCCGCTCCCCGCAATACCAACCTAATATGGTTGGATAACACGGTTGTTCCGTTTGTGTTTCGCGCTTATGATGGGTCAGCATGGTCGGAAATTGCTACCCACAAATGGGTTCGAGCGTATGTCGACGGGTGGCTGGTTACATTACCACCCCGGCAACTAGCGGATGATGGTGATTACATGTTGATTAATTCGAACAACGTCAATTACAAGATAACTGTAAAGGATTTCGTTAAAAGTGCTGTGGGTAATCCTCTTGATTTCAAGGGGGTAATCCGGGTGAGCGCGGATTTTCCCAATCCATCAACGTTGGAATCGGGTGATATGTACGTTATCATCACTTCACCCGCCGGGGGAACGGTAACGGATCCGTATAGCGGAAAGACATTCGAAGATTCTGAGAAGATCGTCTGGGATGAGGTCACCCAGTCCTGGGAATCTCTGGGAAAGATAGATATTACAGTTGATCTAACTACGTCATATTCAGAGACGGAAGTGACAATTCACAGCTCTGCCGGAAAGGAGACAACGATTCAGGGTGCGACAGATCAATCGGCCGGGGTTATGTTGCCAGGGCAGTATTCATGGTTACAGGCTCTATCAAATGGATCAATCGTTCCGGGAGATCCCTCACCACTCACTCCGCTCACACCGGCACATAAACATAATTATAGTGATATCGTCAATCGGTTGGTGAGTCAGCAAGGAACTGGGGAATCAACAATCGATCCGATGTCTCAGAAGGCAACGACGGATGCCCTTAATTTGAAGTTTGACAAAGCATCAGTTCTTCAAGTATCGGGTGTGGCGACGGATAAGGTCATGTCCCAGAAAGCTGTCACGGACGCGCTAAAAACGTTAAGTGATGATTTCAATAATAAACTAACCAATTACCTCCCCCTTGCCGGTGGTACAATGAAAGGAAATATTGTATTTAACAATAATTTATTTCTTAACTGGAAAGACACCAAAGGTTCAACATATCAGGTATTATCAATGAAATCTAATGATGAAATAAATATTGGTAATGCAGCTTTTCCTTTAAATTTATATTCTAAAGAAGATTTATTTCATAAGAGGAATGGTGAGAGTGTTTATAGAATCTATGATGCTTATAATCTTCCAGATCCAGCCACATTATCTGGTAATAATACATTTACTGGCAATAATACATTCCAAGCAGGGAAATTTAATGTAGGCTCTTTTAAAGTTGCAAGTAGTGGAAGTTTGTTAGTAGATATAAATTCACAAGGAATGCTTGCATGGAGCAGAAATATTATGTTTAGAGCTAATAGTGATAATACTTCAAGTTTCAGATTTGGAGGATATAATTCAACTGATAATACTAGTATTGGATATGCTTATATAGGTATAGGAGATGTTGATCATAGTACAGCACAATATAAATTCTATTCTAACAGATTAGAAGTTCCAAATATATGGACATTAAAAGCTGGAAACTATAATGTATTAAACATAAATACAGAAAACAATTATTTAGGTCTTGGTTCAAGTTCTTTGGTTTCATATATTGTTTCTAGTAATTCTGATTTAAGACATAGAAGATTTTCAGCGACAGATACTTATAAAGACTACATTATCTGGGATGCTTATAATCTTCCAGATCCAGCCACATTATCTGGTAATAATACATTTACTG